AAATTTATTCTCTTCAATCAATTTATTTTCAAATAATACTTGTTCGGTAGTTGTATTTCTATTTACATATTTAATTGCTACTTGTGTTGATGTTTCAAATATTTCATCAGTAAATATAACTTTAATATTTGATTGTTTGAATATGGTAATTAATTGTTCCTTTGAAACATCAATTGATGTAAAACTTCCAATAATTAGTATATAATTTTTGTTAATTTTTTCAAAATTTGTCTTGTCATTTTGCGTAAGTTCAATTTGTGTTTTTAGTTTTCTCAATACAACAGGGTAATCATCACTTAATGTTGGTTTTAATTCACAACATATCGCATTATTATAATAACAAATGTTTATTGATAATTCATACTGATTTTCATTTGTTTTTTCTACATAAACATTATTATTACAATATTTCTTTATTATATCTCTATAATATTGTAATCTATATTTTTCATAGTGTTCGTTAAATTTTTTTTCATAATTTTTTATATATTCATTTTCATACTCTTTTTTTTGTCGTTTCAAATAATCAACATTATCAAGCGAATAACATTTCAACACATCCCAATATTTTATATATTTATCATCACTATATTTACTACAACAATAAATAGATTTTTTGGTATCAAATGGTATTGGAATTTGTAATTTTTTTATTTTATTTGGAATAAGGGAAATATTATCATTCTCCCATTTTTTCATAATATTATTCATTTTATCAGAAATTATTGTTTTATATGTTTTGTTTTCTTGTTCGCTAAGTAACTTATCGTTGTCTACACAAAGAATAAGATTATAAAGATTAGAGTCATAATGGTTACCTTTTTGTGTATCATAACTATAATTATTTCTATTATTTATATTACTTATTTTAAGTTCATTACACAATTCTCTGATTTTTTTCAATTCATAATCAATACGCATTTTACAATATTTTTTCAATTCATTTTCGTATTTATTTACTTCTATTTGGTTATTATCTTTTTTTTCTGTATAATTTTTCAGTTGTTTTTCAAATTCTTCAATTTCTTCTTTATCTATTATTTCCCTGATATTAATTTTTTCTTCATATGATAGTATTTTATTTTTATATATTTCTTGTTCTTCTATATCATATTGTTCTTTGTATTTTATTTTATCAAATAATTCTGTTTCTAAATTTGATGTAATTGTAATGTTTTGGTTATCATAATAATACATAACTAAGTCCCAGTTAAATTTATCTTCAAACTTAATAGTTGTTTTATCTAATTTATTAATGAATTCTGGTATTATATTTTCACCAAAACATCTAATAATATTTGTGTCTGTAAATAAATTTATTTTATCAATTAAATTACTCTTAAATAATTTTGATAATAGTTTTTGTTGATTGCTTTTATCTAAGAATAAATTTTGTAGTTTATTATGTTGTGGTGTTTTTGAATTATTTGTTGTAGAAATTGTTTGATGAACTACTATGTTATAAATTTGTTTTTGATTTGAAAACCAAGATTGTTGTTTTAACCATTCAACATATTTTTCATCTGCTAATAGATCTAATACACTCTTATCTTTATACTTTCCAAACGGAACAATCGGTAATAGCTGTTCTTCCATATTCATTTATGTTTAGTATACTTTATTTATTACTAATTTTAAATCAATTTTTTAATCAAATTTTTAATCAATTTTTTAATCAATTTTTTAAATAAATAGTATATATGACTAACCATAAGAGTAGTGATTATAAAGAAATTGCAGTTCAATATTATTTAGTGGAAGATAAATCACAAGAAGAAGTTTTTAAAATTTTCAAATGTTCCATACGAAGTTTGATGCGTTGGGTTCAAAAATACAAAAAAGATTGTAAAATTACTGGATACGAAAGAACACCAAAAGCATATAAGGTGTATAAAGAACATGTAGATTTTTTATTACAAGAAATAAAGAAAAATAAAACCATTACAATTGAAGATTTACTACATTTATTGAAAAATAAATATCCTAATTTGGATTTGAATAAATCTCATATAAGTCGTATTATACACGATAATAATATTACTTTGAAAATGACGAGAATAAGACACGAACCAGTAAAGCGTTTTGGTAAGGATATTGACATAAATAAAAGCATAAAAGAGTTTTATGATGAAGTGAAAAAATACAAAATAGAGGATATTGTTTGTATAGACGAAACCTCCGTAAAATCATTACAAAAAAGAAACCATTGTTATAGTGAAAAGGGAAAACGTTGTGTAATAAAAACACAATCACAAGAAGTATTCAAAAAATATACAGGAATATTTGCTATTTCTGTAAATGGTGTAGTTGGTTGGGATTTATATGAAAAAAGTGGAATAAACGCAGATAGAATGGTAGAGTTTTTAGAAGCAAATATAACAAATAAATTCAAGAATAAATTAATTATTTTAGATAATGCGAGTAGTCATAGAAATCCAAAGGTAAAAGAAGTAATAAATAAAGACAACCATTTATTATATGCGGTTCCGTATCAACATTTTACTAATTCTATTGAAAATTATTTTAGTATGTTGAAATCACGATTACAAAAATTAGACGGATTAACTCACGCAGAATTGAAAGAAAATATAACTAAAACAATACGAAATATTCCAAAAGAAAAACAATACACGAAAAATCAAGAAGAATTATTTATGAGTTTTCATATAAAAATGGGCGTTTTAAATGAGAAAAGGTGTAAAGCAGATATATTATAAAATAAATGTTCACAACATTCTACTTTATTACATATATTTGCGTTTAGACCTAATTTTTTTAAAGCTAATATACTTTTGACTCTTTCTTCATCTGTAATTAAATGTTTAAAATTACTATATAACCCATCATAATGTAACCCTTTGAACTTATCTGTTTTATATATAGCAAACCCATTAAATGCGGATAATACTTCAATACTGTTTGTCTCACTTTCTCTAATTTTATTAACAATACAATTTTTCATAATATTTATTACTTTCGAACTAGAATCACCATAACCAAAACAATGATGTTTAAAATCATCAAACATTAACGCCCATATATCATAATAATTATCTCTATTAAATGAAATACAATCCCAATTATCATTATCAAAATTATACAAATATTTAATTATAATATTTATATTCCATTTATTAGAACAAATGTCATCCGCATCAATAACGAAATGATATTGAATATTATTTAATTCATTATAAACGATATTTAAACAAGTATTTCTAGCATTAGCTATACGTTCTGTTCTATGATTGCTTGGATTTGATATAGTTCTAACAATAATATTATTATTACGTTTTTGATATATTTCTAATAGTTGTTTACTTTTATCATTGCAATTGTCGTATACAAATATTGAAAATACTTTAATATTAATATCAATATTTTCAAGAGATGATTTTAAACGATATATATTTTTAAATATATTTATCAAATATGGTTCACAATTTCTTACACAAAAACATAGAGCAATATTCATTTTTATATAATAATAATAAATATCATAATATATTATAACAATTTAATAATTAACAATAACAGTAAAGTTATAAAATAAATTATCTAAAAATAAACATTTTAATGAGAAAATGTATAATAATAATCAAATAAGTATTCTTATTTAATTGATATAACGAATAATGTATTATCACATTATAATCATTATTATGATACATAAAGTAATAATATTATAATTTTTGGTAAAAAAAATGTATTAATTATTAGTATATGTCAAATAAATCTAACCAACAACGTAGATATAATAATAATATTAGTATAAGTCAAATATTTAAGAGATTTTCAAATAAAAACAGATATTTAATATTACAAGGAGAAATTGCCGGTTCTATACAAACATATATAGAGATTGAAAAGAACCCTGGTCAAACCATATATAATATGAATAATACACCAAGTATACAACCTTTTAATCAATATGTGACTATTAAAAATGCGTATATACTTATAAATAAGTATACAAAATCAGGAACGACAACCAATCCATATTATAACGTACAAGTTTTATATATGACAAACGAGAATAAACCGTATATTATTGAATATGGAAACGGTATATTACTTAATCATGTTTTCAAGTTTAATTTAACAGAACAACCTGGTGTATTAGGGACAATTACATATAATCCACTAACAAGAACTTTTTTTTTAATAGGTTTTCAAACTCACCCTTACAAAATTCGCAATACTTTATTGATTCTGGAACATTAACTAGAATAACTATGGACAAATTTATAAATAATACTGGCATAAATTTTAATTCATAAAATATAGTTTATACTGATTTATCTTATATTGTTATTTGGCAACACTCATTTGTCTATTTATTTATAAATTATTAAACTCAAATAATATCCTATTTATTTAATATATAATGGAAACGCGATATAATAGTGACCGTTGTCGAATCGAGAAAAGATTACAACAAGAAACTGACCAAGGAAGATATATTTTAAATATGCCTGGTTTAGGAGATAAACCCGCATTTGTGTTGGATCCCCAAATCATACCACAAGGATGGGGTGCAAACTTAAGAACAAATTGTATTGATTTAGATTCTGAATTGAGAGGAGTCAATCGACCTCTTAGTCGCGACTGTTTAGGAAAAGATGAGTTTTATAAACATAATGTTCATTCTCGTCCTATTCATTATCCAATTAATTCGACAAACTTTACAGAAGAATCTAGAGCAATTATGCCTGCTTGGCAAATTCGTGACGCTGAACAGGTTGACTGGTATTATCCACAATTAAATCCTCAAGAGAATACTTGTATGCCTTTTTTACATAATTTGAACACACGAGTTTTGGAAAAAGATTACTTTATTGTTAAAGTTCCATGTAATTTGTCAAATGATTATACATCATTATCAACATCAGTAATAACACAACCAAATAGTACAGATTCAAACTCTAGACAAAGAATAACAAATATAATAAGTTGAAATACTTTTTTACAGAAGAAATTATATTACTTTATGGAACAACAAGACGCAAACACGCAAACAACAATATCAATGTTAATGAGAAAACAATTGGAAGAAATTATTGATAACTACATGGTAGAAGAGATTAAAAAACACGAAACACAATGTAACATGATGATTGCTAATATGAAAACAAAATATGAACACACAAAAACTCAAGTAGAAATTAATAATCTTATAAATGAAGCTGTATGGACGTGGTTATTTGAGATTAATTATAATTTAAAAGATGATGATTGTCCACTTATAATATTTTGGAAATATATTATAAAAAATTATAAAGAGTTTTGTGATACCTTCTTTGAAAAAATCAATTCTTTGGAATTGCTAGATATGATTGATTTGATTAGTAATGTATATGATGTAGAGGATTCACAAGGCTTCTTATATGATTTTAGACAAATAAATGACAATGACGCAAAACTAGCATTTCTATTACTTCATTATACAGAGGAGTATACTAAAAAAATTGAGTTTGATAGTGAAATACATGAGACTTGTGGTGATTTGCATAAATATATTCTTAACATTATTAATATTCGTGTCGACCTAAAATAAAACTAATATATTATTCATATTATTCATATTATATTTTTTATACAAGTAAGATTTGTCTTATATTTTTGCTGTATTTTATCCAACATATTTTTACTTATAAATGAAAACAACAAGTATAAGTTTATTCAATAATTACTTATTTATTCAATAGCGACAATAAATAGAGAAAATAAATCATTTGTATATATAATAATAATGGAATTTGCGATACCATTCATAGCATTAGCAGGGGCATATGTTATTTCTAATCAAGAATCAAAAACACAAGAAGCTGAAAAAGATAATATTAGATTAAAAAACGGATTAAAACGTATCCAAAAAGAAGAGTTTACAAATATGGGTAAAAAAACGAATTATTTACCAAATACTGATGTTCCTCCACAAAATTATCCTGTTGTAAATCTAACAGAATTGACAGATACTGTTCATAAATATCAGAATCCAAATACTGCTACTGATAAATACTTTAATCAAACATATTATGAAAATCAAGAAAATGCCGGTAAAAAAATTGGCAATGAAATGCAAGAAGTTTTTTCATTAACTGGAAATTATCTAGATACAAAAGAGTTTAAGCACAATAATATGGTTCCTTTTTATGGGGCAAAAATGAAGGGACAAGTTTATAATATGGATATTAGTGAGACCATTCTCGATAATATGAATGGTGTAGGAAGTCAGACAATCCAAAAAATAGAACAAGCACCGCTCTTTAAACCTGAACAAAATATTAATTGGCCAAATGGGTCACCTGATTGGTCTGATTTTTTTCAGTCACGAGTTAATCCTGGAATGAATAATGCAAATGTAAAACCATTCGAGACACAAAATGTTGGACCAGGTTTAGGCAAAGGATATACAACAACTGGTAGTGGCGGATTTAATTCTGGAATGGAAGACCGTAATTCTTGGTTACCAAAGACTGTCGATGAACTACGTGTTCTGACAAATCCAAAGATGGAATATAAATATGATAACTTGGAAGGACCATTATCTGCTCCTGTGAAAAATATTGGTATTTTAGGAAAAACAGAGAAATATCGTCCAGATACATTTTTTATTCAAAACCAAGATAGATGGTTGACTACAACCGGACAAGAAATTGGGCAAATGTTACAACCCGTACAAGAAATATCTGCTGATACACATCGAAATAATACGACACAACATTATGCTGGTTCTGCATCACATTTAAAAACTGGTAATTATGTTCCAAGTATAATTAAACCATCGAATAAAACTGAATCATATACACATGATGTTGCTCATTGTAGAGCCACTGGAAAAGGAGGGCATGAAGATAAAGAACGACGACTTCAAAGTATAACAAACTATGAAAATAATCGTAGTACTGGAATACAACCTGATACAATTCGTACTTCATTTAATCAAGCAATTGGAGCAGTTGTTGCACCTTTTATGGATGCATTTAGACCTACGAAAAAAGAAGAATATGGTGATAATTTGCGTATTTACGGAGATGGTCGTTCTGTTGTTCCCGCTCAATATGTAAAAATGCCTGGAGATGTTCCAGCTATAACGGTGAAAGATACCACATTATTCTCTCCTGATTTCTATATTGGAAATCAATCTTCTAGACAACAAGTATTATATAATCAACAAGCCGTCACTAATCAACGTGATTCTACTACTTGTGGATATATTGGAAACGCTGCAGCAGTATCATATAACGCACAAATGTCACAAGAGGCAAATATGAATCAGAATAATAATAATAAATTGGAATCTATGCAAATGAGTTATATACCAAATGGAGGAACTCAAATATTCAATCAACAAATGAATGTGAATATTCCTAGAATAGATACAGACAGAGAAAATCCTAGAATGTGGGTGCCCAATTGTTCGAATATTGCACAATTACCAATGGGTAAAGAACAATATGGTGATATTAAAGGTAAACAGTGTTATGAAGAAAATGATATTAATGTTACACGAATTGAAGGAAATATTTTACAAGCATTTAAAAACAATCCATATACACAAAGTCTTTCATCTTGGGCTACTATTTAGAGCCAACATATCGGATAAAATCGGATAAAAATATATAATTATTAATATTTATATATTTTTATATTTAAAGAATAATAACATTTATTTTGTTTCTGTATCAGCATTATACAATAATACGCACCCTATTTTGCCACACAACCATGTTCCAAAAACAATCCACATTTGTGTTATCACAGAACCACCATTTGTAATAATCCAACGCATTGCTTGACAATGTGGCGCAGGTGCGACAAATGCGGATTTAATTAGTCCCCAAAACGACAATTCAGCACAATACATTGGATACAAGTTAGCCGCCGCAAAATGCATAAGGATCCAACACAAGTATATTCCGCAGATATTCATAATAAAGTCTATTGTTGTCTTTGAATAATTTAAACACGTTTGAAACATTGTCATCTTGTTATTTATGTAAGATTAACCTCTATTCTAAAAAGTAATTCAATTATTTTATAATTAAATAATATTTCAAATATTGATTTTTCCAGTATAAGCATAATCTTTTAATTTTAAACGCATAGTGTTTAAAAAACTCATATTATTATCTGTTACATATTGACAAGATAATACAACTCTTTTTTCATTTTTACATAGTTTAGATGCTCTATGATATAAATAATTACCTTCAAAACAAATTGCATTATTATTATATAAATTAATACTTTTTATTTCATTATTATCTGTTTTAAATTGAAACTCAGTACAAGTTATATTATTTGTTATAGGAATTAATACGGTGAAAAATCTTCCATCATAATAATTATGGTCGTAATGCCAATTGATCCAATCCCCTTCATTTTCATAAATTAAAATAGCACAACTAGTTGGTAATTTTAAATCTGTAGGTAATAAGTTTAATTTTATTTGATTTGATACTATTTTACATAAGTCATTTTCATAAAAATGAATAAGATTTGGAGCATATTTCACTAGATTAACAGTAGATATAGTGATACCTTTTTTATTTGGTAAAGCACAATTTAAAAATGTTTCAGGAAAGGTTTCAATATCAACTCTTTTTTGTATATTTTTGTTAACCAATAAATAATTTATTTCATTTTTTATTATATTTTGTAAAAATACATTAAACTCTTTGTATAAACAAAAATTATTATTACATATATATTTTTTGTTTATTTTACAAGAACCAGAATTATATAAATAAATACAAATTAATATTAAAAAACAGATTAATATTAAAAATAAAAATACTAATAACATAATATAAACAAACAAATAATATTATAATTTAATCCTTATTTTTTTAGTTTTGGTTTGACCATATTTATATTTTTGTCTCGATTTACTTGCAAGAATGAATGCTTTTTTTTTATGATTACAACCTTTATTGATTATATCGTAATCGACCGCAGCCGCTTTTCCAGAAGTTATTGCACTTGCTAACCGTGCTAATCCCCAAGATTGTGGTGTTTGATTTGGTCTCGAACCGGATGAATAAAACGCACCTTCACCTTTTTTTACAATTTGGTTTAATGCTGATATTGAACAACCCGTTTTTAATGATAATTCTTTGCTGGGTTTTATATTATGAATATTATATATTTTATAAGCATTTAATATATGATTTGATTTTTTATTATTATAAGATGATATCTTTTTACGTGTATAATATTTATTTTTTTTGTATAATTTTCTCGATTTGAGTAACATATTTATTTGTTTTTGTTTATCTTTTCTCGTTATATTTTTTGGTAAATATTTAATTGGAAATGATATACTTTTCATATAATATATTATTATTATTATTATTATTATTATAAACATCGTCCTCTAATTATATTACATTTTTCGACAAATTATAACCGTATAATAATGATTCGGTAACTTTTAATATAAATAATCACAATTATATCAAGTATCAATATATGAAATTACCTATACATGAAAACATTATTAATAAACTTAATTACTTTCAAAAAATACATAAAATACCTAATATATTATTTCATGGATCATCTGGTTGTGGTAAAAAAACAATTGTCGATGATTTTATTCATACAATTTATGATGGTAATCGAGATAAAATACAGGCATTTACAATGTATGTTAATTGTGCTCATGGAAAAGGTATCAAGTTCATACGTGAAGAACTAAAGTTTTTCGCTAAGACCCACATCAATTCAAACGGAGGAAATATATTCAAAAGTATTATTCTCTTAAATGCGGATAAACTAACAATAGATGCACAATCAGCATTACGTAGATGTATTGAATTATTCAGTCATAATACAAGGTTCTTTATTATAGTAGAAGATAAATATAAGTTATTGAAGCCTATTCTTTCTCGATTTTGTGAGATATATATACCCGAACCTATATATAATGGTAAACCTATTAATTTATATAAATATAATATAGAAAATACGTTTCAATTTGGAGACATTAAAAAACAGAGAATAGACTGGTTAAAGAAAGAAATAGACAGCATTATTCTTGCAAAATATTGCGATATTACAAAATTATCTGTAAAATTATATGAAAAAGGTTATAGTGGTATTGATCTAATTTATTGTTTAGAAAATAATATGATCCCGTTAAATGAAACTAAAAAATATGAATTATTATTTACTTTTCAAAAAGTGCGAAGCGAGATACGGAATGAGAAATTGCTGATGTCATTTATTCTCAATTTTATGTTTATAGATACTGATTATCAAATAAATAAGATAAATACTATATAATTTTTTTAATTTTTGAAAATATTTTTATGCGTCATTCATATAATAAAAAAGAATAAAATATATATTAACACTATATTTTCTATAATATAACTTTTTCAACTAACTCTTAGGTCAATCAATTATTCATGTATAATTCTTTAGACATGTATGACATTTTGAATGTATTGGATTAATATTACGATTAATCGTTTTCGATTCAAGGAGATATTTCCCTATGAAGGTTCTTCTATCTATACTAAAGACAAGATTATCTGTGGTAACCCAGTATAGACAACCATTAATTACTATCTTTGCCATCCAGTATTTACATCCATTACTAACGCTTTTACTTACATAAACTGGTTCTCGTGGTTTCGGAACTGACTTTTTTTGTAGGACTCTATCTTCAACAAATTTTGGTTCTGGTATCACTGTTTTTGTTTGAAGGTCGTGAAACTGAATAAGATTATCAATTCGTACTGCTAAAGAACTCATAATATGCTCTGCCATTTTTATGTGACGTGCCATTTTTATGTGACGATATGGTTTGTTAACTGTCACTAATATAGATGAAACTTCTTCATATGGTGTTTCTGTTTCATTTAACAATTTAAGTTCTTCTTCCACATGACGTTTCATCATTGTATGAATTGACTCTGCTGTGCTTGTCAAAAGATTATCCATTTCTTTGCGATGACACTCTTGAAGTATATTGCGGTTGCTATTCCATGTTCTTTTATCAACTATTTTTTTATAGTCTATTTTTTTAAACTCCGAATCACTTATTGTTTCCAATAGTCTGATTATATGAATTGCCTTCAATGTTGTTGTATTGGTTTGTGATTGAGTGTTCATTCTTTGATTTTTTTATTAACAAAATCTATAACTAAAAGTATTTCAATTTTTATAAAATTATTTAACAAGTAAAAAATAAAAATATATAGTATATATACTAATTATACTAATTATACTAATATAATAATATACTAATTATGACATAATAATAATAATATTATTTGAAATGACATAATAATAATATTATTTAAGGGACATACCAAACTCATCTTCTGCCCAAATGCGAATAGTGTCTTTGAAAAGAACATCCCAATGTTGAATCAAATAATCCCACAATGTTGAATCAATATTCATCATATTAATATCTATATATTCATTCGCATATGGATTTGCATATGGATGATAACGAATAATACTCTCCATATTTTTTTCTATTAAAGTAAACTCATATCTGCGGTTCAACCAATCATATATTCTAGACGATCGTATTAGATGAATAGTCAAAGTATCCCAGAAGGTATCATTGTATAAAATCGAGATGAGTTCTCCATCATATCCTATATTTATTATATCATCCCTCTTATTTTTCTCATAATATTGGTTAAAACTTAAATCCATTCCAAGTTCAAGAAAGAACTCGTTGAAGTTTCTGAAGATAAACTTGAGAAAGAGCACCAACTCTTCATTCAATAGATTGGGCTCGTATTGCATTTGCACTTGTTCTTGCGACATTCTGGTTCCTGATGATAATTAATACATTGTTCAATGAATAAAAGTATTTCAATTTTTTTATAAAATACATCATACATCAAAAATACATATTAAAATACACGTATATCAAGTGTAATATTAATCTTTTATAAAAATGTGTAAAATAAAAACACTACATCAATTATAATTGAAAATATTATAATAATAATTATAATATTTGAATCGAATATGATACATATATCCTTCTTGATATTTAGTATATTTTTATATGGTTTAATATCATCATTTAATATTCGTTTATTTAAAAGTCCAATATTCAAATTATCACCGAACAGCATTTTTCATCATTCATTAATTTTGTCGAATTACAACGATTCGACAATATATGTAATGGATTATATTCCAATTATTTCTGCAAATCAATCACTTTACAAAAATTATTTGAAATTATTTATTGGTATGCGTATGAGAGGTTCTGTTAGATTAAGAAATATAAATAATATATCTTTTTACAATAACGACCAAATCTTATTATTGATAGATGATGATTCGCAATTTTCAAATAATAATACGTTGATTGATTTGCGAGATTGTTATATGAAAAATTTTATTTCCGATATATTAAACTTATCAGAAAATAATTATCAATTATATCGAGAAAATTGTCAGACATTTGTAAAAAAAGCAATGAACGTATATAATGTTCGTTATGACGAAAAAATAAATAAATCAAAGTAAATAAATGGATGATTTTAATATAAATGCTCTACATGAATCAAAAAATGAATGGACATGTCGTCTTATTAATATATTGACACCATTAATCATAGAAGGTCTACGTTCTATATTTGACGAATCCAGTCAATTATGTTCTTCTAATGGAGAAATGGATAAATATTTAATGACTTTTCAGAACTTTATTAGTCGTATTCCAAAATGGAATCCAACTATTATAGAAGAAGAAAAATGCCGTATTATCGAGAAAAGTCGTTGTCCATATTTAGAAGATTTAATAACTTGTGTTCATATTATTCAACTGAAAGTATTGACTGCTGTAAGAGTTGGACAGAAACAAAAGAAGATTAATTTGGATATTCCAAAATTAGATATATTTATTCACAAAGTATATATTCATGTTGCGAGAAAAGTATATCAAAATGTATATTTATTTGAGATAAATATTCCTCCATTAAAAATGCAAAAAAATAATCGTAATTTGGAAATTATGATACAAGAAAGTATATTAAATGCTGTCAGAGAAAGTATTCCTGTCGACACTATTTTAAAGGCATATATGGATGAAACCATTGAAGAAGATGTCGTTGAAGAAATTAAAGAAAAAGAAATAAATGAAACAGATGAAATAAAAAAGTTAAAAAAGGCAAAAGAGACGCCATCAAAGGTTGTCGAAGAAGAGCGACCTACTCCGAAATTAGTAGAGAATACATCTATTTCTTCTTATGCGGATTTATCAGATTCTGATGAAGAAGATAATAATAAACATCAATCTATTGTGTTTAATGATATTGATATGGTGAGAGATATCAATAATAATGATGATACAATTATGGCACCCAAAACATATGAACGATTAAATGAAATAAGTAATATACGTAATGAACAGAGAAAAATTGATGATTCAGATGATGATGAACCTATTAAATTAAAAATATCAGATAATTCTGTATCTATTAGTGATTTGGGAGTTCAATCAATAGATCCTGTCATATTAGATGAAGATGTTGACCTACTCTCTGGATTAATCGAAGAATTGAATTAATTTTCTATTTCTAAGAATTACATCTTAATAATGGTTAAAGTATAAGTATGTTAATATAAAAAAATATAATAATAACAAATAAAAATATTATTATTTACAAATTATTATTTTTATAATTGTATGAGTGGTATCATTGTTAATAATGATTAGTATTTTCTTTACCAAAATCTACATCCGACGTAATTACAGAAACAGATACTTTATCCAGATTCAGAGCAAATATTGTCGAGAACTGTTGTGAAATATTCTTCATGTAATATCATTTCAGTTGCTTGTTTTTGTTTAATAATATCCATCTGAATTATGTGTTTATTTGTTTTCATATGAGATGCTCTTGATACTTTCTTAATCATTTGTCCACATTCACATAGTATTTTTTTATCTTTATTTGCCAAATAATATAGATGTGCTTTATTTGATACACTAGTAATTGTACTCATTGAACTTATTGTAGTGATAACACTTCCTTCTGGACTAGTTGGCGTTTGTGGTGGAATCATAAGTGACAGATTAGTATTCGATAAATGATTATTATTATTATAGATAGGAAATTGTATAGATATAGGTTTATATTCTACAAATTGTTGGTTTACGACTCTTTCATAATCTTGTTTTAACAAATCAATATCATTTGTATGTAAATCTTTCATTCTTCTAGTATAATTGTATTTTTCAGTTAATTCTTGTAAATGACGTTCTTCCAATAGACGTTTTTCTTCTATATGACGGTGTTTTATATCATTTATCTCTTTTAAGTCAATTTCTTCTTCAATATTATGTTTTTCAATCAAATCTTGCAATGAAAGTTCATAACGTAATAAAGCTCTTTCTTGGCGTTTCATTGATGAAACATCACTTCTTATTTTTATATGATTATGATTCAACTCATTTGTTGAGTCAAACTTTAATGAAGATTGTTGTTGTTCTTGTTGAGTATTCATTCTTAAAGATTATATTGACTTGTTGATGCGATTATACTTCAATCATATTTTAAATCAATTTTTTTATAATAATATTTATAAATATTATTATAAATAGGTTACCTTCTCTATATGATAAAAATTAAATTATTATATGCGTTTATAATGAAAGTAAAATATATAAAGTATGTATAATGAATATTATATTTTTAAACGCAGCAATCGTATCAATCATTTATTTTATTATAAAATTATTGGAAATTAAACTTGTCGATAAAGAAGAAATAAATATTAAATTAGTTTTCCGAGATACATTAATAGTATTTTTTAGTGTAATAGCAAGTTATTATTTATTGGAACAAATAAAACCAATGATTTATGGTGAACACTCAATTTCATCTAATACAAATACACATACCCAAGTATTTACAGATAATCCTTCTTTTTAATAATAATTTGTTGTAATAAATTATTCAATACAAATTAAACTTATTTAGAATAAATATATTCTGAACTGATAATATTATTTCCTTTATATATGAGTTCAAATACAATAACACCAACAACTAGTTCTACTTCAACTACTACAACTAATTCAAGTAATACAACTAAATCATATAAATCGTATAATTCAAGTACTACAACTAATATAACAACTATTTCCGGTATAGATATCGAGACAAGTGCTATATATATTCATATTATATCAGCATTGATAGGAGTTGTTGTTTTCTATTTTGTTCCATATCTTGCAAATCATGTTAATAAACCAATAACTGCTGTTATTTTAAATGTAATACCGAATGACCTCATGTTAGGATTTTTTATTGTCGAAGATGAGTTTGAAGAGTATTTACTTGCATCCGTATTTAGTCCAATATTTAATGTAATAGATAATATTATTTCTTATTCGATATATGTATATGGTAAATCCACGCCATCAATTGCATTATGGTCTAATATATTGTTATGGATATTTGTAGTTATTTTATCTTATTTTATTTTATAATGTAATAATTTCATATTATATCATATGAAATTAACTTCAAATAATATTACGATTAGTGGATTAAATAAAAAGACATATCGTGATATAATAATAATTATTTCGGTATCAATGGGTATTATTATATTCTCACTAATACCAATTATAGCAAATAAATTATCAAATCCATATACATCTGCTTTATTAAATGTTGTACCAAATGGTATGATGTTAGGGTTTTTTGTTATTGAAAAAAACTTTAATATTTATTTCAAAGGATTAATATTTGCTCCATTATTAAATGTTATACTTACTTCATTTGCTTATTTTCTTTATAAATATGTCGGTTTATCAGCAATCATATCTTTATCAACAAGTATAACTATATGGGTATTAATATTAATTATAACATATATAGTAACATAATTATATCGTTTAAATATCATTTATCTTATCTATTTATTAGAATGGATAAAACACCGGGTTATTCACTTGTGATAGGCGATGGTAAATGTTGGAAACATAAAAAACAATATTTAGGTAAATATTTAAAGTTTAAGTTAGTTGGGCGACCGAATGATCCTGACCCAGAATATACTTTTGAACATGGCGTTGTATCTGATTTGGGATTAAAATTTACTGAAGTACAGAATAATAATCCTTAACGTGATATGCGTAAAATAATTTGTCGAAAATAATGATTATTTAGATTTTTTGACAAATAATTATATTATTATTATATATAATGGCTAAATCTCGTTGCTCAAAAGGTACTCGTAAATGTATATATACAGGTAAATGCGTTAAACCATCAGCAACTAAACGTAGATTAGTTAAATGTCCAAAAGGATCACGAAAATGCGTTGATAAAAGATGTCACAAAAGTAATCATAAAAGATTTTCTTCTTGAACTAATTAAAACTCCAAATATTCGACAATAATATTTTCGTCATTTTTATGATTGGTACAAATATGATTATTTAAATTATATCTATCATCTTTATTCATAGATACGGATTCTTCTGTAATATTATTGTTATCTAAATTGTCGAATGATGTTTCCAATGCCATAATATTCATATTTGGCGAATACCAACCATTATTACCATTATAAATCTCATTAAATGAACGAAATGCATAATCATATAGTTTTGCAACATTATACATATCAAATAATTTTACTGCTCTTTTATGAATATATTCTCTATCAAACTTTCCATTCAGAGCCATTTTAATTCCATAACAAAAATCTGATAATGTATGACATTTGACGCCAGTTTTAAATTGTTCTATATTTTCGACGAATGCACCATGATGAGAAGAAATAACAGGGACTCCACATAATTGTGCCTCTGCTGATACTCCACAAAAAGGTTCTAAAAATAATGTAGGAGTAATAACAGCAGATAATTGACTTAAATATTTCCATCTATCTGTTCCATGTAGTGGTTTTTGATATATAATATTAGGTTCAGTTAAATATGGTGTTGGGTCACCTTGTCCACAAATATATATATCAACGTGAGGAAACAATCTCGCAATTTCCACAATAATTTGTAAACCCTTTACTTGTGTAATTCTTCCGAAAAATCCAATTGTATTTTTTTTACATCTTGGTTGAAAAGGCCATTCTTTTATATTGTAATAATTTGGACAAACAAACCAATAATTAGGTGGAAACATATTTGCACGATGACAATCCCAATGTAATTTAGCATAACTTTCATATATGCGAAAATCTTTAAATGCATTAGAATATCCAATACCAGATTCAATACATGCATAATTTAATCCATCTAAAGCATGTTCATGTGCAGGTCCAAATGGTAAACATACAATATCTGTAGCATTTGATCTATAATGTTTTTTTATTTCTTGTCGTAATTTTCGATTAAACTCTTTATATAAAGGAGTATCCCAATTTGCTAAAGAACCAACTTCCATTGTAGGGTCAGCTAATTTAGCAATAGAATCTTCTATTGTTACTGAAGGATTTAAATACATATATGATTCTAATTTTAATTTATTATACTCATCAACAGTTAATAGGTCGATTTGAACATTAGCTCCAGACAAAGAAGTTTCTATACCATAATGATATACTTCATAGCCTACACTACGCATCATTGGTGAGAATCGTAATACTTTTCCAGTAAAAGCACAATGACTATATTCATTTCTAGTAATAGTATGTGGAATTGCTAGTAAATGAAGGCGAATATTAGTAGTATTTATATTATTCATCATAATAATATGAATAGTAATTTTAGTATTTAAATTATTTAATATTAAATAATAACAGATAAAATTATTTTAACGTCCTGTCCATATTTTAATAAGTGGTTTATTTTTATAAATATTGTATATACTACTGTTATCTATAATATATTTATCATAAGTATATCCCCATTCCATATATGTCCAAATTGGACCTAAAAGAGAAAATATATGCGATTCCCAAATCATTGGATTTTCGAGAAAAAATAGAATCCCCATTATTCGCTCAAAACAACAACGGTCTTCTCTATTCTTTATAAATGTTAATAGAGAAAATAAATTATATTTTTCATGAAGATATTTTACAAATGAATGTTCTATATAACATTGACAACCGAAACAACCCATCCACATATTATTATTCATAGTAAGAACAGTATATTTATCTCTGTCTATCAACATATCGTTCAATTTATCACGATGTTTCATTTCTTTTATTAGACGCATTGAATTGATAGGATTTTCAATACGTTGATGTTCAAAATGCCATAAAGGCATGACTGTCGTTATTATTTTATCAAATCGTATTTTTTGCTGGAAAAATACGCTATCATGTATAATTACTGCGTTGTCGAAATATTTATTAATATAAAAATAATAAAATGGTAATAATTCTCCTCTACCAATAAACTCACTTTTTATATATATAACATTTTTATAAGGATAATATTCTTTTAAAAATACAGGATTACTATTATCGTCTATAACTACAATTTTATTTGTATAAAAATTACGAATTGATTGAATACATAAGTTCCAATAACAATTTGTTTTAAGAGAATTAACGTGACGTGTAATAATAAATCCAAATGTGCGATTAGGGCGTTTTACTTTTTGAGTATTTTGAGTATTTTGATTTATATTCATTTATTTCAATAAATATAAATCAATCATAATTTTAACGCCATTATATATGATGAAAATAATTAACAAATAGGCATTAAATCAATATTCATACAACTATTAGGAATCTTCTTTTTATTTATACAAAACTTACTAAACTCAGGTCGTTCTAATTGATTTTGTGGTGTATGATTATGGACACTTCGTGCTATCATTTTATATAATTTAAACTCTTCATATCTTTCATCACCATTTGACTTATAAAGAACATTTAATCCATTGTCATCTAAACACCATTCGACAATTAATTTCACAATTGGACTACATTTATCAATATTCTGTAAATCACCTATATCTTCTACAATATAATCAAATATAGAACATGCTAAACGACATAAATCGAAACTATAATTTGGTTCAATTCTAGGTTTTTTATCATTGAAATAAGGTTCAATATTATATTGTGTTGCAGCATCTTCACCTTTTTTGAAACTATCACTGCAAAATGTACGATTATTCATTTTATATATACTTCTTCCAAAATCGATGATTTTAAAAATGCGTCCATATGTAGGTACTTTATAATATTTATTATTATAACAATAATACAAAAACTTATCTTCAGTATTATTATACATTATATTATTAGTGTGCAAATCATTATGTGTAAAAGAAAAGCATTTTTGGTATGATATTAACGTCATAATGATTTGCATCAATAAAGCAAACCATTCATCTATTGTTTTGATACCATCATTTATAATAAGATTATCTAAAGTATCTTCGCATTTTTCTAAACAAATAACATTTACAGGAAACTTAGGTATCGTTGCAAAGATAGGTTTTTCATCATCTGATTGTGAATAACTACAATTACTATTACTATTACTATTTAAAGACCCAGAATCGTTATCTGAAATTGATTCTGATTCTGATTCTGATTCTGAATCCGAATCTGATTCTGTCAATGTAAAAGATGTCCTTGATGAACATGTAGTTGTACTCTTTAAAGAAGTTGTATGATTTATTGTATCTAATGCAAATATATCATCATCTAGTTCTTCCAATGTCAAAAATGTATTATCTTCTGTATTTAAATCAAAAATATCTTCAAATAAATTATCTTTAATTGAGTTCGCAGAAATATTTGCTTTTTTTGTGTGGTCAATATGAATCTTTGGTAATTTATCAGTATGTTCAGAAGCAATAGTATAATCTTCTACAGAAAAAAGAATACCATTATTCGTATTGAAATAGTCGGATTTACATAAATAATCAATATCATCTAATACATTTACTTTAAAATCCTTTTTTATACCAAAATACATTCCATAGAACTCGATACCATGAATAAATCCATACTTATTAAGAATCTCACTAGACAAATAAGAGAAAAATCCATCAACATATGCCGAATTATTTACATCATATAATTTAGATGCTAAATCAGGATGAATATCATCTTGTATATTTTTTGGTAATATACAATCATTTATCGAGAAATTATATTTTCCAATAAAGTATTTAAATGGGTCTAAAACAGGTGCATATTTGATGAATACATTTTGATTAACAATTTCAGTATTATTATTTTTTAATTTGTAAATAATTGTCGAATCATCTGACTTAGAAATCTCATTAAGATATATATTGTGATTTAAATTAAAAGAATTATAATTTGTATCATTTAATTCAAAAAACTTACTATATATTGGAATATAATTTTGAATATCGACAAAATCATTAATATTCGAATCTCTAAATTGTTCAAATAATTTCGTGTTTTTACGTTTTTCGTAATTTAATTGAATTACTGATTTCTGTATCATTTAGGTAAATAATATATAATTAAAACTCTTTTTAAACTTATTATGTGAATAAAATGTATTCGTTATATCATTATAATAATAGACCAAGTATTATTATAATGACATTGGAACTGAAAAAGTTCGACATGAAGCTTATCAGTTTTAAACCAAATGAAATGAAGGCGCCTGTTTGCGTATTAATTGGAAGAAGAGGAACTGGTAAGAGTTATCTTGTGCGTGATTTACTTTTTTATCATCAAGATATACCAATTGGCGTAGTTGTCGCTGGAACAGAAGAAGGTAATGGATATTATGGAAAAATGGTTCCTAAACTATTCATTCATAATGAATATAATACAGCAATTATCGAGAATATATTAAAACGACAAAAATCTGTTCTAAAACAGATAAAACGAGAAATGGAATCCTTTAAGCGAAGTAATATAGATCCTAGGTCATTTGTCATTTTGGATGATTGTCTATATGATGGTGCTTGGACACGTGATAAGATGATGCGTTTATTATTTATGAATGGTCGTCATTGGCGAATCATGTTGATTATTACAATGCAATACCCTTTAGGTATTCCACCAACACTGAGAACAAATATTGATTTTGTCTTTATTTTAAGAGAACCTTATATCTCGAATAGGAAAAGAATCTATGAAAATTATGCTGGTATGTTTCCAACTTTTGAATCTTTTTGTCAAGTTATGGATCAATGCACTGAAAATTATGAATGTCTCGTTATTAATAATAGTGCTCAGTCAAATAAATTATCAGAACAAGTTTTTTGGTATAAAGCAGATATGCACAATGATTTCAAATTGGGTAGTAAAGAGTTCTGGGAATTAAGTAAAGACATAGCATCTGATGATGAAGAAGAAAAATATGATCCAAATAATGTGAAAAAAAGAGGACAAGGACAGAAGATTAATGTACGTAAAACAAAATGGTAAACATATTTATTTATTAAATTAATCCTAATTATCATTAAAGTAAGAAAACTTATTGTCACTATTACTTTTACTGTTACTGTTACTTTTACTTTTACTATAAATAGGTTCACGAAAATAACGACTAAGAGGTTCTCGTGAAACTAAACCTTTTTTATGATTATCATTTCGACTATAATAACTACCGATAGGTTGATAAAATCTTTTTTTTGTTTTAGATGATTGATTTATTGATTTATATAATGATTTATTTGATAATTTAGAAGGAATTAATGTAGGAGTTATTTTAGGTAATATAGGTGATGCGGATTTAGGTGATGCATAATTATCTCCTAATATAAACTTATCATAATAATGGTCTTCTCCAACTTCCATATAATTATCATCTTGCGGTTTAGTAATTGATTTAATTACTTTATCAAAGTTCTTATCATTATTTAGTTTTAAATATTTTAAATAATCTATAAATTCATTTTTTTTATCTGGTTTTAAATAATATTTTGTTTTATAATAGTCTTTTTCAAAAAAACTATTTAACAAATCTGATTTTTGTGATATAGTATTTAATTTTTTTAAATCACTTTCACATAATTTATCTATTTTTACTCCTTGACTAGAACTCATACATTCATATTTATTATATCGCTGAATTGCACGCAAAAATGAACGCATTTGTGTTTTTTTACTTTGAACACCATATATAGGTATTTTTCTAGTCCAAGCTGATTCAGATTTAAATGCAGATGAGAACTTTTTATATTTTGGCGTAGCAATACTATTTCTTTTCCATAATCTCATTATATTATATTAATATAATATAATATAATTATTCAAAATCTTCTTCCATAATTCCATAATTCAATTTATATCCATTCCATCCATGTTTATAAATGCCGATATATTCATTCATATAATAAAATAGTACTTTATTCGTTATTTTTATATAATGTTCTTCACACCATTTACTAAAATATGGAATTACTTCTCTTTTTGTTAAAGTTGAATGTTCGCATTTTATGATAGAATCAGAATAAAATAAATAAATTACTTCTTTATATTTTTCGAAATTATTGGATTGTATTATCATCTTTTTACTGGTTCGACGATTCAATATAGTAAGAATATTATTAATAACAATAAATATATCATCATCTAACGATACTATTATTTGTATAATATTATCATCGTTTCCGATATTTTCGACAAGAGTATTTGTATATAATTTCTCATTCTCGATTGGAATATAAACAGCTAGTAATTTCTTACCCTTTTCAAATAATATATCACTCATATTATTATTATTAAAAATCATATTTGATTTTACAGAACACAATCCTTTTAAAGAAGATAAAATATTATTGATATATAGTTTCTTCTTTGTTAGAATCATATCTTCCAATAAAGGAGATAAAAATGCTTCTAATTGTAATGTTTCATTCATAATTTCAAAATAAATATAATGTTACATTAGTATCAAATAATGTATTTATGTAATTTCTATATATTATATATTATTTTTATTTAAAATTGTATGTTTTACACCTTTTTATATTTCAAACGCCTAATTATTTAAGATAATTACCTTCTATATCTCTTGATGCGTAACAAGATGATACGAAGTGTCCTCCTCTACCACATCTAAAACAACAATATTCATCACTTTCATTTTCTTCTTCATCTTGTTCACTATCATCACTTTCTGTTTCCCAACATTCATTTTCTTCACAATCTTTCACAAAATGTCCTTCTTTACTAAAAATAAAACATTTATTGTTTGTTCCATTACTCATTTGTTGTAAATGAGCTATTGTAGTTGTATCTAATTTAATTTTAACATAAGAACCACCCCGAACATTTTGAAATCCATATTTATCCATATAAAATCTAGTATATTTATCTTCATCATAATCATCACAATTTGGAATAAGTTTTATTAATTTAATAGGTTTATACTTGTTCGTCCAAGCAGAACCATTAAAATTAAAATGACTTTCTATACGAAATTGAGGATTACTTGTTTTTCCAATATAATATTTACCTTGCTCTAACTGAAGTATGTATATATAAACCATTTTAGTAAATAATATTTATATTTAATAAATACTATTTAATTCAAAATTATTATAAATAAATAGCATTTGAAATGTAAACATGTGTAAAAAGCATATTAAATTATTTATTTGTATTATATTTTATTATATTTTATTATATATATATACTATATATATAATAAAATATGTTTTATTACAGCAATTTATGGAGGGTATGAACTAACTTGTAAAAAATTTATAAAACAAACAATTGATACAGACTTTATTTGTTTTACAGATAATAATAATATAATTAATAATGGTTGGATAATTGATACAACACCATATCATTTAATTAATAAAAGCAAATTAGATGATTATACTTTTATAAATTCGTTGTGTAATAATAAACATACATTTAATATTGCAAAGTATTATAAGCAATCATTTTCAAACATACCCATATTAGACAAATATGATATTATTGTATGGTTAGATGGAACAATTGAAATTATATATGATAAAACAAGTGAATATATATTAAATCATATTTATAAAGAAAAAATAATTGGGTGGCATCATGAGGATCGTTCTGGTATTTTGAATAACGAAGTAATAGCATCTGATGATTATTACAGATATACTTCCACAAATTGGAACGGACAATCTCAACCGTATCAAGATATATATAATCAATATAATTTTTATATAGAAGATGGATATAATGAATCATTTTTTAAAAATATAAACTCACACTCACCACATATAGGTGTATGGATTACTTGTTTTGTTGCATTTCTTCATAAAGATAAAGATATAAAAAGTTTTTTAGACTTATGGTATTTACAAACTTTAAAATATACAACCCAAGACCAAATCGGGTTCCCTTACGTTTGTCAAAAAAAAAATATAATACCATTTATATTACCTAATAATGAAATATATGGTGATTGTCCTCATATTAATACAATGTTTTATATAAAACATCAACACAACTTATAAAATATGCGTAAACGAGAAATATTTTAAAAATGTATCTGGCTTGAAACAATTTGTTTCATAACCACATAATATTTCATCTTCTTTTATTTGTGGTATAAATTGTTTTACTACTTTGAAAAAATTAAATCGTGTTTCACTTCCTAATTTTATATTAGGATATGCTGTCCAATTATTTACAGCAACTGGATTATTTGTTAAAATATAGACCTTTACGCCTTTTTTATGAAGTATAATAAACATTTCTTTTAACCATAATAGGCGTTCTTTTGTTCCTGCATAATAAATAGCAATATCTCGATAATTTATTCCATTTTTTCTCCATATTGTACTCTCTTTTTGATTATTAGGAATATGAATACCTTCGATAACAGATAATGTTCCATCCCAATCAAAAATAGCAATTTTATCTTGTATACTTGGTTTACATGCCCATTTTAATAAATTATATGCGTCTTGTATATCAAACCCTATATTTGTTTTAATTTCTTTTATTTGAATAGAATACATATATTGAGCAAACTTATTATTTGGATATAATTTTATAAACTCATTAATATATATATTCGCATTAGGATTACCATTTAATACTTCTTCATTTGGTTTATTTGATACAAGAATTGGTTCGACATATTTTAGAGTAGTTTTAAATTGTTTAATCATTTCTGGTGTATTGTCATAGAAACGGATTTCTGTATTTTTTGTTAGATTATTTTTTATTTGTGAAATCATATTTCGTTTTCTGGTGAACTTCATTATTACATTATTATTATAAAATATAATAATGTAATTGTAATTTAGTCATTTACATTTTTGGGTTTGCAAAAGGTCCACTTTTTAAGAGACTCTGACCATTATCAGATTTACCCAATACAATATTATCACCTTCAAATAATTCTGAACGAATATCAGCAACAGATATTTCATCTCCATTTGACTTATCAAGAAGACTTCGTTCTTGAGTATTCACATTGTTAATACCAACTAAGTTACCATTCTCATCAATATTCTGTGTCAAAGAAGAACCGGTCTTCTCAGCATTACGAATATTTTCTTCAATAGCATTCTTTTTGCTATCTTTTACACGTTGTTCAAATGCGTTTTTAGCAAATGTTTCGTTTTTAGTTTTTTCGTGCATTAATTGATTCAATTCGTCTTCCATATATTCGACACGACCAGTTTTATATGCTTCAGGTTCCCATGGCATCCATAATCCGACTGGACCAACATATACATCATGATTAGGGTCGAGTTCTCTCAACATTTTACAACGCAATTCAGCCTCTTCTTGTGTAGGATAAACTCCGCGAATTTTGAGACCACGAACAGATGTCTGAAAATTATATTGTGTATTAAAAGAATTATCAAGACGTTCTTCATTTTGGTCTAAATAAGTTTTAAAATCATCTTCGATTGAACTCTGAATAAGCTTATCTCTTTCTTCTTTTACAAACTCATTAAAATCATTAGTTATATCAGTAAAGTTTAATTTATACTTATAAGAGAGAAAGTTTAGGAATAATAGTGTTTTTTCCATACTCTTATTGAAATCCCATGATTTCAAAAACTCTTGAAAATAAAATAGCTGTTTATTTTTTAATATCTTATCAGGAGAAACAAAAGATACACATACAAACTTTTGTCCAGCAATAGGTTTATCTTCTTCTAATAAATCGACAATTTTAGATTGTTTTATGGAAGTACTCATAATAATATCATTTCATTATATATTTTTAAGTATTTATAATAAGTATTTATAAATACTAAATTATTTTCTACTAAAATAATATAATGTTTGATATTTCAGAAATAATTAAAAGGATTATTAAATATCTTGTTGAAGGTTTAATGGTTGCAATTGCTGCATATGCTATACCACAAAGATCATTGAATATTGAAGAAATATCTCTTATAGCACTAACTGCTGCAGCAACATTTAGTATATTAGACTGTTATGTTCCAAGTATAGGAGTATCAACACGTACTGGTGCTGGATTTGGTATAGGTGCTAATATGATTGGATTTCCAGGAGGATTATAAGATTTTATAAATACTACATATTGATATAATATAAATATTATCATAATATGTTGTATAAAGTAATAATTTATACTATTATATTATAATTATATGTCAAATTGTAGTCAATTAATACAAACACATTTTTTTATTAATGATAATGAATGCATAAATGGAATAAATGGAGATTTCAACCGATATTATTCAAATAAATCAAAAAATATTCATCATTATAGTATACAAATAAATGGATCAAAAAGAGAATACGTAATAATGAATATGCAAATAAATATAACTAATGTATTATTATGTTTTCCTGGTGGGGGAGAAGATTTAAATGAGTTTATTTTATATACACAATTCGACAAAATTAAAACACCAATAATCGTTTTTTTAGGACAACCTTCTAAAAATACTTATTCATTTCAAAACTCATTTCCATGGTTATATAAGTTTGAATATCAAAATGATGTATCATTTGTTGATACTGTAATTAATAAACATTGTGTAAATGTAAAGCATATATATTTAACTGGCAAATCAGATGGAGCTGGATTTACCATATTATATGCAAATCTATCCATATATAAAAAGTATATAAAGGCGATAGGAATATGTTCTGATGCACATTTTGGATTAAATAGTAAAGATAATATTGGAATATATAGTTCATTCAATAGTTTTAAAGGGAAAAATGGTATTATAATTCCTTATAATATAATATTACCTCCTCAAAATGTCTCTTTATTTATAATGCATGGTACAAGAGATACGATTATGCCTTATTATGGAAATCATTATATAAATAGCAAAGCTATTATGAGTCGTGAAAAAACATTATGGAAGACAATTGACCCATCTGTAAATGGACCTCCTGAACATTCAAAATCAATAAGTAATACATATAATCCAAATATAAATGAATATGTTGAAAAAATGAAAACAACATATCAATTTAAAAAAATTAATATAATTGATGACCCAAAATATTCATTATACTCATATAATAATAAAAAAAATAACGTTATTAATTTTATTACAATCAATGGACAAAATCACTGCTGGTCAGGGCACTATAATTCTGGACCCGATTCAAATAAATCAGAAAACTTTTACTTAGATGCAACTTATCTACTTATTCTTTTTTTTGAACTAGATATAGGAAATTATATTCCGACTGTAGATACAATACCTCATGGTTTTATAAATTATCAAAATAAACTCGTTGATACGTAAAATTAAATTATAAATTATATAGTTGATATAAACTCCCAATTTAATTCTTCACAAATCTTACGCCATATTGTATCTTGTTCAATCAATTTTTCTCTATCTTTTAACATGGGTATTTCTTTTAAATACGAGATTTCATCAAGCAATTCAAATAATTTATAGAGAACATAATAATAATGTAAAAAATTAACTCTATAATCAGGACAATGACGCGCATAAGGATACTGTATTTCCATGAAAAAATTACATAATGTATCTTCTAATTCTTGTGATATGATTGGTGGAGATATTCCCAATTTATCTTTAATAAAATTAATATGTTCATAATATTTATTATATCCTAATTTCTTCAATAATAATTTGGTATCATTATATGTAATAGTATTAATATTAATTCTCTCTTTTTTTATTTGATTATTCAAACTTTCTATAACATTATTTGGAATAAGAGTAGTTTCTTTCCCTTGAAATTGAGCTAATATTTCTTTAAAATGATTTATTTTCTTATAAGCATAAAAACATATTTCTTTTGGCGGTTCTTTATAAGAAGGTTTATCATTTTCAATAAGATACCGTTTATTACTAAAACACACATTACACATTAATATGCCTTCGTCATCTATTGGTATATATTCGCCTTTATGACAATAAGAACATATATCACTCTGTTGAATATAATCTTCAGTATTAATGAATGAATTATCAATATTGCTCAAATATTTAGAAAAAATATTATGATTTTTTTTCTCGATTTTATTGGGTTCAATATTATCGTTTTTTATTTTAAAGAAAGTATTAAGCATTTTATTTTTATTTGGAGTTTCACCTTGTGAAATACTCTTTTTATTTTCAAAATAATCGAAAATATATTTAGAATTATCTAAATAATAATTTAATCGCCTGTTTTTCAATGTTCGAATATTAATTTTGATATCTTTTATTTTATCTTTCATGTCCATTATCTGTTCTATATTGTATTTTTTGATATTTTGTGTTTCCAATAATTTTGTCAATTTTGTCAATTTTGTCAGTTCTGAATATAATTTCGGTAATTTATCATTTTCATCTAGGTCAAACTCATTAATAAAATCATTGTGTTTAGTATCTAATGAATATATGATATTTCGGTTTAGTTTAAGCGTAGACTTAGTCGGTTTAGGTTTAAAAGAAGGCATATATATTTTAATATTTAATTATTTAATTGGTAATTAAGTAAAAGTAATCTAATTATGAATAATAGTATAATTTAAAATATAAATTGCTGAAATAATATTATTATGGAATTAAATATACATTTAGAACAAAATAATAACATCAAAATCGGGCATATACAATTTCAAAAAATGTTATTTATTTTTAATGCTATTAATGACGGATGGATAATTAAGAAAGAAGATGATGCTTATGTATTTACAAAACCACATCACAATAAAAAAGAAATATACAGAGACGAATATCTATCTTTATTTATAAAAAATAATTTCAATACTGATAAATTATAATAATTCATAATAATTCATAATAATTCATAATAATTCATAATAATTCATAATAATTCATAATAATTCATATTTAATAATTTAAATTTACTAAAATAGTTTGAAATATTTTTCTCGATAATTATATATTCTACTATATAATTATCTAACCAATTATTATAAAATACAGAAAAATATTTCGTGTAGATATAAAATATATTTAAATTAAAAATTCAATTTTTTTTCTTTAGCAATAATATAAACTATGGGCGGTGGTTTAATGCAGTTAGTCGCATATGGTGCACAAGATGTTTACCTTACTGGAAATCCTCAGATCACTTTTTGGAAAGTCACATATAGACGTTATACTAATTTTGCTATTGAATCCATCGAACAAACCTTCAATGGACAAGCTGATTTTGGACGACGTGTTACTTGCACTATCAGTCGTAATGGTGATTTAGCATATCGCACATATTTACAAATAACTGTTCCTGAAATCAATCAATATATGGGCAATTCTACATCGCTTGCATCAGGTGCTCAATCTGTTTATGCTCGTTGGTTGGATTTTCCTGGAGAACAAATGATTGCTCAAGTTGAAGTTGAAATTGGTGGTCAACGAATTGATCGTCAATATGGCGATTGGATGCATATCTGGAATCAATTAACTATTACAGCTGAACAAGAGCGAGCATACTTTAAGATGGTTGGTAATACGACTCAACTCACATTTATTACTGACCCATCTTTTGCCGATATTGATGGTCCTTGTGATTCTTTGGCACCACGACAGGTTTGTGCTCCTCGTAATGCTCTCCCAGAAACTACCCTTTACATTCCTCTCCAATTTTGGTTCAATAGTAACCCTGGACTTGCTCTCCCTTTGATTGCTCTTCAATATCACGAAGTTAAGATTAATCTTGATATTCGTCCAATTGATGAGTGTTTATGGGCTGTTACTACGTTATCATGTAATTCAAATGGCTCTAATCCAAATACTCAACTTCCTATCGGAAATACTGTTGCAGCAACAATTGCATACAATCAGTCTATGGTTGCTGCTTCTTTGTATGTTGACTATGTCTTTTTGGATACAGATGAGAGACGACGATTTGCTCAAAACCCTCATGAATATTTGATTACTCAATTACAGTTTACTGGTGATGAAAGTGTAGGGTCATCTTCTAATAAAATCAAACTGAACTTTAATCATCCTGTCAAGGAATTGATTTGGGTTGTTCAACCTGACCAAAATGTTGATTACTGTTCATCTCTTTTATGTGATGCCTTATTATTTAAGGTGTTAGGAGCACAATCATTTAATTATACTGATGCCATTGATGCTCTACCAAATGCAATTCACGCGTTTGGTGGTCCAAATGAAGTTACTGCCGGAAATTATATTGATGCTCGTGGTCTATTTGAAGATGCAGGAGCAGAAGATGCTTGGACTCCAAATAACTTTACTGGTTATTGGAATGGTCCAAATGACCCTTACAATGAACCTAACTTTGGTGGAAAAAGTGTTCCAATCAATTCTAACATAAACTCAAATAATGCCGATTTACAAGCAGCTTTAGCTGGAGTTGGAGGTGGAGTTGGTGGATATGGTGGATATGGTGGATATGGTGGATATGGTGGATACGGTGGTGGCGGTGGAGTTGAACTTGCTGGTCTAAGTAACAACACTCCAAACTATAAATATCAAACAAACCACAATTCTAACTCTTCTGTTTCTGATGCTGGAACATTTGTTATGTCTGAATGTTCGTTAGATATGCATTGTTGGGGACAAAACCCAACTGTGGTTGCTAAGCTCCAGCTGAATGGTCAAGATCGTTTCTCTGAGCGTGAAGGTTCTTATTTCTCTTGGGTTCAGCCTTTCCAATGCCATACTCGCAATCCTGATGAAGGTATTAATGTCTACTCTTTCGCTTTGCGACCAGAAGAACATCAACCTTCTGGAACTTGCAACTTCTCCAGAATTGATAATGCGACTCTTCAGCTCGTGTTGTCTAATGCCACTGTTGAAGGAACCAAGACTGCCAAGGTGCGTGTCTATGCCACGAATTATAATGTTCTGAGAATTATGTCTGGGATTAAATCCTCCTGTCCCAAACAGTTGGCCGCCTTACTAGATATTTGCTTCCTAGTATGGGTAAACGGTGTAAAGCAAATATGTGATATAATCACATCATATAACCAGCTAGTCTTTGCTTAAACGCAAAGGCAACATTTCTAAATTGCAGGAACGTCCTTATAGCCTCTTCTACTACTTCATTATGCGAAAGTGTAATGAATACCCAGGGTAATGACCTCGGGCATAGTAATAACGAAGAGGATTGGATAATCTGCAGCCAAGCTCCTAAGTGCGCTATCGCAAGCATATGGAGAAGGTTCAGAGACTATAATGGAATGGGTTTGAGAGATCTAGCAAATCTCTATGATAACTTAAGGAATAGTCCATGCTCAAATAGAAATATTTGGGTTCTAAAACCAAACTTTAAAGTCTGTGTTTTGGGGGGAGGGTTAGCATACTCCAACTAATTACGGTTGGAACGCATTATTTATTTATATTTATATATAAACAATAAACACAATATAAAGAGTTCATATCATAATAAACTATAATATGAACAATAAAATTGAAATGGAATTAATCGTTTCAGATAAAAACATTATTGAAAAAACCATGAAGCCTATCTACGCTAGTAATGACGAATTAATTTGTGGTGTAATTGAATACAATGGACGAACATATTATCTTGATAATAGAGACCGAGATAGTATTATTAATTCAACAAAAAGTTTTGTCTTTGCAAATGAATATGATATATATCCATCTTATCCAATCAATTATAAAAGAATATCTTACCTTGAGTTTATTTATAATGTGAACTCAAACGAAAACAATTATTATTCATTCAAAAATGGAAATATATATGATTTGCGACGTTGTAATGTTCAAGTTTCTCATTCTTACACTGAAAAAATTATGAATCAGTATAATACAACAAATACTATACCAGAATATATTGAAGGACACTATAACACTAGAGGAACTCACGCGGGAATAATGAAAAATCCTTTGTGGAAAATAAATGAAGATGGAAAAGAATATTTATTAATGTATTGTGAAACAGATACAATTTGTAAATTATGTCAAAAAAGTTATGAAACAATATTAGAGTATGAAATTGTTCACAACGGAGGTAAAAAATTAACTTGGTTTAAAGGATTAAATGGATACATAATGTCTTCTAAGAATATGTATATTCATCAAGTCATTACTGGATGTTATGGAAATGGAAAAGGAACCGGAGTATTAAGCATCGATCATATTGACCGAGACCCTTTGAACAATTCTTTTGAAAACTTACGTATTGCAACCCGAAAAGAACAAGAAGCGAATTGTAAAGGCAATATAGATGGCACTAAAAGAGAAAGAAAAATCAACGCAAAACCATTACCAGAAGGATTAACTCAAGATATGATGCGTAAATATGTTGTATATTATCACGAATGGTTAGATAAAGATAAAACAAAAGATAGAGAATATTTTAAAGTTGAAAAACATCCAAAATTAAATAAAATATGGATAGGTACAAAATCGAATAAAATTAGTATTTTCACAAAACTTTTCCAAGTAAATAAGTTTGTCGATGAATTAGACAATAAAATAGTAGAGACTAATAATATAATTATTCCAGAAAACTATATTCAACCTTCTTCAACCCAAAATAAACTCCCAACATATATTTCATTTGTAAATCGTAGCAAACCCTTCTTCTTATCATTTGATAAAAAAGATGAAGCAACTAAGAAAAGATTAAATCTAAAAATGAACCTGCCAGAAGAATATGATATGGATGAACAGTTAACAAAGTTTATCGAGAAAATTAAAGCAAAATATCCACAAATGTCATTTGATACATAAATAAATATATACAACTCATTTTTATAATATTTGTTTTAATTCTTCATATATATGTTTCATTTTTTCTTCGTATATTTTCTGATACGATTGTGTTTGACGATAATATTCTTCCTCGTCAATATCTTTTTGATTCAAACTCTTTGTCAATGATTGTTTTATTCTAGTAAAACATAATTTATGTTCTATATCTGTCACAATATGATGGCATGATAAACATAGGATTTGACATTTATCAATTTCATTATATATTTCTTCCAGACTAGATCCTTCATTGATCATTGTACAAACACTCTGGTCTTTATGAAACATATTTAAATGGTCGTAATGATATCGTTCTGCAGAATGATTTTGTATACTTCTACATATTTCACATTGAATAACACGATACTCTTTCACTTTTTCCCAATTTGTTTTACGAATCCCATCATATTTTGACCAACACGTATCACATAATTCATTTCCTTTCCATATACGATGTGTATTTATTTGCAGACATATCATATTTTTATCGCATTCATGGCAATTTTTTGTCGATTGATTTAAACTTTCAAAATAAACGCCAATATTCATCTGTTTATCCAACCATTCACTTGCTGGTATCTCACTATATAATGTTTTACACGCATTTGGGGTAATATATAATAAAATACTTAATTCTGTACAATAATCATCTATTGTTTTGTCTTCTAGACAATTTTGAGATAAAATATACGTTTTGATTTTTTGTTTGAGTTTATTATTTTTGTCGATATTTATTTTACAAATTGTACTTGTTACATTATGCCCAAGCTCACCACAATTCTTACAGACTTTGCGGGGTTTATCTTTCTGTGTTTGAGTTATTAACTCTATTAAAACATCATTCAAAGAAGAACAAGAAAGTATTTGTATATGTTCTTCTTCACGTAGAATATATAACAGTTCTGCTTTTGTTTTCGTAGTCACTCCTTTGATACCCAATTTTTTACACTTTTCAAGTAATTCTGAACGATACATTTTATTCATTTTATTTGATTTTATTTTGTCGATAAAAAATAAAATGAATTATTAATCAATTTTACAATTATTTACTAGTTTTATTATTTATAACATTTTCAAAAATGTTGTATCAATATTTTTAAATAACGCACGTATAGAATTAAATATATTTATATAATTATCCAAATAATTATGATAATCTTCTAATAAATCATTTGAACTTTTTAATCTTACATATCTACTATGAAAATTAGGATCAGCTGGACGACCATCTAACGCTAAACACGAAACAGCACTATTATAATTTGATATAAGTATGTTAATATCAGTTACTCCTTCTTTATATTTTTTATAAACAGATACACGAGTGCTTTTAAGTATACATATATATTCGATATAATAATTAATAAAATATTTAATATTTTCAATTATATTATTGTGAAAGTTACGATATTCATCTCTTACATTATCACTTTTTATCTTAACTAATTTTTGTTTGAGTTTTTTAATTATAGATGGAATTGTTTTTAGAAATTGAATAGTAATTCTTTTTGTTTCTTCATTAAAATTATGTGTGTCAAAATTATTACCATATAACGTTTTTATTTGGAGAAACTTTGTCGTATTTACATTAAAATCTACTAGATGTATTATTGATTTATTTATAACAAAATATAAACTATCCAAATAATTTATATTTTCAATTGTTAATCGTGTTTTTGATTGTTCATTAAATCGGTGTAAAATATTAACACAATCAACTGTTTGTTTTCTTGTAGAAGTCATCTGATTAGCATTTTTTATTTAAATGGATATTAAATAAAAATATATCAATTTATTATTTTTATTTATTACTTATTTATAACACAATACTAAACAATCCACTCTTATATATTCTTTAATAATAATTATTTATCTCGTTATTTTTCTTTTATATAGTATTTTTCCAAAATTATTATGGTAATTGACACACTTTTGCGTTAAAATCATCAACAAATTATTATAATATATAATTATTATATGAGTTCTGTTATAATTTATACATATTTTTCATCACATTCATCTGATTATAATTTAAATTATTTTGTTAAAAAAGAATTATCATACAAAGATAATATTGATTACATTATAGTTATTAATGGATATAATTATGATCAAACTATTAAATTTCCATTTTTATCCAATTTAACAATACTTAAAAGAGAAAATGTAGGATATGATTTCGGTGGTCACAATCATGCCTTAGAATATATTGAAAAAACTCCTAAAAAATATGATTATTTTTTTTTTATGAATAGTGGAGTTATAGGACCAATTATACCTCATTATTTTACAGAAACCCATTGGACCAATATTTTTATAAAAAAAATAAATGAACGTGTAAAATTGGTTGGAACTACTATTGTCTGTTTACCAGATAGTGATGCTGGAGGATATGGTCCAAAAGTAGAAGGATTTTTTTTTATGGTAGATAATATTGGGTTAAAATTATTAAAAAAACAAAAAGATATTTTTTGTAATCATAATAATAAATATAGTGCTATTGTAAATGGAGAATATGGATTATCTAATTGTATATTAAAAAATGGGTTTTCAATTGATTGTATGTTGCCAAAATATCAAAATATAGATTGGACAAATAATGATAATTACAAATTAAATAATAATATACATCCTTCAAGAAATAAAAGTTTTTATGGTTATTCAATTAATCCATATGATGTAATATTTCATAAATGGTATTGGCATAATGCAGATAATGTAAGTTTTGAAATTATTAAACAATATGTTGATGATTTTAACGCAAAAATTGGCGTTTGATATATGTAAAGGTATAATAAAAAATTGATTTTGTTTTTTAAATAAGTAATCCAATTACTCAATTTAATACGACCGATGGCAGCAAATCAACTTATGCAACAATTCTGTGAAGAGTTTATACTCTATCTTCTCGAAGTAAAGGATGAAAATCAGCTCATTATTAATAAAATATTTGATGAAGATTGGGGTCCCGATCGTGAGCTTTGGATAACGAATAGTTTATTAGACTATCTGGGGAATGGATTAGATTATAAAGAAAACGGCGTCGTGTTAATTAACGGACGCGATGTTCGGTACTGGGAAGGTACGCGCAAAATATTAAATGAAATAACTAAGTATGAACATAATGCTGAAATTAAACAAATTAATGCGGATTTGCGAGATTGGCGAATAGAGTATCCACACGCATTTTATAGTTCATTAGTATATAATTATTATTATCGTTATGTTCATGATAGAACAGATGAAGAATTAATTACATTTCTCAAAGAACTAATACACGCAAATATTATCATTCCAAAATAAAATATATATTTATAAAAAAAATAATTATTATTATAAATAAATCATATTTTTATTAACACCCTCGCACATTTAAAACGGCACAAAATACCCAATAAAAATGACTATTAATTTACAACTAATATATTTGTTGTGATTACAATAAATATATAAAAACAAATAAAAAATATATACAAATTTATATCTTATAACAACTACTAATTCTAATATAATATTTATGCGGTTTCGTCTTCTTCTACAATTAACAATTTCTTTTTAGGTTTTACTATTCTCGCCTTTTTTACCTTTGATTTTACTTCTATTTCTATTACTTCGTTTTCTACTTCGTCTTCCTCAACCACTTCATTTGACGACGGATTTTTTATTTGATTGATTTCTTGGCGTGTCAATCCTATTAACTTATAAAACTCGTCTTCGGTTATATCAGCAATTCCCAACTTACGAATGTCTGGAAGATATTTGAATGCTTCACTATCTAAAAACGATTGTCCGTATTTAGGATAATCACTAATAACTACATTAATGTTAAAACCCATTATTTTTTTAATCAACTCTAAATTGTCGCCCAAAATGTAAAACTTGTGATTTCCAGTCAAACTCATTTTTCCTTCATCAATAAATGCCCCCTTAAATCCTCGTTTATTCGCAATAATCAGTTTGCGTTTATTTGCGTCTGGATGTTGTTCTGTTGCTTTTTTAACCAATATACCTTCGTTTAAGGTATATGTATCAATCGCCCACATATCTTCTAATGTATATTCAGTTGGTATTTTTGCCTTTGTTCCAGATGATTTTATGGTTTTTGTTTTGTATTCCAAACTACAATTATGTTTTTCTATAAACTGAATTAGTTTATCAAATATACTATGGAATGCTAATGGAATGGAATAATTTTTATTGAGATATTCAAACGATGTTGTTGTAAGTTTTTTGCGTTTGATTTCGCTAATAATCTCTGTCTTTTTATTTTGTGTATTAAGAGTGTTTTGTAATACATACAACGAAATAGGAATATCAGCATTAATCATTCCTTTTGATTGCGAATCGTCCCACAATTTCAACCAAACAATATGTTTCTCCAACATCTCGTTATGTAGTGAATGACTTTTCTTCAACCAACTTAACGGATTAATGAATGCTAAAAACCCATCTGGTTTCAACCATTCAAACGATTTTTCAATAAACTTCGTCCAGATGGTTTCATTTTTATCTCCCAATTAAATATTTTTTATGGTATTTAATAAACAACCCACCAACACAATAAGTTTTTCCAGACCTTGCTTTTGCTCCTAATAATAATTCCTTTTCTCCTTCATCAATTCTTTCCATTTGTTTATATGTAATTAAATCTTGATGAAACCGCTGTTGTAAAGGAACTTTCTCATTACAAAATTTAGAATTCACTTCATTAATTGTAATGTCTTGTATAGATTGTTTGAGATTTTGAAAACATATTTCTAAATCTTCCAAATCTAAAATGTGATGGATATTTTCTTTGATATAATTGTTTGATGCTTGACTTGAAGTGATTATATTCATTACTTTTTGTTTATTATTCACAACAAGATAAATATCATATTCTTTATATTTATGTGAGTGTTGTTTTACAATTGCTAAAATTTTCTCAACATCGTAATTATCAATAGATTTTTTACTATCATCTAAGTAAAACTTGGAAGACATAAAAACCCATTTCCCATTATTTTTATTTTGTAAAGTAATATCACTTGAACCTCCTTTTCCTTTGCTAAATACAGATATATCTTGTAAGTAAATTTCTAAATCCGCCACTTTTTTTAATTTACAAGTATTAATATTTCCTTCATAATGGTCGTAAATATCATTTGGTAAGATGGAATAAAATCCAAATTTAATGATAATATCCCATACTTTTTCAAATACATTACCTCTTTTAGATTGCGTTTCTGCCTTTGTTTTACCATTTACAGATTGTAAAAGTTCGTCAAAAGTAGAAACTTGTTGTATGCGTTCAAATAATTCAATTCCGTTCATTCTTGATTATAGTTTAAGTATTGTAGTATATTTATTATTTCATTTATTCAAATCAATTTTATTTTATTATAAGATGGTCTTTGTATTTAGGAAATATTTGAGTTTATAAAAACTCAACCATTCGTTCTTGTGTAGTTCCGCCTTTTTCATAAAATATTTTTCCAACACATTTTTTATTATTGATTGTTACTAATAATGTAAAACTGCGAAATACAAAATTATTATTTGTTTTTATTACACAACGCTTACCAATATAACATCTACTATATGCTGGTTTCAAATGCGAACCAACCGAAGTTTCATCTAAACAAATAATTTTATCAATTGGATATTTACTAACTTCTTTATAAAAATCATTCATTTCATTTTCTTTATTCGTAGGTTTCTTGTATCTTTCTTTTGTAAAATGTTGATGTCTTGTTCTTTTTCTGGTTCTATTATTAGCACGAACAACTCTACCTAAATGTTGTCTTGTAATATCAAAATCCAATAAGAGCAATAATAATGATTCGTATAAATATTATTTATATGAAAATTGTTTTTATACAAATTATTATACAAATTATATTAATATTATTCCAATTCAAGTTGTTATAATAAGTTTTTAAAAATATAATAATATCAAGATAAAATACTTATTAAATTAAACAAATGAATAAAGAAGACTATCTTCAAATAAAACTCATAAGAAGACAGAAAAAACGTTCTAATAAACGCGGAGCTACGGCAGATGAAGTTATTTTTATTTTTGAGAAAGTTTTAGAAGGATGGAAAACGGTTCGTATATATAATACAATAATTCAAAATAATCCAGCATCAGAAATCGACAAAAAGAAGACAGAAACAATTGCTTCTGGAAATTGTCGTTTATATGATTCAGAATTGTCGAAAGAACGATATCAATATTATACTGAACTCAGAGAAAAAGTGTATGAATATAACATTTATAATAAATAAATATAATTGTATTGCATTTACATGTATTATAACTCTAATTTCTAAAACATATAATAATTATATTTACACCTTTTCACATTTCAAACGCAGATTTTATATAATAATATAATTACTTAAAAAAAATTATATTATTGTTAAATTATATTAGATGGATAATGACGTAAAAAACCCAAGACGTTCAATTAGTTTGGGAAGAGGGAAGAGGGGGGGGGGTATAGAAGTGAAGAACTAAATAAAATTATATTACAAACACAAAATCAGACAGATTTATTGGTATTTTATATTTGTTATATTAGAAATTATAAAGAACTAACCGAAGAAATGATGGAAAATATAAAAAGGTTTGATAATAATAGTAAAATGTTATTGATTAAAGAATACAATATAGTTATAAAATCAGTAAATAGTTTATTAGAATAATACAAAAATCGGCGTTTGAAATGTGAAAAGGTGTAGAATAATACAACATATAGAAAAGCGTTTGAAATATTTATTTAAGATGATATATAAATAATCAAATAATAATCAAATAATAATCAAATAATAATCAAATAATAATCAAATAATAATCAAATAATAATCAAATAATAATCAAATAATAATCAAATATATTATATTTATAAATATATATAATGGTGTTTCGTATAGAAGATTTTATAAAAAAATATTTAAAAAATATTAAAATAGCTTATATTTTTAAATTAAATTCAAAATTAGGAAACAGTTTACAGAAAATGGTAGAAAATGAGAAAATAAATGAAGATGAATTGAGACGATTATTAAATATTACGATGAATAAGAAGACTATAACTAATGCGTTCAAAAGTAAAGATAGTTTTATCACATATTTTAAGAATATATATTCTCGATGTATGAAATTAGGATCATATAAATCTCAATATGGTGGAAAAGAACCATCACGAACTTCTTTATTAAATAATATTTTATTGTATATTATATTAATAATATTTATTAATAGTGTATCCGCAGAGGTCGAACCAATAATTGCAAGTAATTATTGTAATGAATATGGAGCCGGAACAATTTCTTATGAAATATGTACAAGATTATTATATCTATATAATAGTTATATTTGGTTAGGATATGTTCCACCTGGTATATCATTTAATCTCTGGTTAGAATGGAATGGTTTTTCTATACAAGAAAATAATGACGACTCTCTAATAAATGATATAGAACAACGTTATGAAAATAATATTATTGTACCAAATATAGGAGGGTTTTTACCGTTGCCACCATCACCACCTTTTAGACCTAGAGTTCCAAGCCCAACCTTTGACAATCAATTACCATTTCTTCGACAATTAAATCATTTTAGAAACTCATTAGAAATAAATGAGGGTCCATTTCCAGAATATTTAAGACGGAGACGTCAAGCTCCATCAGTTCAACAGTTATTACCAGCACCAACAGAACGTCGTTTATTACCTAAACCAAGTTCACCTGTTATTGAACCAAATTATTTGCCGATGCCAACAGAAAACAATTTACATCGTTATTTACCTACACAAAATAATGGATTACTTTTACCAATGCCTCAACAAGCAGAATATACACAAGCAATTGGTTCTGTATTAATAGTCGTAATGATGCGAATATTTTCGACAAGAAGGATCACAAGATTCGTAGATGGTTCTGATTTTAATGATGAAGATGATGATAGTTTTGAATCTGCTAGAAGTAGTCAATCATCTAATTATGAAAGTCCGCCTGAAAATAATACATTACAAGAATTATTGAAATTTATAAGTGCTACAAATGAAGAAGAAGTATGTCTTAGACATTTTTTTACAAGAATAGTATCGATACAATCAGTAGTAAGAGGTAATCAATCGAGAAGACGTTTAAGTAATGAAAATAAACGAGCATTAAAAATACAAAAATCATTTCGTGGTCATATGACGAAAAAACGGCATCCAAAAGTTCAATTAGCTAGTATTTATCCTAATAATGATAGTATTTTTTACAAAGATAATCCAATTTATAAAAATAAAAAATCATTATCATTAAAACAACCATCTATAATTTCTAGTAACAGTCCAAGATATCAAAATATATATAAATCGACAAGTTCACCGCGTTATCAAGGAGAAAATCCTCATATTAATAGATTGCGAGAAATACGGAGTAGAAACCTACGTAAAAAATCAAGGCCTGTATCAGGTTCGCAAAACATAAATGAAGTTTATACTTGTCACGGTGATAGTTGTGTTAAACTAGAAGATGAAACGCCTTTTCAAAGAATAAGAAGAGAAACAGAAGAACGAGCTAGACAAAATCCTGGTGCGCCAACATTATTAAAACCAAAACCAAAACTCGATAAATCATTTTATGGTGTTCATTCAATAGTTAATGACCCGATAGCGATTGAAAAACATCGTAAAACAAAAGCAGCAACAAATATACAACGCATGATTAGAGGTCGTCAAACACGAAAAAATAGAAAACGATAAAATAATTTATTAATTAAAAAAATAAATAAATAATAAAAGACATTTATATCATAATATTTATCTGGAATAATATTTACTACAATTAAATATTATTTATATTAACAGAAGAGTTTAGCCATATTACGTACTTCGGGTTTATTTTCTTCTTTATAAAATAATTTATTGATTTGAGTTTCATCTCTTAATCTGATAGTATAATCTTGTTGAATATTATTACGACCAATACGTCCAAAAGCTTGAATAATTTTTTCCTGTGTAATAGAAAGGTCTTTCGCCAAATATCCATGACAGAACTGATAATTTGTGCCATAAATATAATCACTAGATGCAATTATCATATATAACTTCTGTTCATTAGCGAGACGCTTGATGATTTCTGTATAAGCAATGCTAGGATGATTAGTGAATACACCAATTCCCATTAATAATAGAACTTTCCAACTATCATCAACATCTTTTAACATCATAATATTTACAATAGTATTTTCATCAATATCACTTGTAAATGCTTTTTCATTACGATTGCGGTCAGATGAACCCCATTTTTTAAGATGAAGTGGTTTATTTGGAATCAAAATATCATTTAATTGTGCTGACTGAATCATTTGTCTGTATCGCTCAATTTCGTTCTCCAATTTTGCAATAGAACGTCCATCTGAGTTTGAATCGGATGCTAATTTAACCTTGTTTTTTTTCTTGTTTTTGTCATTTCCACCGTCTCCATCAGAAGAAGCTACGACTGATTTTTCAGTAAGTAATTCCAATTCTTGTTCAAGTTCTTCAATTTTATCGTTGATTGTATTATTCAGAGTGATTTTTTCGAGAATATCACTCATCACTTTATCTGGAATATTTGATTGTTGTATGTAGAACTTGGCAATTTTTTCAACATCATTTGTAAGAAATATAGTTGGTCCATCTGTGAGAGTAAAAGAGTCTTTTGTCGTTACATAAATACCAGTCTGTTCTTCTTTTACTGGTTGAATATCTGATACGCTCTGTGTCCGAGATAATGGTGCTCCAGAAATGACTGGTTGTTGAATAACAGAAGATGCGCCTAAACTCGCCGATTTTCGGATTGCAACACCCTTGAGGTCTACTTGAGTATTAGATTCGATGCGTCGTTGTTTCTTTAAGTTCAAATGATTATATATTCTCGCCCATAATTGAGGTGATGTAACAACAAGAGATTCCAATAAGTCGATATAATATAATTTTATTGATGACATATTTATATCTGCAATAGAACGAAATCTTTCATTTAATCCTGGTTCGGCTATTTTTGAGAGAATATAACTAATGAACTTGATAATCTCTGATAAATCCAAATATCGTAAAATGGTCATATTTTCGCGACAATTTTCAACAATCAATTGAATCTGATGAGGGTCCGCGCTCAATAGATGTGGAACAATGACATATCCAAACTTATTAACGATTGGTATTGATTTCTTTGAATCATAACTAACAATATTATGTATTTCTGCATCGGGAAACTTGGTACGGAATGATTGTATGCTAGTTTCTATTTCGTATAATTTCGGTAATGTTGCAGAAGATAAAACCATATTAGGTATTAAGTTGTTTGTCCAATTCTCGTGAATAATTGAATGTAGTTCATGGTCTTCATAGTCCATTGTTATTGTAGGTTCGTCCCAATAAGTAATAATATTATTTGCTTTGTTAAATGACAACATATAATACATTGCTGGCAAATAGGACTTGACATCACATATCATTATTTCTACTTTATCACCGACAGAATTATCGACTTTTCCAATACCACCTGATTTTCGATGCTTAGTGTATTCTTTTGCTGCAAAATAATGAAGACGAATATCTGCTGCACTATCACAACCAAATGCAAATGCAATTTTCTTTCCCATTGATATCGCAGATTTTGCTAATGCTAAACCAACATGTCTTGCAGCACAAACAAATATAATACGATGTTTAATATGTTCTTTTGTAATGGGACAGTCTGTATATCCTTCTGATAACCCAATAGGGGATAATGTTTTACCTGTTCCAGTAGGTGCAATATATAGAATAAGTTTGGATTGTGTATTTTTTGCAGCCATAAATAGTTCGCGTTGATGTTCATACAAAGTGATATCCGAGTATTGTAATAATAACTTATTTTTCTCTATGAACTCAACCGAGTTTTGAATAACTTCTATCATATTCAATTCACTCTCAAACTTCTCAATAATATTTTTACGAATAAATGACATAACATGGATATTTAATTGTAGAATATTCATCGTAATTAATTTATAAAGTGTAAAGTAATGAACGCACCAATTATTGGTGTTTTGTTTATTTTTTAAAATATTATCAACTAAACTCAGAAGAAGGTATTCATATATCTCCATATTATTCATTAATTTATTAGCTTCATTTTTTTGGAGACGTATTTGGTCAGCTTTTTTAATTATTGGTATTGATTTCATTGTTTTATATTCATCAAATACAACTCCATATTTGTGAAAACCATCAATAATTGGTTGAAAGTAATGAAAGAATAGATAATCATCCATTATTTGCGAAAACTCAATTTTTAAATATCCAAACAGAGATATATGTCTGTTATATCTAATATTAACGTCATGATATCCACTACAAATTATATTGAGAACTGCTTTTTCATTTTCTAAAATAGGCAATTCAATATTTGTCCATTCTGTCTTGTTTAATTTGCGTTGATTGATATCCATTATAATGATTTGGTTTGCTCGTTTAAATTGATTTGATTAAACTATATAAAATCAAATCAATTTATTTTAATTTGTTTAATAATTTTATTTTATAAAAAAAAATATTTACTTACAAAGACGAATATGATGATTATGATTATGATTATTATTATGAATCGGATGATGATGATTATGATTATGATTATGATTATTATTATGAATCGGATGATGATGATTATGATGATAATTATCTAAATTTTGTTTAACGCATTGTATATGTTGATTATTATTATGGGTATGATTATTAATACGTTTATCTATATATTCTTTAACGCATTGAGTATCATTATTAAAAAAATATCTATATAAAGCGTCAATTTTGTTAATCGTTTTTTGACTTGATATATAATTAGTATTATTTTGTATACTAATTATTAATTTCTGCATAGTTTCATAGTTTTCATTGAAATCACTAATATATTTATTCATAATATCATGTTCACGTTGTAATATAGCAATTTTTTCATTCATTAAATCAGTTTTGTTATTTGAATCTATAGCAGTTATATTTAAAGACGTAATATCTTGTTTACAAGAATCTAATTTTAGATTAATATTATAGATATTACTCTGACAAGATAATAATTGTTGAATATTATATGTATTATTATCAGTCAATTGTTTTATTTGTTTTTCTATATTTTCAAAATCATTTTCATTTATATTAATATTTTCCATATTTTTTTTAATATTTGATATTTCTAGGCAATTATTATTTTGTATTGTAGTTAAATCATTTATTTTATTATTTATATTTGATAATTTTTCATTATTATTATTATTTGTGATATTAACATGAGTTTCTAATTTTGAAACATTATCATTCGTAATTGTTTGTTTATTATATAAATCATTCATTTTATTATTTATATTTGATAATTTTTCATTATTATTATTATTTGTGGTATTAACATGAGTTTCTAATTTTGAAACATTATCATTCGTAATTGTTTGTTTATTATATAAATCATTCATTTTATTATTTATATACATATGGTAATCTAAACTAGGTCTTGAATTATTTATTTGTGGATAACAACGTGGAATTTTTTTTTTAAATGTAAAAGTATGTTGAAACATCATTATTATATATATAATATATAATAATTAAAATATCAGCAATTAAATAGTGTAATTATAAAATATAATATAGTATAATACAAATATAATATTATATTATCTATATATGTCTTGTGATAATGAATGTGATTTTATGATTACATGTCCTCATTGTAATTTAATAATATTAGTTGAAAAAATAAATTGTGGTATTTTTAGACATGGAATATATAAAAATACGTTCCAACAAATTGACCCACATTTATCTAAGGATAAATGTGAAATGCTCACCAATAATAATAAAATCTTAGGTTGTGGTAAACCGTTTCGTGTCAATAAAGTAAATAACGATTTTATAGTTACAATTTGTGACTATATATAAATTATAATTATTAATATGATAATTATAAAGAAATATATTTATGATTAGTCATTAAAGATGAAGTTTTGTATTTTAAGATATCGTGTTCTTTAATTGTTGTAGGAAACTCATCATTACCATAAATATCTTGTAATAGTAACCATTCAAAAAGACCTCCTATATAGATATAAATATTTGTAAATCCTAATTTTTTAAGTTGTGTATATTTTTTGCTAATTTTACCATCATCGTCATTACAATTTTTACCATAAATAATAATATATATATCAAAATGTTTTTTATTGATATATTGATTAATAATTTTTTCCTCATCATGTGCTGAAATAGTTCCTGTTATAAGACATTTTTGTTCAATTATATCCAACGTATTTATCATGATAGAATTTATATTAGTAGGAAATGTATTTTTACATATGAGTTGGACATCTTCAAAATTGACCTTTTTAATAGTAGAAAAAAAATTACCCATTTGTTTAAGTTGTTATCTAATATTTAAATACTTTATTGGATTGAACCACATAATTAGTTGAATCGTACAACAATTTCGACATCTTCTTTTTTTATACTTTTTGTTGCAGAAATAGATAATTCTTCTCTCTTTTTTCGTGTTTTTGAAGACGCATCTGATTTATCAGATTTATTATTCACATTAGAATTATAATTAATATCTTTTCTTTTACTTGTACTATTTCGTTTATTCATATCATTTTCAATATCTTCATAATTATCTTCAATAAACTGAATTATATTGTTTTCTAATGTCCATTTGAAAAAATTGAGTTGTCCAATTGTAGTCTCGATATGTGTGCCATTTTCATATGGAATACTTATTCTATCCCAACGACAAAAAGGGTCAAAGTTCTTTTTACTGTATGCTTTCAATTTCAGTTTATAATCAACATATACTTTGAATCTACGAGTATTTCCATTTTTCTCGATAATATTATAGAGCGTAAAGTTCTTTTTAGCATAATTTGTGGCAAACCAATCGACAATACGAAGTGAAATCTTCGTTTCACCTGTAATAATTTTTAAAATGCGTTTTAAATTATCACCTTGTCTATAAAAGTCCATTAATGTATTCATTAAAAGATCATTCTGCGTACAATATGTTACAGATGACATAAATATAATAAATATGTCTGCTTTTTTTATATACTAATTTGCATTAATTATTCTTAACATAATTCTCGTGTTCAAGTAAATTATCAAAATAATTTGTTGTTGGATTGAATGGATTATATCCTCGCTGTCCTATCATTTCTCTTTCTGACATTTTATGATATGATTCTTCTCTTTTATTTGTCTTTACACAATCATTCTTTATCCAATCGTTTTTTGTCCAATCATCATTATAATGTTTTAATGATAACATATCTTCATTTTCTAACAAACAACGGTCTGCTGATAAATGATTTTGGATAGGTTGTACTTGTACTTGTACTTCTACATTAGATATTATTGGACGTACTCGTTGAGAACGTTCTTGTTTTTCTCCATTTGTCCAAGAAACATAAAGAGACTCATTTGATTGTTCTATTTTCTGCATTTGAAATATTATTATATTTAATTTGTACAAAAATCACGATATTATTAAATAGAATCAATTCATTATAACAATCAGAATAATCATATACAGTCAGTATTTGCAACTGATTCTGAAATCCTAACAATATTCATATTCTTTGTAAAAACAAAAGCATCCTTTTTTATTCGTCTTCGTTTAAGATTACAATCGAGACAAGATATTACAACATTTGTCGATGAATGTCCTATATCATTATCTATTCTATCTAATGTCCATTGCTTCTTATCATGTGCATACTCATACAATATATATACGTTTTCATTACAATAAGGACAAAGTAAGTTAGATTTATCAATCAAATCGACAATTTCTGTAAATGTAATAAATGTATCATTATTATGTCTTTTTTTAATAATATCTTGTTGTTTATAAGAAGCCAATTTTTTTTTCATTTGTTTTTCAATCAATATGACTATAGGAATTGACGAATTAGTAGACATTTTTAATTTTTCCAAATATAACATTTGTTTATCCGCAAAAAATAAATCCAAATTAAAATCGTCATCAGTATATCGTAATTTGTCTATAGATTTTAATGTAACGACCGGTTTTGGTATTCTCATTACATTTTTCATTTGATATCGTTGTCCAGTTCCTATTATATCAATAACCTTCTTCATATCATTTGTCGAATTATCTTGCATATTATATTGATTATAGAATAATTATAATAATAATTGTATAATAATTATATATTAAAGAAATCATATTAAAATTATGTTTACATAAATAGTAAAAATGAACTCTATTAAATCAGATGAATGTATTGAACTCAAAAATATACAATACAAATCAATGCTTACTGGTGGAAATATAATTTGCAGTGATAATAAAACAGAAATGATTCGTGATTTAAATATTCTTGACAAGTTTCTCGAAGATAATAAATTACATAATCAATATGATAATTGGAATAAAATAGATAATTCCAGCAAATTAAAAAAATTATTGGATTATACAGAAGTATATGTAAGACATAATCAATTAACAGATTCGGAGAGTGAATTATTAAAAACATTTTTCAAAGACTGTATTCAAAATAAACAATTAATGCGTGTAAAAGATGTAGTATATGATAAAGAGACAAAGACCATAAAAGATATTCCACCATTAATATATGATAAAATTACAAAGATATTTACTCTTAAAAATATCGACAAATCACGTATTCATACTCTAAAAAACTTACCTCCTCCCAAGATTCGTGGAACTTTAAAACATAAAGATTTATTATAAAATAATTTATAATTTATTTTATAGTGTTTTATTGGGAGATTTATCAAAACAACAAATATTCATTATTTCAGTATTAGAACCATATATTATATATATTGGAACAATAACCCAAGGTAAGTTCCACAATAATGGAGGCCACCAAAATGATTCATTTTTTACATAAATCATTTCAATAAATACACTCACTAAATACCATACAATTAACGCAAATTGTATTCCCATAAAAATAATAGATGAAATATAAATAGATAGTTTATTGTAATCTATGAAGAAAAAATACATTATGATAAATGACATTATAAAACAGAATATTCCATGCACTATTTCACCAATCATAACAAACCTACAACCTTCATTTGTCGAAATATTTTGTCCATATCTTTTATCTGATAATGAATAATCAGCGTATAAATCCATATACATTTTATATGATAAAGCATCTGAAATAGATACATTATCATTCCAATAACATTTATTATCTGTATAATAATATTTTGATTTATTTTCTAAATAATTCATATTAAAAAGTAACATCATCTCAAATATACCTACAAAAATCATTAAAAATGACCATACGAATATGGTTATTAAAATAGGTTTATTGATACCATATGATTTACATATAAAATAATTTGCTGTGAAAAATACAATTAACCATAATATAACTAATAATGAACCTTTCATGTTATAATTTATAATAATTATAAATTACCAATTATAACTTATTAATCTTACAACTTACAATTTACAACTTATAATACTTATTTTATATTTTTACATACAGCAATCCGATATGAAAATGGTTGGTAATTTTTAAATATATATTTCAATAGAGAGTTCATAAAAATCGGCCATTTGAGTTTTTCTGTAAAATTATTCATAAAATATTCATAATATTTATCAAATGATTTGTCTGTTATATCATAAACTTCTATAATATTAAACTTATTTTTCAATTGCGTATCCCATTCATCCGCAGTAATAAGATTTTGTTTTGGAAATGAAATAAATGTTGAATACAAATATATAAATAATGAAGTATATATATTTTTCGTATAGTCATCTTTCAACACGATATCCGTTATGACAAATAATCCATCAGAAGATAATACGTCTTTTACATTTTTATAAAAATATGGTCTATCATAATAATGGAATGCTGACTCAATTGAAATTACATAATCAAACTCAGTATTTTTGAACTTTTTATTTATAAATAAAGCATCACATATTTCATATTTTACTGAAGTTATATTTTGTTTATTTGCTCTTTCAATCGCATTATATATTTGCTCTTCTGAAATATCAATTGCCGTTATTTTACATGTTTCATCTAATTTTTTAGAAAATATAATATCTTGTTCACCATAACCACAACCAACATCTAATATTGTCTTATTTTTTAATCCATCTAGTTTTGTTTTATCGAAAACAAACTGAATAAGATTTAAGTTAGCTTCTTTTAAATTGTCGATATTTTCATCCCATAATCCATAATTCATGAAAAAATTATCTTCACTCACAATATTGATAATTTGTATTAGATATTTATATGAAACCTTACCATTTACTTTACAATATATCATTATAATTATATTATAAATAACAAAAAATGTAATGAATAATAATAAAAGTGTTGATAAGATATATGTAATTATTTTATAAGAGAACATAATAATAAAATACTTATTATTTATTATAAAAAAACGAATAGTATAACAACATCATAAGATTTGATATTGTTATATATGATATAAAAATAATCATTTATTATTATAATAAAATGAGTTTAAATGAAGAAGAATTATATTCGACATTATTACAATTATTTTATGATTATGTCGAATTACATCCTACGCAAATTAGTGAACCATCATTTGAAGAAGATATGATTGATGCTGTTATTGAATTATTAATACTTTTTTCCGAAGATGAAGATGAAGATTATGTTTATATGATTTATGATTTTGTCGAAATTGTATTACCATTTTTTTATGATAGTAATATATATACAAGGCGTTCTTATAGTGGAAGTATTATATTACCGAATCTACAACCAAATCATAATATTACAGACAAAATTACAGAGCAAATCAAATATTTATCTACAATACCTCAACCAGAACAGCGAACAGATGAATGGTACACTTTTCGTAATAATCTTATTACTGCAAGTAATGCATACAAAATATTCGAGAGTCAATCACAGCAAAACTCTCTCATTTATGAAAAATGTATTAGTATTAGTAATATTAATAGTAAAGATGATAGTGTATTTAGTAATGTAAATACAGAATCAACACTTCATTGGGGACAAAAATATGAACCATTATCTGTTCTTTTTTATGAAGAAATATATAATACTAAGATAGGAGAGTTTGGTTGTATCAAACACAGAAAATATCATTTTATTGGTGCTTCTCCAGATGGTATCAATATTGATAAATCAAATGAAAGATATGGACGCATATTGGAAATCAAAAATATTGTCAATCGAGATATTACAGGCATTCCAAAAAAAGAATATTGGATACAGATGCAATTACAAATGGAGACTTGTGATTTGAACGAATGTGACTTTTTAGAAACTCGTTTTATTGAATATGAGAATGAATTAACTTTTTTATCAGACAGTGATTCTTCACTATTTACTTCTCGAAATGGAGAGAGAAAAGGAATTATACTTTACTTCCATAATAATATTACTGGTTCTCCACTTTATATATATACGCCATTAAATATGTCTCATTCAGAATATGAAAAATGGTCTGATACATTAATAGAAGAAATGATAACTGAAAATACAGAGTTAACTTGGGTAAGACATATTTATTGGCGATTAGATGAGATGAGTTGTATCCTAGTTACGCGCAATCAAAAATGGTTTAATGATGTTGTATCAATAATGAGTAATTTTTGGGATATAATCGAGAAAGAGAGAATAACTGGTTATGAACATAGAGCTCCGATAAAGCGAATACCTAAGACTAGTTTAGTTACACAAATATAATATTGATATTAATCTTAGTAAATTATTGTATCAACCATATAAAACTTTATTATGAAGTAAGCGCAGGAAGTTCTACAAGCGTTCCTGGTTGTGCGTTTAAAAAGAGATCTTCATTTGTCCGATAATAATTCACACGAATACCTTCATTATTGGGTACTGGTGGCAAAGGTTTGATAATATTTGACTTTGGATATATTTTCTTGTCGTGATAAAAATCGCCGCAAAACTCTGCTGGCATACATATTCCAATATCCGGATTTTTATAATATCTCAAATTATTAGTAATTTGTTCATAAGAACCTACACTAAATACAGGATAATATTTCCAAATACTAGAATAATTATCACTATCAACAATCTTATATTTAGTGGATGGATAAGAATTGAGAATAGGTTCATCATCACTTTTAGGATATTCGCCATATTGTAGATTCGTAAATGATTCAGTTATCATTGAACTATTATTATTACATTTGCCGCATTTTTTACTATAATAATCTATATGATAAGTAACTAAAGGAAAAAATAATATTGCTAATAATAGTAATGTTAAAAATATAAATCCATAGTAATCTTTTAACATATATATAATCAAATATTATTCATTTGTTTATTTTTTATTCATATTTGTCGATATTATAATATTTAATCTAATAATATTATAATATAATGCCTCCTAAAAAAACTAAAAAATCCCAATCCCAATCTGAAACTGAACATAAAACTAAAAAAATCAAATCTGACCCTAACCCTAACCCTTAACTTGAAACTACAAAATCCAAATCCGAACATATTATTCCTCACGAGTATATTAGTAATTTTCCTTATGTTCATCAAGAATGTACACATTGGTGTTATGCTGCTGTTATTTTAATGGTAATGAAACATTATAACCCAGATATAAATGTAACACAAAAAGATATAGTTTGTGAAATAACAGGTAATCCGCCACATACACATAATTCTGAAATGAATGAGGATCAAGATCCTTATCAATTTTTAGAACATTATGGATATTCTAATGGTGTATACGCTTCTTCTGTAATACCTTACCATGTTATTCAAGAAGAACATAAAAATGAATGACCAATAATAGTAAAAGTCGGGAGTGATTCAGCAGCACATTATATATTATTAGTTGGGTGTAATATAAAAGGCAAATTACCGAGACATAATACCGAGCAAATAGAAGTATATTATTATGACCCTAGTTTTGATTCAAGTAAAAGATGCTATGCGGATAATGCTATAAATTGTACTATAGAAAGAGGTAGTTATGCAAATCATAAAGTAAATTGTGCATATTTTGTAAAAGATATAGACAAAAATGGTGATTTTATCGAATATGAAAGTTATGCTCATGAACATATTCTTGGATATATATTAACTCACATGCCAACTGAAGATTCACCTATTTTTACCCCTAATACTGATGGTTGTAATATTGAGCCTCCTCAAAAATCTGATTGATTCTGGTGGAAAAAAATCGAGAAAGAAAAAACGAAAATCTAAATCAAAGACTAAAAAAAGAAAACAAAAGATATCGAGAAAACTTAAAAAAAATCGAAGAAGATAAAATTATTCATATAATCAAACGAGTTAAAAATTACTCAATAATTATATTATACAAATGGAAAAAGATATGTATGTTAAAAAAAGAGATGGTTCAATGGAACCAATCAAGTTTGATAAAATATTAAATCGCATTAAGATACAAGGGTCGAGGTCAAATATAAAACTCAATTATTCTTCTTTGTCTATAAAAGTAATAGACCAATTATACGACGGCATATCCACATCTAAAATAGATGAATTAACATGCGAACAATGTGCATCTTTATCTACGCAACATCCTGATTATGCGGTATTGGCTGCACGAATATTCGTTAGTAATCATCATAAAAATACGGCATCAAAGTTTTCTCAAGTTGTAGAAGAATTGTGGTCATATACTGATACAACGAATCGTGATACTCCATTAGTTTCTGACAATTTATATCATATAGTTAAAAAAAATAGTGAATTATTCGACAATATGATTGTCGATGATAGAGATTATTTATTAGATTATTTTGGTTTAAAGACGCTTGAACGTTCATATTTATTCAAAATAAATGGTAAAATAGTGGAAAGACCACAATATATGTGGTTACGAGTATCAATTGGTATTCATGGAAATAATATATCTTCTGTAAAAGAAACATATGATTTAATGTCACAAAAATATTTTACTCATGCGACGCCAACTCTATTTAATGCTGGAACTCAGAAACCGCAATTATCTTCATGTTATTTACTTGCAATGGAAGAAGATAGTTTGGAAGGTATATTCAATACTCTTCAATATTGTGCAAAAATATCTAAATATGCAGGAGGTATTGGTCTTCATATTCATAATATTCGCGCAAATCATTCTCTTATTCGTGGAACAAATGGTAATTCAACTGGAATTGTACCAATGTTAAAAGTATTTAATGATACGGCGAGATTCATCAATCAATCAGGTAAAAGGAATGGCTCTTTTGCTATTTATTTGGAACCATGGCATCCTGATATTGAAGATTTTTTGGAACTGAAAAAGAATCATGGTGATGAAGATTTGAGAGCACGTGACCTTTTTTATGCTTTATGGATACCTGACCTTTTTATGGAGCGAGTAAAAGAAAACGGTTTATGGTCATATTTTTGCCCGAATGAATGTCCAGGACTATCTGAATTATATGGAGCAGATTTTCGAAAATTATATCAAGAATATGAGAGTATAAATGGTAAGGTTCGAAGACAAGTAAACGCACGTGATTTATGGTACAAGATATTAGATTCACAGATGGAGACAGGAACGCCTTATATGTTATATAAAGATGCTGCAAATATGAAATCAAATCAGAAAAACTTAGGAACAATAAAGAGTAGCAATTTGTGTACAGAAATAATCGAATATTCTAATGATGAAGAGACCGCTGTATGTAATTTAGCAAGTATTGCATTACCTGCATTTGTCAAAGAAGATAAAACATATGATTATGATAAATTACACTCAGTTGTTGGAGTTATTACTCGTAATTTGAATCAAATTATTGATATTAATTTTTATCCTACCGACAAGACTAGACGTAGTAATTTGCTGCATCGTCCAATCGGAATTGGCGTTCAAGGATTAGCTGATACATTTATTTTAATGAATATTGCTTTTCATAGTGATGCTGCTAAAGAAGTAAATCGTCGCATTTTCGAGACAATTTATCATGGAGCATTAGAGAAAAGTTGTGAACTTTCAATTGAGAGAAAGCTTCATATGAATCATTTAAAAGAAATAATTAATGATAATCCAGTTATCAAATCGGTAATACAACTTGACAATCCGGATACATTAATAAGTAAATATTTATATCATTTGAATGTTGTTTTTGACCCATCTATAGAAAACTCAATATTAGCAGAATTATATTTAGATAAAGAAAATGCTGGTGCATATAGTTCATTTGTTCATTCACCAGCATCAAAAGGTATTTTACAATTTGATATGTGGAATGTAATCCCATCTAATGAACGATATGATTGGTCCACATTAAAAGAAAAAATACGAGTTAATGGATTACGTAATTCTCTCTTGGTTGCTCCAATGCCTACGGCAAGTACGTCTCAGATTTTAGGATATAATGAATGTTTTGAACCATTTACTAGTAATATTTATAGTAGAAGGACACTTGCTGGAGAGTTTATGTTGCCTAATAAATATTTAATGCGTGAATTGATTGAATTGGGATTATGGAATGAAGATATGAAGAATAATATTATTGCAAATAAAGGAAGTATTCAACAGTTGACCGTTTTACCGCAAGAAATGCGTGATAAGTATAAGATTGTATGGGAAATACCTATGAAACATATAATAGACATGTCTGCAGAAAGAGGTGCTTATGTATGCCAAAGTCAGAGTCTTAATTTATGGTTAGAAGACCCAAATTATAATACATTGACATCGATGCATTTTTATTCGTGGTCAAAAGGATTAAAAACAGGAATATATTATTTACGTAGAAAAGCAAAACATCAAGCACAACAATTTACAATTGAACCGACAAAAAATAATACAATAATTAAAAATAAACATGATAATGATATTATATGTGAATCATGTTCTGCTTAAACTCACAATATAATTTTTAATAATTAATTATATTGTGAGTTAATTAAATGTAAATGTATTAGTATTTAATACAAAATAAATATATTATTCATATTATTAGAATATGAATCATGAGTTTTTATTAAATATTAAACAAAATAATTTAGTTATATCAAAACCAATACAACAACTACTAGATATGTCAAAACGAAAACCAATACGACAACCAATAGTGCAAGAACCAATCAAACAAGAACCAATTAAACAAAAACCTATCAAACAAAAACTAATAAAATATAAACCAATAAAATATAAACCAATAAAATATAAACCAATAGAATACAAAATAATTGAGCAAGAATCAATACAGCAAGAATCAATACAGCAAGAATCAATACAGCAAGAACCGATACAGCAAGAATCAATACAGCAAGAACCGATACAGCAAGAACCGATACAGCAAGAATCAATTGAGCAAGAACCGATACAGCAAGAATCAATACAGCAAGAACCGATACAGCAAGAATCAATTGAGCAAGAATCAATACAGCAAGAATCAATACAGCAAGAATCAATACAGCAAGAATCAATACAGCAAGAATCAATACAGCAAGAATCAATTGAGCAAGAATCAATTGAGCAAGAATCAATACAGCAAGAATCAATACAGCAAGAACCAATACAGCAAGAACCAATACAAGAACAAATAGTTATGCCAAAACAAAAAAGAAAAGTTTATATAATAAGTAATATATCAGGCGGTGGGAGTAAAAAATATTTAGATAATATTATACAAAATTATTATACAAATGTACATTTTATAATAATTCGTTGTATGGATGATTTTAATAAACATATTTTTAAACCGACAGATATAATTTTTTTACAACATATAATATTCACAGATATTAATCCAAGTGATATATTAAAAATAATATATAATACTAAAGTAAAACTAATAATAACAATTCATGATTTTGTATGGTTTACTAATAGCAATAATAATAATTTAAGTGAAAATGATGTTGAACCGTATTTTGAAAATATATATATAAAAGATAATATAATTATAGATCCAGATATTATTACTTTATTAAATATAGCCAATTTAGTAATTCATCCATCAAAGTTCACTATAAAACATTATAGTAAATATTTTTCTACAAAAAATAATATTTTATATAAACATAATGATATTAATATTCAAGACAATAAAATAATACCAATTATTAATAATAATAAAATAAATATAGCGAGTTTTCATAAATTATCAAAATATAAAGGAGAAGAAAATATTATATTATTAAAGAATAAATATAAAAATTATAAAGGTTATACAATAAATTTTTTAACTGATATTCAATATAATGAAAAAAATTGGTACATAAAAATGAAACAAAATAATATACACGGTTTATTACATTTAAATAAATATGGTGAGACATATTCATATGCTTTAACAAAAAGTTTATCTTCTGGATTACCAATATTATATAATAATATTGGAGCATATAAAGAACGTATTAGTAAAAAAAAGGGAACACATTATATGAAAGTTATTGATAATGAAATAAATTATAATAATGAATATAAATTATTTATTAATTTTGAGTTTTGGTTAGATTACATTATAAAAAATAATGGATTAAATACATCAAATGAATATGAAAAAAAAAATGATTATGATGTATTGAAAAAGAAATATAATGAATATACTATGATAAAATATAATGAATTATATGATTTTTTATTTAGTGACGTATATAAAAAAGATATATTATCAAAAATACATAAAAAAGTAAAACCATTTGCTATATATTTTCCACAATTTCATAAAATAAAAGAAAATGATATTAACTTTTATAATGGAATGACAGATATTAAAAACTTATATGAATTAAATAAAACATTATATTATTATAAATTAGATACACCTTCTTTAACAGAATTAGGTTTAAAATCTATTCTAGATTATGACCTAACAAATGAAAAAATTATTCAACAACAAGTAAGTATAGCTAAAAACTATGGTATATATGGTTTTGCAATATATTATTATTGGTTTTCTCATAATACAATTACGAATAAAAATACGATTATGGATGAATGTTATGATTTATTTTTCAAAAATACATTAGATGGATTTAAAATATTTTTTATTTGGGCGAACGAAGATTGGACAAAAAATGAAGCGTTTGGTAATATGAATATTGGAGTAAAAATTGTAAATATTTATGAAAAAATAAATTATGATAAAAATATTGATAACTTAATAAGATATTTTAAACATGATAATTATTATAAAATAGACAATAAACCGTTATTTTATATTCATCACCCATTCGATATTAGTGATGAAAACTTAATATTATTTAAAGAATTATTGAATAAAAAATGTATTGAAAATGGTTTTGATGGAATAAACTTATATTTGAATAACATGTCAAAAACATATGATAATTTTAATAATTATAATTTTCATCCAAATTATAAAAAAAATATAGAAATAAATTATAAAAAATATGTTAAATTAAGTTTGGATAGTAATAGTAATTGTATTTTTTTTGATTTTAATAATAGTGCTCGTATGTTTAAACCATACAAACCAAAATTAATTACCGCATATAATAATAATAATATATATAATCAAGATGATTTTGTAAATAAAGTATTACAAAATTATAAAGGTAAAGATGTAAACAATGATATATTATTAATTAATTCTTGGAATGAATGGGGAGAAAATATGGCGATTGAACCAGGAAATATAAATCATTATAAATATTTATCACTTATTAAGAACAATTTGTTATCATTTTGTGCGGACGATAATATTGTCAAATAATGATGTAATTTTAGTATTTTTTCCATAAATATCAATATCATAACGCATTTTAATAAAACAACGTAGACATATAACGACATCATATAGAGCATTATGTAACTTAGTTACATCTAACATATTTTCTTTACCAAATAGTGTTGTATATAGAACAGTCAGTTTAGGCATTTTGTAATATTGTTTACCAAAACGATTTAAAGCAGCAATTTTACAAACAAATGCTCCATTTTTGGCAGTACAATACATTTTCTTATTTGTATATATTTCTTGTATATAATTATTAAATATTGGTTTGTTTTGTCGCAATCGGTCCATTTCGACAAGTAATATATTTCTGTCAAATTTAATATTGTGAGATACAACAATATCTGCTTTACGAAAATCTGACATAAACTTACGAATAATTTCGTCAATTGTCAAGTTAAATTGTTTTCGATAATGTTTTGTGTATCGATTTAATACTCGTCGTGTTTTGCCTTGTGTTTTTTCTAATGATATATGATGAATTGCTTCACTCTCAGGAGATATAATCACCCCTTCGGTTAATCGAACTATTTCATCAAATATTTTCGCCGTATTTTTTTCAGTATCATAAAGAATATATGATAACTGGACTGCATGGGGATAATCCGCTTCGTTTGATGCAGGTATAACGTGTCCTGTTTTCATATTATTTGTAGGAGTCAATGAATAATCAGTCCACGCATTTTTAGGCAGACATGTTGTTTCAAAATCGAATACCATAATATATCTTGGTATTGATAGTTGCATTTTTTCAAAAAAAGACGACGTCATTATTACTTAATATAAACTATTCATATTAAGTAATTTTAATCAATTTATTTATATTCTTTACAGATACCAAAAGTCTTTCTATGCCATAATGTAATACCATGTTCTTTAATCCCTTTAATATGTTGTTGTGCACCATAACCTTTATTACTATTAATGTTATATTTGTCTATCAATTCTGGATTATTTGTACATAACTCATTAATATATTCATCTCTGGCAACTTTAGCAAGTATTGATGCGGCTGCAATAGAGCAATATTTATTATCACCACCTTCAATACATGCGTGAGATACACATTCAAACCTTTGTCGATTTTTATTATATATATTCAACTCATTAAAATAATTTCCATCTACTATAAGATGTATATCTTCGATATTCATTTTTGAACGTGATAGAATATCACGAACACACTGATGCATTGCTTGTTGAGTTGCTTGTAAAATATTAACTTGATCAATCATATCTTCTGATTCATATTGAATTGACCAGAAAAGAGCATTTGATTTAATATAATCAGACACTGATTTTATCTTCTTTGTTGAATGAAATCGTTTACTATCTTTTAATAAATGATATTGAAATGTATCGCTATTTTTAGGTAAAATAACTGCGGCAACATATACGCGGCCAAATAATGGACCGCGTCCGACTTCATCTATACCTATCTCAATTTTTTCTGAATCGTCGAAATAATGTGGTTTAAGGGTTTGTAATTTAGTATTTATTTTAGTGTTTTTCATATGTGTTGTCATTGTAATCAAAATAACATAATAAAATATATTTATATTGAATGACAATTATATTTTCATATATAAATATATGACTTATTTCAATGATTTGATTAATAACGACTTCATAAAAAATCCATTAAATATATTTGTTATAATATTATTATCTCTTGTACTACTCGCGACTTTAGGAGTTTATAAAGAAGGTTTTACTTCATCAGGAACAAATAATATGAATACAAATACATATACAAATACAAATGGTATAACCACAAATACGAAGAAAATATATATTGATGGTAATGAACTAACTATTAAAAAATTTATAGGAACAAATGGTAATACGGCAGAAGTTATTGCCCTAAATGGAAAGAGTGAAATTATAATAACAGATATAAATGGCAAAATAACAAAATATACTTATAATAATAATACTAATAATAATAATAATACCAATAACAATAACAATAACAATACAACAGGTTCTTATATTACACAACAAACTATATTTTATGGACCGTTTGGTGGAACAGCAAGAGTTACAAAAGGACAAAATGGTAATTATTTAATAGAATTAACTAATTCGAAAGGTATGACAGAATATTATATACAAAATACGTCACAACAACAACAAGAAATGTATCCTGGTTCTTCTACATATGCAAACGTTCAATCGACAAATCAACCTTATACTTATCCTTATTCTCAACAATCACAACAAAATGATTATTCAAGTTCTTTACCTCCTGGAATACCTGCAAATCAGATACCACCTGGACATGAAGATTTATATATTCTCAAATCTGAAGTAATACCGCCAGTTTGTCCAGCATGTCCTGCACCAATTACATCAATTAAATCGAAAACAGATAATTGTGCGCCGTGTCCTCCTTGTGGAAGATGTCCTAAAGCTGATTTTGAATGTAAAAAAGTACCCAATTATAGTTCAACAAATAATGACCTACCTAGTGTTATTTTACCAGCATCATATTCTACATATGGTTCATAGATAGATACGATTATATAAATTGAATATTTGTCGAAATTATTTCATCTATAAGTTGAGTTTATTATCTTTTGCCTTTGTATATTTAGAATTATAATTTTGAATGATTGTATCATTAATATATAATACAATTAATATTATAATAAAAGAGAGTATTACATAAATTACCCATTTATATATATAATCTAACCCTATTTTAGGTACTAAATTATATGCAATTAAACCATATATCATTGCACCAATATCTAATGAATTAAAAAACATCATGATAATAACACACAAAATTATAATTGTAAATTGAAGGATAAAGTAATTAAAATATTTGCTGAAAAATATAATGACAAAATAACCGATAATAGAAGATATTATATTTGATATAATATATTTATTCCATGAAGAATATCCATTCATATAAGAATATATACTAGGTATTAGTGTTATCAAAAAAATATGTATAGAATCTTTTAATTTATTAGTATTAAATAATGGAGAAATAATAAAATGCAGTAAAAATATTATGATAATAAATAATAATATATGGTATACAAATAATTCGATAATGACTCTATTAAAAAATTTAGATTGGTCTAATGAGTTCAAATAATGATATGGTAATAAGGTAATTGTTGTTTGGTTAATATTTTCATTTAAATGAATATATTCTGTTGCAGTAAACTTTCCAAAAAACTTTATCATATTTGAATATAAGTCCATTTAATAAATAAGTATAATATTAAATAATATTTTTTACAGTTTATTCATTTTTTATCCTAATTTTTACACATTTTTTATCTAATTGAAATGATGCAATTTTAGTCTCTTGTGGTACAATTTTAATAATACATTTTGATTTTTTGCCGTATAATGGATTAAAACAACCTTTTTCTTTATTGTTTTTGTCGATTTTATCGCAACCTCTTGCTCTAAAATGTTCAAATCGTTCTCTTACTTCTTCATATGTTAATCCTGATTTTTTACCTAACATTTTATTAATTATTTCATGTAAATTATACATATATAATGAAAATGTATATCGGTTTTTCATATGAGCCATAGTAAGTGGTGCTGTCTGTAAATTATTCTTTAAGTTTTCTCTACAATGTTTACAAGGTAATACATTTTTCAAGTTCATAATAAAATCACGATAATTACGTTTATCTTCTGTAGTTGGATTTACTGGATAATTAAAACTTATCGTATGTAAAAAGAACCATATAGTTGGACCCCAAACACTAGTCAAGAATCCATCTCCACTACTATAATCATTCTCATTATAAATAGTATAAGTCTCATTTAATTTTATGCGTTTAGATGTTTTATTATTATTTTGACGTTTACGTCTTGTTTTTTTCATATTATATAAATATAATAATATAATCTATTTTGTAAGAAAATCTATTTTGTAATAGACTTAGTATATTTAGGACAACAAATTATTAATGCTAATAACTTATCTTCGTTAAAAAATCGACAAATTATATATATATAATTTATATGTATAATTTAAAAGACAATTTAACAAGTAGTATTAAAGGGTTAACTTATTTAAGAGGCGGTTCCGTTTTTAATAATAATACAAAAATTATTATTTATGTAGTCATAGTATTAATAATATTATTAATAATTTATTATGTATATGTCAAATATGTAAATCCAAAACTAAAAGAGGTTTATAAACCAAATAAAGAACAGGTTTCAACATCATCTAGTTCGGGAAATGCGTCTGGAAATGGTAGTAATACTGTTGAATTGTTTATTTTTACAGCAGATTGGTGTCCGCATTGTAAAGCAGCAAAACCAGAATGGGATGCCATAAAAGCAAAATATGATAATACAGAATTAAATGGGTATATGATATTATTTAAAGATATAAATTGTACAACAAACTCTCCCAATACTGATAGTTTAATGGATAAATATAATGTCGAAGGATTTCCAACTGTAAAAATGCTTAAAGATGGAAAAATAATTAATTTTGAGGCAAAAATAACGCAATCCAATTTGACTCAATTTATTACTACTACAATATAATAATATCATTCATAACAATTTAATTTCGACAAAAATCAAATCCTTGATTGTACCCAGTTTCATATAAAAGTAATCGGTCTTCTTCATGAAATAATATATTTTTAATTTTAGAAAATGACATTTTATCTAATTTTATGGGTATTTCTAATATATTATTGGGTAGTGGAAAAGTAGGATATAAGAGGTGATTAATATAACTTATAAAATTATAACATAATACTCCTATAAACTCCAAAATATTAGAATCGGTATTACAATGAATATATTTATCTGTCAATCCATAATCATAATAAATACCTAATATTTTTTCATCTTTTTCTGAGTTTTCTATACATTGTTTTATTGGATAATTACATAAAAAACTTCCATCAATATAATATTGATTAATATAATTATATGGAGTAAATATAATGGGAATAGAAGAAGACATATATATCGCATAAATAATTGGTAAGTTTGGATGATTCTTGTAAGATAATTGTTCCAATACAAACTTATTTACATTAAATACATATATGTATAACTCTATTTTTGTTAATTCATATAATTCTAATAATGTTGTTGTTGTCGACATTTCTAATAATTCAAAAAATGGTTTAAAAAATATGAGAGATACAGTTTCGTCATATATACCTTTTTTGTGATAAATATTTACAATATGATTAATATTTATTTTAAATGTTTCATGAAAAGGACGATTAATAATATAATTATGTATTGAATCTATATCTATACCTAATTTTTGAAAACATATAAATAATGATATTAAACTTCCAACAGAAGACGCATGAATCGTTTTAATTTCATTAATATTTAGTTTTTTTGAATCTAATAAAGAGTTTATTGTACCATATCCAGCAATTCCAGAAGGTCCACCTCCAGATAATACTAAATGTTGTATATATTCTGATTCTGATTTTAATTCTGACATATTTCCATATACGATAAAAAAAAAATAATAATAACTTATTATATGAAAAGTATTAGTTATAGTTATAAAGAAATTGAGGCGAATATAAATGGTAAAACGTATCGTCGTTGTTTTAAAAATAATAAAAGAGTAAAATGTCGAAAAAATACAACAAAAAAAATGTATACTGATGTGTTTGATCCTATTTATTATTCGCTTTTTCCAAAAAAAGCAAATAATAGTAAACGACGCAAAAATAAGTAATTTAATAATGAATAAATTAGTTATTATTAATAGAATAAATTATGAATAAACTCTTCTATTCATAATTTATGGCGAATATTTTCACTCTCGAAAATATTAATGATTTTTCTGAAAAAATTAACTTAGATGAATTATATGAAAAGAAAAAACAATATGATTTGAATAAATTAGAATTATATAATAAATTGCTTAATAGGATTCATGTGAAAATTAAGACGACTTCAAGACAAAAAATAGATGAACAATTTTGTTGGTATGTTGTACCAGAAATAATTATAGGTGTTCCTAAATATGACCAAGGAGCATGTATAGCATATTTGTTAAATAAATTAAAAGATAATGGGTTTTCCGTAAAATATTATCATCCAAATACTTTATTTATATGCTGGAATCATTTTGTTCCTTCATATGTAAGAACTGAATTGAAAAAAAAAACAGGAATTATTGTAGACGAGTTTGGTAATCAACAAAAAGACGAACAATCTACTAATACAAAAATGGAAGCAACAAATGATACGGTTTTATTTAATAAAATATCGACAAATACAGCAACAGTAACTGATACGAATAAAAAATATACACCTATTCAATCATATAAACCTACTGGAAGTTTTGTATATAATAAAGAACATTTATCTTCATTAGAGAAGAAGATGTCATAATAATTTATCATAATAATTTATCGTATTATAGGTTGTCGACAAAGTGGGCAATTATTTATTCTTCTTGTTGAACAACCATTAAAACATGGTACACAAATTGTATGAGAACAATCATATCTTCTGGAAAACAGATTATCAGGTCCTTCATTTTCTAGACAAACTGGACATTGTTCTACCTCTACATTATCTGATTCTGAATTAACTGATTCATCAATTACATTAATACATAATACAATATTTTTTATTGAATCATATCTTATTCCAAAGTTTTGTGATATTGGAGTAATTATATTACGATTACATGGTAAATTGGTTGAGTCTTCATATACTACAATATGATATTTTTCAGGAGTTAATCCAAATTGTAATAGAATATCATGACATATTGTTCCAAACATATTTTTTGTTGTCATATTTGATAAGAATGTATATTTTAATACACGATATGGTGGTGATGTTATTTTTATTGATAATTTAATATAATATGGATTGAGATATGTATTATAATAATTATAATGATTATAATTATAATTATAACTATTTATTATGTCAGAAGAAGAATTTAAATTTGTTTGTGTCGTTGATGCTTGCGCCATTGTTGTTTAGATTGATTTAAAATATATAATTACTTTTTAAATCAATTTTTCTTTTACGATACACAATAGACAAATCAAAGAACTAAATGTATTGTAGATTCTTTTTGAATATTATAATCAGAAAGAGTTCGTCCATCCTCTAATTGTTTACCAGCAAAAATAAGGCGTTGTTGATCAGGAGGAATACCTTCTTTGTCTTGAATCTTCTGCTTTATAGCATCAATATTATCAGATGGTTCAACTTCTAATGTAATCGTTTTACCAGTTAATGTTTTTACGAATATTTGCATTTTATTTAGTATGATAGTAATGTTTAATATCTTTTACATAATAAATAATCTAATCTAAAAATCATAATCTTCATCAAAATTTTGATAATAATGTATTATCTCATTAATAAAAATATCACGTTCTCTTTTTTTTAGTAAACCCCATAATATATTGATTTTAAACTTCATTGAGTTAGGTTCGTCATTTCGTAATTCAATATTTCTAATATATTTAAAAACCGTATATGTATAATGAGTACGATTTGATAAGTTTTCGCCGAAATATGCGGTTCGTTTAATTGGATTTACAAATGGTAATCGTAAAAATATTTTATAAAATAATGGAGTATATCCATACATCATAGGCACATTATTATTGGCAAATCTATACAAGTCGTTATGTAACGAATATAAATACTCATCTTGATAATTCGTTATATCTTCAATAATGTGGTAATAATAATCATAAATTAAATGTTTACTGTAAAAATAAGATAATATATCTTTGAGTAATTGTTTAGGCTGTGGATTCTGTGCATAACCTAGAATATGATATTGAATATCAAGTGAAAGAAGATGTAGTGGCATTTTAATTGTATCACTTGTATTATTTGTATTATTTGTATTATTTGTATTATTTGTATTATTTTTATTTTTATTTATGACAACTAATGTAGATTCCATTATAATAATATAATATAATTTCTATTTATACAGAATGTCGAAAGAAATTAATTGTATTCTGAATATTAGGAATAGGTGTAGACAAAATAGAATAATTAGACATTGTATTATTTACAAAATTAGATAAAGGATTATCTTTTGGATTCTTGATAGGTGAATGAATATTTAACATAATCATTTCAAGAGAATCTATTTGATTTTGTGTAGTACGAAACATTATATTTTCAACAATTGCTTCATATATTTGAATACCTTTTAAGAAGTTTTCTTCGCAATTTAAATACATTTCGACAATCAAACTTCTCGATTCTTCAATATATTTATATAATTGTTTTTCTGTCAAACGTGGTTCAATACGAATGGTTTTATTGTCATCTGTATAAATAAAAATGCTATTAATAATATCTAATAATTTTTTTTGATAATAGTTGACATTACGCATCATAGTATTTAAATTATTTGCATAATTTTTAATAAGAACGCGCGTAGTACGTTTTCCACCAAATTGACCATTTTTATTTGTATTTTTATTTCTAATAGAGAATGATTCGAGAATATTTGCATCATCATCAATATCAGATTCTTTTTCAACATTATTAAAATTAGGTTGAGAATCAGGTTCAATATTTATAGAAATATCTGAATAATGATTCAATTTTATATCAGAAAATTTTGTAATATTAGAAGGCATAGTTTTATTCTTTGTAAAAACCTTGTAAAACTCTTCTAAATCACGTTGAAACTCACTCCGTGTTTTTTCAGTCATTCCATGAAACTCGCCAGTAGTATAGTCATATTCAGAATCATAATACAAGTTTATCAGTTCAGGTATTCCTGGTTCATCCATAAGAGAGTCTTTATTTTCTACTTCACCATGTAGATTACCCAATAATATATTCATTTTCTCATAACATAAACCATTACTATATTGTTTTACTTCAATTCCATCTGGGATATCATTTTTCTGTCGCAATGTTTTTGTCACTTTATCTCCAGATATATGGTCAATGTATTCATATTTAGGATGAATTGTCATCATAATTGCTGCAAATAGATGTCCAATTTTTACATAAAACTTTGCAATTTGATTACAATCTGATAATTTATTAGAAATATGGTCAATATCTTTTTTTTGAGCATATATAACGGTTTCACCATGTTCGACTCTATCACGCATTTGTTTTATATCAATTTCAGAATAATATCGGTTCAAAATATCACCAGTTAACATAACCAACTTGTCGCAATAAGATTTATTATGTAGATTTTTCATGGTATTGAAATCAATTGTCAATATATATTGTGACGCAATATAATCAATTTTATCAGCAAAATGCGCATTTTTTTCGGTAAACTGTTTTTCTTTATCTCGTAATAAATCTTGACCCCATATGTATAATTTAGTATGTAAATTATCGTCGATATTACTGTCGTCTACTTTACGATTCGTTGATAAACTTGCAGAAGATATATTACCCATATACATCATTAATATATAAAAAAATTGAATTAAATACATATTATTATTATTAAAAGAATTATGAAAGATATTAAAGATATAATGATGCCAACAGAAATGAATCCTATATCAGTATTAAATACATCAACAACAATAACTAAAAGCAAAAAAAAAAAAGGTACAACCTCAGCCAAATACAAGGCAGAATTGTGGAACAATTTCGATAATGAAGTCTTTCCAGATAAACAAAGCAAATTAGAATGTATATATCGAAATTGTGGTAGCAGAGAAAATTGTGAATATTGTAATTCTATTTTAGCATTTTCAGATGAAGGTTTTCTCACTTGTACAAATACAAGTTGTGGTATTATTTATAAAGATATTGTCGATCAATCCGCCGAATGGAGATATTATGGTGCAGATGATAACCAAAATGCGGATCCCACGCGTTGTGGTATGCCAATTAACCCCTTATTACAAGAATCATCTTTTGGTTGTAAAGTTCTGTGTAATGGTTCAACTAGTTATGAAATGCGAAAAATACGCAGATATACAGAATGGCAATCTATGCCATATAAGGAAAAGTCGCAATATGATGAGTTTCAAAGGATAACAATCATGTCGCAAAATGCTGGAATACCAAAGGCAATTATTGATGACGCATTTGTATATCATAAAAAGATATCAGAATATGATACAACATTTCGTGGAGATAATCGTGATGGTATATTGGCTGCTTCAATATATATATCATGTCGTATTAATAATTATCCGAGAACCGCAAAAGAAATAGCAACAATATTCTTCTTGGATGTCGCTAGTGCTACAAAAGGTTGTAAAAATGCGTTACTTATTATTAATGATTTGGAAAAAGATATGGATAATAAAGAAAAAACCAATTTCTGTAAAACGACGCCAGTATCTTTTATCGAGAGATATTGTAGTAAACTTAATATTAATACAGAAATGACTAATTTATGTAAGTTTATATCAATAAAAATTGAAAAGAATAATTATATGCCGGAAAATACGCCAAACTCAATTGCAGCAGGCGTCGTATATTTTATTGCACAGGTTTGTAACTTAAATATTACAAAAAGAGATGTTAAACATACAAGCGATACAAGTGAAGTTACTATTAACAAATGTTATAAAAAAATAGAAAAGTTCAAAGAAGTATTAATACCTGGTAGAATATTAAAAAAATATTCGAATGCTATTATTTAGTTAGTTTAATTATAGATAATATTAATATTAATATTAATGTTATCTTAATGTTAATATTATTTTCATTTTTATAATGTTTTAATCATTATATATATTATAATGCTTAATTTTAGAGTTATTAATAAAAGACCATCATTCATTTCAAAAAAACCAATAATAAAGAGGAAACATATTGATGATTTTTATATAGTAAATGAACGTAAAATTCGTGAATGTACATTAAAACATGAAGTATTACATAAATTACAAGAAACTTATACATTTTCAAAATCAAATAAGTTAGCTTTTATTCATCCTACAAAATGTGGAGGAACTACTGTAGAAAACTTTATGCATGAAAACTATCGCAAATATTTTCAATTAAATAAAGCTCACGGTCAGACTTGTTTAAATCATAATAATCCTGTTATAATTGTGAGAGACCCTATTGACCGTTTTAAATCAATGTTCAAGTTCTGGAAATATGGGAGTCGTATAAATAGACGCACTGAATCATTTCTTAATAAATATAAAAATGTTACTGTAAAACAGTTTATTCAATTTATTAAAAATGATAAAAAAGAACATTTATTTGGTGGCGTAACTTGGGACGTTCATATCAAACCCATTACTCATTGGATTAAAAATACTAAATTACATAATATAATCATATTAAAATATCAAAAAAATCTTGATAATAGTGTTCAAAAATTATTAGAAATAATGAAAATACCTTCTAAAAATGTTCATGTTCCGTATTTTAATGTTTCAAGTACTAAAGAAAACGTTATTCTTGATGATGAGGATATTCAATTTATTAAAGAATATTATAGTTCGGATTTTGAATTATGGGAAAAAATTATTGAACATCCATATTTATTTCGTTTTGTTATATAATTTTATAATTTATAATATAATATAATATATAATATAATATTTTTATTCGTGAATCTTCTTGTCAGTTGTATATATTAATTCCAGTTAATCCACCTAAATCTACCATACATTTGGTTTGTTTCTTCACTTTGTACTACTGTTGATACTGTAACACCATCTCTTCTTTCAAGACTATTAATATAGTTTCGTATCAACATAGCTGTTCTATTATCTGTTATATCAGAATCATTACTTGTATTTTCAAACATATTTTCACTATTATTTGATACAGATACGATACATGCAGGTGTATTTGTTCTCGTTCCAACAACAACTTGAGAATAACTACGATTATCTCTTTGTGATAATGGAATTGTTTGGTTTTTTATATTATCAATTGTATCAAATATTTTGTCACAAAAATCATCTGTATGTTTAGGATTTTGTGAATTGATTGGTGTTATTAAATATAATAAATCTGCCATTGTATATCCAAGATTTGTCATTTTATTTGCCAATTGTTCTAATGTAACTTGGGATTCATTATCAGTTTCTGTAGAACTAGAGTCAAAACTAGAATTGCTCTCTTCTGTAGAATCATCATCTGTATCAGTAATCAAATGGGGCATATCGTCATAATCGTCATCATCATCCTCTTCATTATCATTTTTTATAAGAAGATGACGACATAAAGGACAATGAGAGTTCTTTTTAACTGCTCTAAGAAGACAATAGCAATGAAATACATGACCACAAGTTGATACTGATATATTAATACCATCAACTTGTTCAAAACAAATTGGACATGGTTCAATACATCCTTCTGGTATTTCAAATATAGGAGGGACAAGTGGTATACTTAAATCAACTTCTTCTTCGACAATAGTAGAGTTTGCTGTTGGAGTTGGTGTTGGTGTTGTGGTTGAAGTATTTGGTAGTATAATTACATTATTATTTTCAATTTCAAAATCAAAATCGTTATTATAATCTGATTGGTCAAACAATTGTTGTAGAATTGTTTCTTCTCTTATTGATTGAGACATTGTAACTTTGTTGAGAGTTTAATTGATTTGTAATATATATTAATATTGTCGAATCTATTTCAATTTATTTATTAAGTAATATAAACAAAATAATATAATAATATCATTATAATTATGTCGATAAAATATATATTCTGTGTTATATTATTATTTTATCAAAATATTGTCAATTCATATAAACATCAACCAATATTATTTATACCTGGATTAGGTGGTTCACGCCTTCAAAAAAATGGAATAAGTATATGGCCACCTGATATAAAATGGATGCTATTAAATCCAGAAAAATATCGAGATATGCTACTTCATGATAATGAATTACAAACGCTACAATTTGGTAACAAAAAATCTGTAGATATTTATTCCAATTATATGAAACTCTTTATTAAAACAAATCCTTTCGAGAAAATACTAGCTCTTGAAAACCTACATGCAATTCCATATGATTTCAGAAATATTGATCGCCAATATATACTTTCTTTTAACGCCAAATTGAAATCATATATAGAAGAGTTTGATGAACCAATTAAATGTGTTACGCATAGTTCTGGTGGACTTATTTTCCATTATTTTTTACATTGTCAAACAAGTAAATGGAAGAAAAAGTATATCAAAGAAGTATTTAATGTTAATGTACCATTTACTGGAACAATATGTTCATTAAAACAGGTAACTCAAAGCACTATATATGATTTTATTTCAAATATTTTTCTCTTCTCGATGGGATGTGTTATTATGAACTTTCCGAATAAAAAATATATGAATAATCCTGTTTTGATTGTAAATAATATCGAAAAAGATTATATTGAATACTTTGGTCTTCAAAAAGAGAACGAAATTTATCGACAAAATGAAGATATAATCAATACATTTTCTGTGACAAATGGAGTGAAAACTACCATAATATATAGTACAACTACTGAACTAATTACGCCTACTACTATTCATATTAATAATAATAATGATTTAAAAAAAGATAGTATGACGATTATTTATGGTGAAGGCGATGGATTGATTCCTTTATCTAGTATGTTACATCCTAAAATATGGAGTCGTTCAGACCTTGATATCGTCCATATTAAGGATATATTACATACTGATGTTCTTTGTTCTGATGAATTAATCAGTATTATTAGTTCAAACTAATTGATATTATTCGTTGTGAATATTATGAATTCTACAAATACAAACTTAACGACAATTCCAAAAAGAATATTTATTGTTCCTTATAGACAACGACGAGAACAAAAGTTCTTCTTCTCGAATCAAATGGATTTTCTGTTAAAGGATAGCTGCGATTATGAGATATATTTTTCTCATCAATGCGATGAACGACAATTCAATCGTGGTGCTACAAAAAATATAGGGTTTTTAGTAGTTAAAGAAAAATATCCTGATGACTACAAAGATATAACATTTATATTCAATGATGTCGATACTTTACCATTTCATCGTATTTTTGATTATCAAACGACAAATGGAGTCGTTAAACATTATTATGGTTTTGAATACGCACTTGGAGGAATAGTAGTTATTAAAGGCGCAGATTTCGAGATGATAAATGGATTCCCAAATTTTTGGGGTTGGGGAAATGAAGATAGTGTTTTTCAAGAAAGATGTTTACGAGCAGAATATCATATTGATCGGTCACAATTTTATCATATAGGTAGTCCTGAAATACTACAATTATTTGATGGTGTAAAACGACTTGTATCTCCTCGTGAATATAATTTAGGACAACAAGATAGTGGCGTCGATGGATTATCAACTTTACATAAGGTAACATATTCTGTAGATGATGAATCATTAAATCCAGCTGATAATTTGTATACAATTGATAATAAAAACATTCAAATAATTAATATTCTATCATTTTTGTCTCTAGTAAACTTCGAGAAAAATGATTATTATGAATATGATTTGAGAAACTCAACGCGAACTATTGTTAATCCTACAAAAGAACAATTTACAAGACAAAGAGTTGTTACTACCGATGATTGGAAAATAATACAACAATCTCCATATCCGAATAATCCGAATAATCCGAATAATTTTAAAAAAAATATACAACATTATTCTGTAATAAATAAATATTCACCTGACTACGCAAGATATATTGGAGCAAAACCTAAGGCAACAACAAGTACACATATTAGAATAGGTGGCGGTGTTCGACGAAGGTAATATTTATCTTTATTATTTTGCATTTTTGTTATTGAATCATTTTTATACAATTTTACAGTGTTTAATAATTATCATTTGAATTATAATCATGACAAATATCATTATTATCACAAGTATGGTACATATCAGAAATAAATTTTTTTATTTCTGATAGTTCTTTTAGTATTTTCTGCTGTTGTTCAATCATTGTATTCATTAATATAATTTTACTATATATAATAATAAAGCATATAATAAGTAATAAAATACCAACCCAATTTGTTAAAATAAATACTTTCAAATATTCTTTAAAAAATATAATTGATTGAAATAATTGTGGTAAACGGTATAGAAACCCCAAAATATTCAACACACATAAAACTTTAATTATGATAATAAGCATTGAACTCAAAATTAATAATTATTTTGTTTTGTAAATAAATCTACTTCAATTTATTTATAATTTAATAACTCTAGAAAAAATGACAATTAACAATTAACTATTTTAATATAATAAATAATAATTATATTAATAAATTAATGCGAAATATAAGAGACATACAAAATGCATTCTATATTAATCTAGAATCTCGCCCAGATAGAAGAGACAATGTAGAAAAAGAAATGTTTCAATTAGGTATTCCAGTACAGAGGTTTGGTGCTATTAGATTAGAGAATGGACGAATTGGATGTAGTTTAAGTCATTTAAAATGTTTAACAATTGCAAGAGATAAACAATGGTCACATGTATTAATTGTCGAAGATGATATTCATTTTACAGATCCATCCAAGTTTCAAATACAATTAAATGATTTTCTTTCTTCAAAAGTAGAATGGGATGTAGTTCTGTTTGCTGGAAATAATATTCCACCATATAAACATTGTAGTACGCATAGTATTCAAGTATCATGTTGTCAAACAACAACTGGTTACATGGTAAAACAGCACTATTATGATATATTAATTGATAATATCAGAAAAGGTATAAGTTTATTAATGAAAAATCCTGCAGATCATTATTATTATGCGATTGATAAATATTGGTTTCAATTACAATCGAGAGATAAATGGTTTTTAATTACTCCGCTAACTGTTATACAAAAAGAAGATTATAGTGATATAGAAAAAAGAATTACAAATTATTCTCGATTAATGTTAGATATTGATAAAACCGAATTGATAAAAAAAAAACAACAAACAATTCAGTGGAAGAAGCCAATTGAAGAATATATATCATTATAATAATTCGGAATCACCAATACCGAATTATAAAAAATAAAAATAAATAAAAATAATATTATGTGATAATAAATAATAATAATAATAATAATAATAATAATAATATATTATTTTGGTTGAGGCATCATTGTTTCTAGTAATTTTACACATAAAGGGCATGCACAATTGTCGATATTTTTATGAATGCATTCCATACAGAAATATAAACAAGGTAGGTTCAACCATTTCTCATCATCTACGCCATCATCATCATTCATAATTGTTTTACAATAATTTATTTGTTCTGTCATGTTGAAATAGTTGAAACACGAACCATCAAACTTATTGCAACTTGAATATGGTGTTTTATTATAACACAAATAACAAATAACCGACACAGTTCCTGTATCAGGCATTATAATATTATGATAGAACCGTCTGTGTTGACGTTTGTTATACATAGAAGTATCTTCTCGACAAATTATACAAGGTCGTTGTTCTTGTTCTGTGTTCATTCCAATCAAATAATATCATTTCATTAGAAATAAAGTATTTCAATTTATTTATTATGAAGATGACTACATAATAAATATTTATACATAATACATCATACATCATACATCATATTTGTAATCAATTAAAAAACAGTCGCTTTGAATATAAAGAATATTTAATTTCAAATTGTCATCTAAATGACGCCCAATAGCATAATCTTCAAAATATTCATCTATAAATAAGGTTATTTTATTGAGCAAATCTTTAACTGCATCAAACGAGAGAAAATAAAATCGTCCACTACAATATTTTGTTGGTAATATAGGTAAATTGGCAGGCAATTCATTATGAATATAATGATATTTTGAATAATGTGGTTGTAAAACTTCGATAACTTGTCCACCATAATGATATTTTTCTTTTGTATTTTTTTCAATTAATGTCTTTACCATCTCGAAAAAACGAATATTTAATACTTCTTGATCATCATCTGTTTTAAATATATATTGAATTTTATATTTTTTGTCAATTGCATTATAAGCGGCAATCACTTTTTGTGGAAGAGAATTATAATCATCTTCGACACGAACATATAATATTTTTTTATTTTCTGAAAATAAATAGTCTGTCTTTAAAGAAGGTATTCCTATTACATGATAATATATTAAAAATTGAGGTAAACCTTTTAACCAATTATCTTTTTGTATTTTTGCTTTATATTCATAATTTTTACAACTCATTATCAATAAAATATAATCTTGTTTACAAAGTTGATTATGTTCGCAATTTAACATAGTTAATAATGTATACAAGGTTTAAGTATTTGATAAATAAATAAATAATTAATAATATAATGCAAATTGATGTTACATTATATTATGATACAAATGAATATGCAAATGGAATAGGAGTTGGGTTTTATCCAACAATATATCCTTATAAGAAAAAATATAAACCTATATATATATGTTTTGAATTAATAAATGATATTATAATTGGTAAGCAAATATGGAAACAAATAAACGGACCTGTTATATATGGTTTAATTAAGATTCACGGACAAGAGTTGTTAAATATACTTAATGAGATGATGAATATAAATGCGACATGTATTTATAATTCTGGAACACGACAAGTGTATCCAATTACAAATAATTCGACTTATTATATTCTAGAAAAATATAATTCTGATAAATAAATAACATATTATAGTTTGATACAAATCCATTCAGAAGGACATATATCGCATGTTTTGTGTGTTAACTTTAATTTTTCTCCAAACCAAAGTTCTGGATAACATACAATTTTATCTTCTTTGTCATTAAAATATGCACCCCACCAACTAAATGTACTATTTGCAATAATATTATGATGACATAAACTCATTAATAACATTTGTTTCCAATCAGGAATAATTTCTGGACATATTTTAAATGTCCAATTAGATGGACATTCCAATTTTAATTGTTCAATCATATAATCTACTTTTGTAATATCGGTTTGTTCACAAAAGTATAAAATGGTTACAACATCACTTGGTTTTAAATTATTTTTCATATGATTTAATGCGGCTGAATAGTATTCAATCGACATAATAGGAAGTATATTTGGAATATTTATATAATCACCTAAACGAAAATGGAGACTAATTATTGTATTTGTTGGATTTGTCGAAATAATTTCATTAAATATATCTTTTACAAGATTTTTATTATAATTTAAATTAATTAAATTGTATATATCATTTTTATAATCTTTAAAATATTTCTCACTTTGGAAATATCCATATAATAATACTTTATTATTTTTCGACAAATTAGGTAATTTCTCATAATGATGACCTTTTTCACTTATTTTTCGAAGATTATTTGCATTATATTTTCCAATATAATTTTGTAAAGAAGAAAGAAATGAAAACCAATATGTATTTCTATTTGCAAGTTTTATATTTGATGTAAACTTGAATTGATGACCTTCTTTTAAAGCATATGCAATAGTTGTAAATATCTGGAAAAGTTGATTACCTAATCCACCCATTAAATGACCATGAATCATATTATATTATTAATATGATTAATAATATAATTTCTCGTTTTGAACTCAAATCAAATTGTGGTATTGTATTTTTGATGTTTTTTTAAAAAAATTATTATATTATTATAATATAATAATATAATGGGAAGCAAAAAAAATAACAGACATAAAAATAAAACTTTAAAGAAATTAATAAATAAATATATTTTTAAAAAAAGGGACATATGTTGTGAAGATGATATAAATAGAAAATTAGTAATTGATGATATTTTTGCGCTTTATATTGAAATTGCTGATTTTATGTACGAAAAAGATGAATATTTATCATATATAAATAATGATTTACTTATATTTATAGGTTATAAAAATGATTTAGAGAAAAAACACGACAGTAAAGGTATTAAATTATGGGACTTCATAAATAGTAAAATGTATATTAATAACAAAATAGATCAAACCAAAATTATCGAATTATTGAATGAATTACCACTATATTATTTATTATCTTTCTTAGGTAATGCTTATTATAAATATAAAAGAAATAAGGATGTTTTAGATAATATTAAGGCTAACCCTATGTAATATGCAATTTAATTATTTAATTATTTAATAAATAATTAAATATAACATGTATTTTTTAATGCCAAAATGTTGAAATGTCAAAATAGTTTAAAACTCCATACATAAATCAAATACTGTATCATCCTTTGTTTTATTTGCCAATGCATAACTGCTTACATTACTCTCGAAAAAGTTTGCTTTTGATTCAACTGATATCAATTCCATCCATTCAAATGGATTCGGAACATTATAAATCTTATTATGACCCAATTGGACAATTAAACGGTCAGCAACAAACCGAATATATTGTGTCATTAATGTTGAGTTCATTCCAATCAAACGGCACGGCAATGCTTCGCAAATAAAATCCGTCTCAATATCTACTGCTTCACGTATAATTTCTTCAACTTGTATTGTTGTGAGTCGATTATTTAACTTCCTATAAAGGAGAACAGCAAACTCCGCATGAAGAGCCTCATCTCGTGAAATGAGTTCATTTGAAAATGTCAATCCAGGCATTAAACCTCGTTTCTTCAACCAATAAATTGCACAAAATGCACCAGAAAACATAATCCCTTCGACACAAGCAAATGCTACTAACCGCATCGCAAAATCAGAATCATGGTCGACAATCCATTTTTGTGCCCATTCTGCTTTTTGTCGAATACAGGGATAATGTTTTATACCTTGAAATAGACGATATTTATCTTCTTTATTGCGAATATATGTATCTATTAGTAGACTATATGTTTCACTGTGAATATTCTCCATTGCGATTTGAAAACCATAAAATGCGCGTGCTTCTGATACTTGAATATCATTCATGAAACGAAGTGCCAGATTTTCACATACTATACCATCACTCGCCGCAAAAAATGCTAGAATTGTAGACACAAAATGTCTTTCTTCATCTGTTAGACGCAATTCCCAGTCATTTATATCTTTAGATAAATCAATTTCTTCTGCCCTCCAAAAACTATCGACTTGTTTTTTATACATTTCCCAAATATCATCATGTTGAATAGGAAACATTACAAAACGGTCATCATTTGGAGTCATTAATGGTTCAGTATTCATATTCTTATATATATGAATAATATTATATTTATACTTCTTATTTATACTTTAATCGCTTAATATTTCTCTCTTTTTATTTTAATGGATTATAATTTGTCGAATAATCGAGAACAACGCAATAATGAAGATATATATATAGATTTACCTTCTATTACAAAACCATATGATGACAATAATTATCTCGATATATACAATCAAGAAGAACAATCCTTCTTCATAAATGACTCTGATTATGATGATGAATATGAAGATTATGACGAAGATTATAATCAACAACAATTATATCCTCCTAATATTGTGATAAATGGTCCATCACCACAAGAACAACAATCTCAACAAATATATCCTCCTGACATTATTATTAAAGAAAAATCACAAAATAATGAATATAATAAAATGCTATCTCAATTCCAAAAAGAAAAATATATGTCGAAACTAATTGATACGCCTGATGTAGGAACTCGAGATAATATATTTCAAACCGTTCAAGAACAAATTGACTTAAAAAGACAATATTTAGCAAATAAACAAAGTGAATTAAAAGAATATATTAGCACAAATGATTTTCTGAGAAGTGTAAAAGATGATTATAATAAATATAACGATTTCATAATAAATGAAAAAAAACAACAAATTAAAGCATTAGAAACATTGAAACAATATAGTGAAGATTTGCGTATAAATGGTCAATTGACAGAAGAACGTATTAAAGATACAATGAAAGACCAAGCATATATATTAAATGAAATGGGGTATTTAAAGAAGCAGTTAGACGAATATACATGTCCAAATAAATAATATAATAGTATTATAATATGAGTGAACCAATGAGTCAAGAAGATGATATAATGAGAGATATAAATGAAATATTCGAGAAATTAAATAATGTTAATAGAAATCAACAAGATAATAATCGTAAAATTGTAAATATTAAAACGCAAACCGCACAAATATTACAAACTATACAAAGATTTCAATATAATATTATTGTAAAAATATTAGAATGTTGTAAATCACCATATATTAACCCAGAGGAAACAAAAAATAACATGAAAAAAATAAAAACAGATTTGGCAAAATTAAATGAAATAACAAATCAAATTACTGGTAATATTACTAGTGAAACTAATAATATTAATGAAATACAGACGAATACTGAAAGTATAACTAGATTATTATCATCTGCGGAAGATTATATTAAAAATATTAATTGTAAAGATTGTAATGATGAAACAAAAATTGCGAATATTATTTTATATACGAATAATATACTTCAAACAATAATTCAATTGCGAGACAAAATACCTAAACAAAATGATATAGAACGAAATGAATATGCAAAGAAATTCCTTTTAAACTTATTTGGTGCAAATATTACTATTCCAGACACGGCTTTAATTAATTTTAATAAATCTAACGCTGTTACAGATTCAAGTATTTTAGATTTAAAAAAGTTTATTTATTTAAAAATAGTAGACAAATTAAGCAAAGATGGTGCAATTGATGTTAACGCTTTTAATAAATATATAAAAGTAGTAGATACAATGAAAGGAGGTTCTCGTTATAAGCGTAAAATGTCGTTTAAAAGACCTCGTAAAAGGAGCGGGTTACGCTCTAAATCAAGACGTGCTCCAAAACGAAGAACTCGCAAATATCGTTCCCATAAATATCGGCGATAAACTCGTTTCCATTTGCGTTGAATAATACGTATCCATATTGTCTTTATAATAGCAACAGTTTCTCCTCCACACAGAATAATATTTTCTGTGATTTCAATTCTTGATGGCATTTTCATTATATTTAAATAATTACGAATTATTGGATGTTTACGTGGAACCAAGACCCGACGATTAACCTGTATATCTTCATGTAACATATCAATTAAGTGAATAACATTATAGTTAATGTTATTCAGTTCTTCATATTCTGATGATGAATCCGTATCAGAATCAGTATTAGTATCAGTATTAGTATCAGCGTCAGTGTCGGTGTCAAAATTAAAATTAATTTCAGAATCATTAAAGTCTTCAAAAGAATATGATTTAATAACAATATAATGCTGTAAAATATTAGGATCACTATTTTTGTCGATACCATGTAATCTAGGATGAAATAATTCGCATAATGTTAATTGAAAACGATTGAGATTCATATTTAGTAATTAGCAGCGATTGATTGATATATTCTATTATTATTCTATTATAATTCAATTTATTCAAAATTATACCAAACATTATATTTTTATTATATATAATGAAATATAGGTCAAGAAACTCTTCGAAAAATTATAGTAATAAGTTTGTATCTCAAAAATGGTTATCCAATAAATATGTATTATATACTACACTTGGATTATCATTATTGTTCTTATTATGGCTACTTTTAGCAAATAGATATGGTTTAATATGTATATTCGCATTAATAGCATATATTATATACTGCTTTAATAAAAATATGATAATTGTTTTAGGATTATCATTAATAATTACTTATATTGCAACTTTAGGAATGAAGGTAAAAGAAGGGTTAGAAAATGCTACGCCAGATACAACTGATACAACCACCTCAAAAGACAATAAAAACGACCCAACAACAACAACTACTGATTCAACTGGAACTACTCCGACAACAAATATTAATGATTTATTGTCTCAAGTCACAAATACATCTTCTAGTTTACCTACTACAGTTACACCATCTACAACGACTGCCACAGCAAGTTCTGGATTTAAAAATAATAATAAGAAGAAACATCAAGAAGGTATTGATATTATGAGTAATAAAAAGAGTAATAGAATAGATTATGCTTCGACAGTAGAGGATGCTTATGATGATTTAAATAGTATATTAGGCAGTGATGGAGTACAGAGATTGACACATGATACACATAAATTGATGGAACAACAAGTAAAATTGGCAGATGCAATGAAAAATATGGCTCCATTAATCGAGAGTGCAAAATCATTGATGAGTGGTTTTGATTTTAATAGTTTGAATAATTTTGGTGGTATAGCAGCAAAAATTATGAATCCAAAATAATATTTGTCGATTGATTATAATAACTTATTTGAAATGACGGTTTGATTATATTATACTATTATAATATAATTATGAGTGTAATGGATATTACTAATAGTTCAGTAATAAATTATTGTGATGAAAAATGTGCTTTATCATTCAATTATCCGACAAGTTCAACATGTATTGTGACGAATCAAAATTTTTTATTTGAATTATCATATGATATAGCTCCTACAGTAACTCCTGTAACATTTAATAACAATAAATATAATCTAAATTATATTCTATTATATGCTCCATCTATACACTTATTTGATGGAAAAACAGTCGAGGCTGAACTAATAATATATCATACAAACTCAGCGAATCCAAATAATTGTTTACTTATATGCATACCAATAAGTTCCAGAACAAATACTCCATCACAATTATTATCTAATATAATGAATGATATTGTCGATTATACGATGAATAATGGGAATGATAAAGAAACATTTATTATTCAAGATTATAATTTAAATAATATTATACCAAAAAAACCTTATTATTATTATAATCAACCAACCCAAAATTGGGATATAGTTGTATATGGATTACAATATGGAATATACATACCAGAAAAAACTTTAACAGACATATCTGGATATATTAAACCTTTTTATGCTCCAGTGATTATTTTTCCATATGAAAGTGATATATATTTGAATAATACTGGACCTGGAAAAAGTAGTGACTCTGGAGAAATATATATTGATTGTCAACCAATAGATAGTTCTACTGAGACAGTAGAGGTTGTATTTAAAAAAGATACAAATATAAGTGGCGGAGGAGCTGGTTCTGCCAGTGCAAATAATACTACTGCATTTGTCACTCTTACTGATTTTGGTTTAGGTACGACAACAATTATGATAATTATTGTCATGTTTATTATAGCGGGAATATATATTGCTCTTGGAATGCGAAATATAATCACTCGAAAATGGGAACGATATAAAATGTCACCATCCAAATTGAGTTCATCTGTTATTTCTAAGAATAATTCAAATAATTCTTTATTTGATGAGTTTAATAACAAGTTTTTGAACTTATTTAATTTATATACATTACAACAACAACAACAACCTAAAATGTCTAAGAATAATTCAAATAAATCTTTATTTGATGATTTTAATAACAAGTTTTTGAAGTTATTTAATTTATATACATTACAACAAGAAAAATAATCAACAATAAACAATAAACCTACATTATAAATTATAAATTATAAATTGTAAATTGTAAATAAGTAATTCAATATATATGATTATATATTTATAAAACAATTATATAACACCATTGTAGTGAACAGAAGCAGCATCATGTTGGTCATTTAATATTGGAGAAAATGTATATTTTTGTGAATTATTTGTATCATATTTATGAATAGGTGCTCTCAGTTTTACTATTTCTTGTTCCAAAGTATATGGATATTTATTGTTATTTATCATTTCGGAATATTTTTTTTCTTCTGATGGTATAAAATGTTTTTGTCCATAACTTCCGGTTTCTATTGTAGAAGTTGTCAATAATTTATATGCAACAAAAAATCCGATTATTCCTAAAATCGGATTACAAACAGCAAATAAAATAAAAGCTATTAAAATAATAATAATTTTACCCCATATTGTATCAATTAAAACAGCTAATCCATGTGGCATTTTGTATCCGGTAATCAAATAAATACAAAATAATATGAGTAATAATAATTGTCCCAAATATCTTTTTGTAAATAGTTCTGTAAAAGTATTGGTCCCTATATCCATATCATAATGATATATTTTATTTGATTCTGTTTCGACAAATAGGAGGCAGGAATGAGTTATAATTTAATAAATTGATATAAATATATTTTTGATAAATATATTTATTTGCGATAATGATGACAACAACAATAACAACGCCGACAATAAAAACAGATAAACAAATTAAATCATATTTGGGTAAAAAAGGATATACTATTCTAAAAAATGACATATCAATAGAAGAATTAAATAATCTTCGTAAAAATTTGATTGTTAAACCTCATATTCATGGAGTAGGAGGTGGTGGATTTGGAACAGAAACAATAAATTATCCTGTCTACCGCGAATCAATTAGTAAAATATATATACCTCGTTATTATGGGATACAACAATATGGTTTACCTAAAATTACCCTTCCTGACGGATTGCCTATAAATTGTCCTTTTAGTGCATCATTGAGACCCATACAAATACCAGTTGTCGATGCATTTATGATGAATATAAGTAATGGTGGAGGTGGAGGATTATTAGAACTGCCATGTGCATTTGGAAAAACAGTTATATCTCTTTATATATGTTCTTTGTTAGAGAAAAAGACACTGATAATCGTCCACAAAGAGTTTTTAATGAATCAATGGATTGAGAGAATCCGAGAGTTTTTACCGAATGCTCGCATTGGCAAGATTCAAGGACAGATTATTGATATTGAAGAAAAAGATATCGTATTAGGCATGTTACAATCATTATCTATGAAAGAATATCCTGCAAGTATATTTGATAGTTTTGGACTCACTATTATTGATGAAGTTCATCATATATCGAGTGAAGTATTTTCTTGTGCTCTTTTCAAAATTGTAACAAAAATTATGATGGGATTATCTGCGACAATGAATCGCAAAGATGGAACAACATCAGTATTCAAGATGTTTCTTGGAGAAGTTGTTTATAAAGGTAAAAGAGAAGAAGATTATAATGTAATAGTTCGTGCTATAGAATATGAGGTAGATGATGATGATTTTAATGAAGTATTAACTGATTATCGTGGAAATGTAAAATATAGTACTATGATTTCTAAATTGTGTACGTATAATAGACGTACAGAGTTTATATTACAAATTATTATCGATATGTTTAAAGAAAATTGCACACAACAAATGATGATTTTGGCTCATAATAAGAATATATTAAAATACCTTTATGATGCAATTAAACATCGTAAAATAGCGGAAGGAAGTGTAGGATATTATATTGGCGGAATGAAAGAAAATGCATTAAAAGAAACAGAAGGTAAAAGTATTGTCATTGCTACATATTCAATGGCCGCAGAAGCGCTTGATATTAAGACATTGACTACATTAATTATGGCTACTCCAAAAACGGATATTGAACAAGCAGTCGGACGTATTTTGAGAGCAAAACACGGCAATCCAGTTGTAGTTGATATTATCGACAAACATACTCCATTTCAGAATCAATGGCGCAAACGAAAGCAGTTTTATAAAAAACAAAATTATACAATCGTAAAAAATATGACTACAACTATGAATACAAATACGAATAATGAAAAAATAAAAATGAACAATAATGATGATGACTTATTTGGTAAATGTTTATTAAAACGAATGACAAATAAAAGTATTTAAACTTTAAATTAATATTGACGATATGGTGCTGGATTAGCTAATGCCAATTCATTTGAACTTACAGCATAACCTGGCATAGAATAACCGCTAATAGGATTAGTTACAGAAGACAATCCTCCTTTCTGAAACTTATGACAAACACAAGGACAATTCTTGAGTCTACATATTTTATTTTTATGACAAAGACAATTGCATTTTTTACCTTTATGATGTTTATGATGTTTATGATGTTTATGATGTTTATGAGATTTTTTATGAGAACCTCCTAACCTAAATAAATAACAACTAGAGCATTTACTACGACGAGAATGCCGTTTTTTTGATTTATATTTTCTAGTTTTTCCGCCTATTTTTGATGCATCTGATGCTTCAATATTGCTAATATATCCACGAGAACCATCATTAGTATAAAGAGCATCATTTATACTAGTATAATTTGCCGAAGAATGCGCATTTGTTGCGTTAACAAGCGGATACATATAATTATAATATATTATAATTATAATTATATACGAGTTGATAACCGCTTAAATAAAATTATACATTTGATTAGCTCCACCACGTTGTGTTTTTTCTATATGAAACTTGTCACATACTAAAACTTTATTATATTTTAAAGTTCTTAATTGCCATATATTTTCAATTTGTGGGTCATATTTATTATCATCATTCATTAAATATATATTAAAAATATATGAAAAGTTTGCGTAACGACAACCTACAACTTCACAACGGTTTCTATTATGTTGTGTTAAACAATCATAATCATCTAAATTAAACTGACTTAAATAATTTTCGAATGTTGGAATAAAAAAACGTCCTGTAATTTTAATAATGAAACTTGAATTATCTATTAATTTAGAATGATTGAATGCATAATTAATGGCAAATATTTCGTGTGCTCCTTTTGAACGTAATTTTCTTAAATATAAAGCTGTTTTTAAATTATTTTCTTTAAATGAAATGACTTCAAAACGGTTTATATATTCTATTTTTAAATTATTAATCTCATTAAACGGATAACCTGAGTTTTCAACTAAAATTATTTTAAAGTTTGTTTTAGTTAACCATTGATATATACTTTTGATATATAGTTGTAATCTATCCTTACTATCAGTTTGGTATATAGACTCTATTTTTTTATCTATATTTACTGTTGCTGTTAATATAATTGTTATATTCATAACAATATTATTATTATTATTATTATTATTATTTATACAATAATATTAATTATTTGTACCAATTATTTCAATAGGAACCCATTTTTTAAAATATGAATTATATTTACATTTTATTTTATATTTTTTATTTATATCGACATAATCAGATTCATCATCATCGCTTTCTTCTATTGCATCTAAACTCAAATTACCTTTTATATTTCTAAAAATAGAGTTCATAAATACACTTGTTTTATAATCAGGTATACATGCTAATCCAACAGAATTACCATTATCATCAAATAAATAATATACATCATTTTCTGTATCGGCAGAAATATTCATTATACAATATTTTTCATCAAAATGATAATAAGGCATCTGGAAACGATGGTTACCTTCATTTTTATTATTTCTAAATTGTATATATTTTACATTATATGGCAATGAACTCAATTGTAAATATTTAAGTTCATTAATTGTCGTAATAATAGGTAATCCAATAATAACCTCATCTATATTTTGGGTTGGTTGTTGTTGTATTTCTTTTTTTAATATGATTTCAATTATCTTTAATTTATCATGAAAACTTCTTTTTGATATATTATTACCTTTATAATATAATATATCTTCTATTGCATAGAAAAATATACCTTTATACTGAAAAATTGTTCCATATAATAGAGTGCCTTGTCCTTTTTTTAATGATGGTTCGACAGAAGATATAATCTTCTTTGTTTCAATTGTATTTTGTAAAAAAATACCATCATGTCTTATCCAAATATAAGATGGTATACCAATAGGTATAATGAGTATACAGAATGAGTAAACATTCTTATGAATGATTGTTTCATAAGAATGTTCAAATTGTGGTAAAACTAAATTATTTTTTGACATGAATATTTTAGATATATATGTATTTTATATTTAAATATGAATTGTAATTGATAAAATATTAATTTATAGTATTCATATATTCTGACAGTTCTTTTGCAAAGTCATTATTATCAATATTGGAATCTATATGAATAACATTATTATTATCGGTATTATTATCGATATTGGAATCTATATGAATAACGTTATTGTTATTAGATAATATTTTTGTAATATTTTCATAATGTTTATTCGGAATAGTCACGTAATCTTTTATTTTAATTGGTGTTAATAATGTTTTCAAATATACCATAATATGGTGTGATAATAAAATAATAACAAGAGATAGTATCGCAATTTTGATAATATATATAATCATAATTATTAATATTCAATATTTATTTATTATTCATTTTACGATTCATATTTTATTAATTATTCTATAATTATTCTATAATTATTCTATAATTATTCTATAATTAATTATATGATTAAATAAAATAATTTAAAGAGTGTATGTTAATTGAACCAATGAAAAATTTAACTATTCTCATTGTCGATAAAACAGGCACTATTAGTGCGCATACAATTAAAGAGTATAAAGAAGACGATTTATATAAAAAATGTGGCTTTACAAAATCAGATGGATTCAATAAACAGACAGAATGGTGTAAAAAAATTGATGGTACTAAATATTCAATAACTGTATATGGAAAAACGATTGGGAATGCGAATCATGAAAATAAATATGAGTTTCCTCCTCCAATAGACAAACATTTATTTTTCGGTAAATGTGCACTTATTTGTCACAAGATATTGTCAACATGCGAAAAAAAACTTATATCTCTAAATATAGTTTTATGGAATAAAATATATGACAAATTAATGGGCGGTTTTGAAGACTTATCTGCGACAGCAAAAGATGATGAAGATGAAGAAGATGAATTAGATATGATTCCTGATAGTAAAAAGACAAAAACTGGTTATTTGAAAGATGGATTCGTCGTTGATGATACTGATTCAGATAATATGTCGTCCGATTCAGAAAGTGTAAATGATATAGAACATGATACAGAAGATGAACCTGAAGAATTAGAAATTATACCCAAAAAAAATCGTCCAAAACGTAAATCTTCAAATGATATTGTAGTATCTTCTTCAATAGAAAAAGATGATATTTATGTAGATATCAGTATTGAATTAAAAGAAGAAGATTTTAGTGATGATGATATGTAGGATTTTTATATCTTATACTATTATTTATAAAATTGATTTATTATTTAAACTTAAATATATGATTTAATTTTAAAGATAACAATAACAATGATGACAATATCGCAACCAGATAATTTTCGAGATAATTTAACAAAGAAAATTGATATTATAATAAAAAATGAAAAAATTAGTCGAAATATTGAAAAAGGGGTATATAATTTTGCCCTTAAACAGGCAACTACTCGCAAATTATTGAAGAAATGGGATAATCCATTCTTTGTTCAAATATATTTAGATAGAATGAAGAGCATATATTTTAATATTGAATATCCACCTTTATGTGAATCTATTCAACGGGGTGATATTAAACCATCTGAACTCGCATTTATGCCGCATCAAGAAATGCGTCCAGATAAATGGGCAAAAATGATTGAAGACAAAAATAAAAGAGATAAGAACAAATATGAGACAACAATTGAAGCAGCAACTGATACCTTTATATGTAGAAAATGTCAGTCTAATAAATGTACTTATTATCAAATGCAAACTCGTTCTGCTGATGAACCAATGACAACATTTGTTACTTGTATTGATTGTGGTAAACGATGGAAGTGTTAATTTAATAATATTAGTCAACTTGTAAACTTATTTATTTTATAATTTTTACTAATAATTATACATAAATATTGAAAATAAATATTCCGAAATATAACATAATACAACCTATACCTATAAATAAATACAATATCGTTTTATAATAATATTTTTCGTAATCAATATTTTTATTATCATCATTATTCTCGTCAGAATTACAAATACTTATATATTTTTCTAAAATATCATCTGGAAAATCGCTGCCTACTTTACGTAAAAACATTACATATTTATCTTGTTTTTTTCCTTCTATAAACCTTAGTTCTGATGGATTACCAGTATGAAACATATGAGGACTTGTTGAACTATCCATATTATTCCAATCTGTCGCAAATACATCTTTATTAATTACATTACTACTTGTCAAAGCATTTTGTGAATATAACATAATCGCAAAAATACTCTCATTTGCAATTGGACCTCTACAAATTAAATCGTATATTTTGAAATTGATATTTAGATATAATAGACATAATTCAACAGATTTTCGAGAAAGAATAAACCATGGATTATTAGCCAAGTGATATTTTGGTTCTAGATAACTTAAATTAGCGCGATTAATAAAATAAGTATTCCACCATATTGCTCTATGTTTCATAATAGATTTTTTATATTTTTTCAAAAATATTTGACGAAAATCTTTTGCAGGAATAATTGGACAACAAGATTCTGTTACAAAACAAAACCATTGATTATTACTATCTATTTTTGATGCATAATTCATTAACGACATATATGCCGATACTACATGAGTATAATTTGTGTTCATAATACATTTTTGTGGTAATACTCTTTCTCGAATCCAATTAGATTTTATTTGTGAATAATCTGTATAGTGAATATATACGTTCACAATATCTTCTAATTCTTTTAACCATTTAACCCATATATGTTCTTTATTTATTTCATGTTTATAACTAATTAAAAAACAAAAAGCCACTTTATTTGTCTTTGTCATTTACAATGATTATTGTTTATTGTAACCTTTATTATACTTTTTTTAGTACTATTTCAGAGTTTGATAATATACTTATTTAAAATAAGTATATTAATTATTACATAATATAAATAAAAAATATTTATTATTCAATAACAAATAATACATAACAAATAATACATAACAAATAATACATAACAAATAATACATAACAAATAATTTATTAAATAATATCCAAATCTTTCAAGTTCCAATATTCCGAACCTCCTCCTGGAATTGGACGACGAATAATAAAAGGAATTTTACGAGCCATTAGTTCCATTTCGGCAATAATATATCCATCAATAATCTTAGAATCTACTTCAATAAATATTTGTGCTCCCATATCAATTTGTTTTGCACGTTGTCCAATAACTCTAGCTTTCTCATATTTTGTCAAATAAGGTAATGTTCTGTGTAGACTATCAATTATATTTTTATATTCATCACGAACAACTTGTGTCATTACTAGAACTTCGCTATGATTATGTCTAACGCATTCAGGATGATTTTTTTCCAAATATTTAACATTCAATTCTTTTTGAAACTTTTGTAAATAAGATTCATCTTCAGAATCAGATGAAGATTCATCATCGTTCGTATCAGAATCCATATCCGCTTCTGCTTCATCTTCTAATATATTACGAGTATTCGCATCAGTTATAACACCAACTTCGTCATCTTCATCTTCATCTTCATCTTCTTTATCTTCATCATATTGTTCGTCATCTAATTCATCCTTATTTTCTTCGACAATTTCCTTATCATCTATATTGACATTAGTATCAATTGTATATTTTTCTATTATTTGATTTTCTAGTAATGCTTCATTCGCAGCATTTTCTATTGCAGCATCCGTTACATACTCTCGTTTTGATTCAATCTCAATGGGAATGGGAATATCTACGTCTACATTTTCAATATATTCGGCAATATTATCATCCTTTTCTTGTGAAAGCGGTGGAGATGGAGGTAAAGGGTCAAACTTAACCTGTTTTTTCGTCTTTTTTTTAACAATAGTTACATCATTTTGATTTTTAGGTTTGGCAGAAGTTTTTTTAGGTTTTAATTTAATTGTTTGGTTTTGGATTTCTTCCATTTCTCCTTGTATGTTCATATATAAATATAAATAATTATATATTTATATATCAATTTTATTCTTTTGTATTATTCCAATTTCCAGATTGTATCACAAGTTGAACATAAATATACATATTTCATATTAATATCATCATATCTTATATATATTATTTCTTTTTCAATACCATCTTCTGTATTTGTCGAACAAGATTTATTTGGACAATCAATTGTATTAATTCTTGGCAATGTTGGGTCTAATTTTGTATATTGATTGATAATATGAGAAAACTTCTGTTCATTCTTCTTAATAACTGTTTTTGCGACAGAAATACTACTCATGTCAACATTTGTTTCTTTATTACCACATTGTCGACAATAATATTGTAACTTATTTTGGTCATCTTCACTGATGTTGATATAATACATATTTGAGCATACTGTACAAAACTTCATTCTGTCTTTATTATTTGTTTGTATTATTTATTTATATTCAATTTATTATTATTCAATTTATTATTTTATTATTTTATTATTTATTATTATTCAATAATATCTTATCCGAAATCTGAGTAAACTTATCATATAGTTTATTATAATCGAGAAAAACATTTAAATCATATACCATCGTTTTTATGATTCGTGGTATAGTATTTAATTTTTTATTTTCTAAAAAAGACAATATTTTCATTCTATTTGTCGAAAAATGCTCTACCATAATTGGACGAAATAATTGAATAATGTGTTGAATACTATTAAATTGAGATTGATATTGGGATATATTATCATCGAGAATATTTAATATAGCAATATCTATATTTTTGTATTCTATTATTCGTGAATAATTTTCGCAATCATGATGACCCTTTCGGATACCTGGTTCATTTATTAATGGGTCATTACATAAAAGTGTAGCTAATGTAAGAAGAACACTATTAATCGTTTGACAAGATGTCCATTGTTCACCTCTCCATGTATTTAAGAGAGAAATACATACTTTACCATTTATATATAAATTAGGATTAAATCGTATATTATCACCATTTGTCAAATATGTAACATTTGGAGGACTATGTGGATAATCTTCTGGATAATTTAATGTAAATAAATAATATCCCCCAAAATAAGGTGTATCTATTGTACCAATAATAAGAGCATATCCCCTCATCATATTTTCTTCATCATGATAATAATATATATTATCACCTGATAATGGATGGCCTTTCATTTGCTTTACATCTTTTATTAAGCGCATTATAGTCTCTTTTTTAATAATAATTGGTTGTGGAGTTGTATCCATAATATATAACACGTCTGATTATCTTTAAATGTCAATTATCAAATCTCAATTCTTATGTCAGAATCCATATTTATGCTGTTAAAAATATACAAACTAATCTAATTGTATGACGATACTTGCGTAACAATTATTTTGTAATTTTAACGTATTTTTATCTATAATTATAAAATTGATATAAAAATATATTGTTATAAATAATAACAATCAAATGGACATAATGAAGAAACAATCTATACCAAATATGTATAACAATCTCAGTGATTTTTTGAAACATCATCAGACGGTAAAATCAGATGCGACAAAATCAGAAAAATCAGAATCTCCTACACATACGCGAATAGGTAATTCGAAGTTGAATGTTCATGGTGGTTCTTACAATATTCCGAAAGAAGATATACATGAGTTCATGAAATTATATCATAAATCAGTATTTATTGACAAAAACTTGGAATATTTAACAGAAAAACAATTAAATACAAATGGTGGAATCCTAGTCGATATTGACTTGAGATATGAACATTCTGTTGTTGAACGAATACACACTAAGGAACATATTGTTGACTTGATTGTCCTTTGTTTAGACGAATTAAAGACAATGTTGGTATTTACAGAAGATACATCATTTCCAGTCTACATTTTTGAGAAACCATTAGTTAATCGTTTGACTGATGGTAGTCTTACAAAAGACGGAATTCATATGATTATAGGTATTCAAATGGACCATATTTCTCAGATGATTTTGAGAGACAACATTGTTAAAAAAGTAGAAGAAATATGGGGTGATTTACCTATTATTAATAAGTGGGACAATGTATTCGATGATGGAATTACAAAAGGAACAACAAATTGGCAAATGTTCGGTTCTCGCAAACCTGGATATCTCGCATATGAATTAACGCAATATTATGAAATTACATTTGATATATCAGATAAAGAATTGATGATGAATGAATTATCAGTAAATACAATAATATCTCCTGATAAATTGGCCGCAAACTTATATAAATTATCTGCACAATATGATGAACATCAAATATTCGAATATACTGAAGAAATGCAAAAAATATTAGAAATGAATAAATCGAAATTGCGTAAAAAAAATACAAAGACAAAGGTAAAACTATTAATTGACTCTTCAAATGATAATGATGTTATTGAAGATATACAAATTGATGATATTGTCGACGAGATTACGTTGAAAAAAGCAGTTGATAATATGTTAAATGGGTTATCTGTTGAAGAATATTATATACGCGAAGCACATGAATATACACAGATTCTTCCTGCTAGATTTTATCAACCTAGTTCTCATGCAATGAATACACAAGTTGCATTGGCATTAAAACATACAGATGTAAAAGACCGTTTATTCTTGTCTTGGGTAATGCTAAGGAGTAAAGCAGATGATTTCGAATATTCTACAATTACGGAATTACATACTAGATGGATTAAACATTTTAAAGATAAACCAGATGGAGGAGTTACTATACGCTCTATTATGTATTGGGCAAAAGAAGGGTCGAAGGAAGATTATGACCGTGTAAAGAAAGGTTCTTGTGAACATTATATTGAACAGACTGTTATCAATCCAAATGATTTTGATTTTGCCAAGGTTTTATATCATATGTATAAAGACAAATATGTATGTAGTGAAAATAAAACGTGGTTCGTATTTAAGAATCATCGTTGGGAACTCGATAAGGGTACAACCCTTCGTATGATGATATCCACTGAAATGTACGCTTTATATGAAAAAAAATTACAGAAAATTATTTCTGAAACGATGGAATTGGAATCAACTGACCCTAGACTTGTTGCGATTAATAAGAAGATAAATAAATTAAAAGATGTTACCGTATTATTGAAGAAAACTTCAGAGAAAAATAACATAATGGTTGAAGCTAGAGAGATATTTTATGATGCTGAGTTCTCCAAGAAGATTGATACGAATCGTTGGCTTATTTGTTTCAAGAATGGTGTTGTAGACTTGAAACAACGCATTTTTAGAAATGGTTTACCTTCTGATTATATAACAAAATGTACAAATATAATATATGAAGAATATGATGAATCAAATAAAGAGCAAAGTATTATTGCTGAAGAAATATATACATTTATGAGGCAACTATTTCCAGAAGATAATTTGTATGAATATATGTGGAATCACTTATCATCTGTATTAATTGGAGAAAATACAAATCAAACATTTAATATTTATCATGGTCGTGGAAGTAATGGTAAATCTATGTTAACTGATTTAATGTTTATGACTCTGGGAGAATATGCTGGGAGTGTTCCTGTTACATTAATTACCGAAAAACGTCAAAGTATTGGAGCAACATCTTCTGAGATTATGCAATTAAAAGGTGTTAGATATGCTGTCATGGCAGAACCTAAAAAGGGTGAACCAATTAATGAAGGTATTATGAAGCAATTAACGGGTGATTCAACAATGTCGGCGCGTGCTTTGTATTGTGAAACAGAAACATTTACAATTCAATTTCATTTAGTTGTTTGTACAAATACTCTATTTGAAATGAACAGTCATGATGATGGAACATGGAGGCGTATTCGGGTTTGCGATTTTAAAGCGAAGTTTACAGAACCCGATGAATATTTCCGCAAAGAAACGTATCCATATCAATTTCCAAAGAACAAAAATCTAAAGGATAAAATGCAAAATTGGATTTCTATATTTGCTGGTATGCTTGTTAAACATGCATTTAAAACACAAGGTATATATGAAAATTGTCAATCTGTGAAAGAACGAACTCTAAAATATCGTCGTGAAAGTGATTATATATCTTGTTTCGTATCGGAAAAGATTAGACTTGTAAATCCAGATGATACATCTATTATTCTTAAACCATATAATGTATCTCAAGAGTTTAAAATATGGTATAATTCTGCAGCACCTGGAAATAAAGCTCCTAAATTAGCAGAAATTAAAGAGTTTATTACAAATAAGTTTTATGAACAGAGTAAACAACATGGTGGATGGATTGGTATGAAGATTCTTAATGGTAATGAGACAGATACAGATACTTCAGATAATTGTGGTAGTAATAATATTACAGCAACAAATACAGTGATTACGAATCCTCTCGAATTAATTGGAACTTAATTCATTTATCAAATATAATAATATTATATTATGAAATATAATATTATAAAATAATTCAGGGAATAGTAGTAAGCAATATAGAAATAGATAATAGATTGATAATATTTATTTTTATTTTTTATTTATTCATTTATAGAAAGATACACATTTTTTGGCAAAAATAAATAAATTATTTGTATAATATACATAGTATACAAAAATATTGGTTTCATAATAAAAATATACGCTATAAATAAAATTAATATACCTACTTTCGACATTATTGTATATTCACTATTACCTATAAAAATCGCAATTGTAAATACAATAAGTAAAAATATGTATATATATAACCAAACTTTGTACCACCATTTTAAAATATCATAATTTTCTTCTTCATAATAATTCCTGCGTTCATTTGTCAAAATATCGTCACTTGTATTATCTACATTGTGTTGTAATTTCAAATTATCATGTGTTAGACTTAATAGAACTTCATTAATATATGATGTGCTATCTATGGTTGTCGAATATGCTAAATTATTATTAACTGCTAATCTCCAATTATCAATAAATAATTTAATCTTATCTGATGCACTTGTAATAGCGGCTTGTTCTATTTCTTTTTGATTCATAGTATTATATACTTCTTCACCATCTACATATGTTATATAATTTTTCTTTGCAGTTTTAAAACGTTTTGGAGCATCTGTCAATGTATATTCTGCTTGTAAATACGCATTTTTTAAATTAGCCGATTGTTTATTCTTATCACATTCTGAGTTTGGTGGACAACTTATATTAGCACTATTAATCTGATTATTCAAATTATTAATCATATTTGTAATTTGTGCATTTTGAAGAGTTTGAACCATATATACATTATATATATTACAATTCTTATACTTATATTGTTCCTGTTGTAGATGCGGATGAATTAGTATTTGTGTTTGCATTTGCATTACTAAATCCTCCAATACAATTACTAATTGCGTTTAATTCATTATTTAACCATGGACTATTCATACTAGGTCCAGTTTTTGTCGAACTATTAACAGAACCAGTCGTTATATCTCCTATAGGAAATGTATATTCTTGATAATTCATATTACTTCTAAATATCATTCTATAAAATTGAGGAACCATCTTTACTAGAATATATATAACTATAATAGCAATAAGTATAATATATACGGTTTTTGAAATGTAATACTTTTTATATAGAACATATACTATTAAAAAAATTAATGTAACTAATATAAAATATTTCATGAATATCGTATGGTCCGCATATTTTTCTCCATAATAACGGTTTATCTCAACCATTCTAATCTTAGCATTATTTTCATTATTTAACTCTTGTAATTTTATGGCTGATGCCTTTAATTCGGCTTCAACAATTTGTATTGCTATAAGTTGTTCTCGAATTGTATTTTTTGTCGAATTAATATTATTTTTATAAAAATCAAATGATTGATTAAGTTGTTTATACAAATGAATACGTAATGCAGAATACTCTGATATATTCTTCATTAACTGAGTTTCTTCTTCTACAGTTAATGAATTATTTGCTATACCTATTTCTAATTGTTGATATGCATCTCTTTCCATTTGTTGTAATATACTAATTGCATCAATATTGTCTTGTTGTGATTCTTCTGATGTAGTAATTCCAGCTAAATTATCTAGTCCTTGTTCTGATATATTTGTTTTTATAATTGTAGCATTTGACTTCATTGGGCATTTTATATTTCCATTATTATGCGTTTCTAATGTAACATCAGATGTGTTATTATAATAATCTCTACAATTATTGTTAAACCAATAAAATCCATTATTTATACAATCAAGACAAGAATTATCATATAAATGTGGATTTGGATTACTCATATTATTATAAATATAGATAATTATACTTCTGGTTTCGGTGTAATAGTTATTCTTCTTATTACATATACAAAAAATATGATTGCTAATAATGCTAAAATAATCCATAACATATAAGCATAATTTGATTGTAAAACACTTATTTGACTATTTGTCAAAATATTATTAATATTACCACTTCCATTATTTAATGCTTTTATAAACTTTTTATTAATCATATCATATAATGATAAGTTTGTATTCATTATGTCTTTATCTACATCCATTTGTTTATTCATACTAGTATTTACGCTCATTAAATCTGTCACTTTATTTGTAATTGTATTATATAATCCAGATAAAGTATTTTCTGAATCATCACGTTGTTTTAATACAATATTATTTGCAGCAGCCAATTGACATTTTGTATCTAACGTCATTTCGCTACCGGATTGTTCCATAGCATTCCATTCTACAGAAGTTATTTCATTAATAGATGTAGGACAGCTTTCATTATTATTTAATTTTGGTTCTCTCATATATAAATCATATCTAGAGTCCGATACAAGTACTCCAGATATATTTTTCGGTCCATACATATTAGTTGTTTTTGTCCAACATGTTCTATTATTATTATCATAAACAAAACCTCCGCAATTATTATTTGTATTACAATTTGTCATACAATTATTTATATCAGTGTTATTAATTGTTGTTATATCATTATTGGGACTATCATATCCTTGTATTCGGTCATATGTCTCTCCTGGAACGACCATTGAAGAAGGATATTGTGATATTGTATTTTGTTCATTGACATATCCTAAACTTCCCATTACATTTGGATTACCGGTTTCATTCATTTGATATACTACATTTACATTATCAACGCCATATTGTTTTCCATCTTTATCAATAATTCCACCAGTAGAACCGTATTTTTCGGATTTATTTAAATCATTACTTACCATACATTGTGCTGTTCCAGGAGTATTATTTAAAATGTTTTGTAATCCAAAAAAATTATATCCAGCAGATTTAGCATAGTCTCTACATGTATCAACCGAAAAAGATTGTGTATATGGTTGCGTATAACGGTCTACTTTTGTACTACAAACCCAACTACCATCAGTATGAAATAATATTTCATTCGTATTTGAATCGACAAAACTCAATAATAATCCAGCGGGTCCTCCTGTATTATATGCTTGAACTTCAATATAATTTGTACCTGGATGAAATGTTACATTATAACCTGTATTACCATTTCCTCCCCACCCACCACCGATTGCCATATCATTATTATTTAAATCCACATTTGAATTATTGACCCATATTTTACAGTAGTCATCACACATACCAAATATTTTAACGTTCGCCATATTACAATTTTCTGGATTTCCGTTACAATTGTAATTATATATACCTAAAAATAATATAGGCGTTCCAATATTATTTGACAAGTTAATCGCAGCATCACTTGCAGCATTTGGTGTATTCCATATCCAATATGCTTCTGGATCGATATAATCTGATGAACCCCAACCACTTACGCCGAACTTACCTGCAATATAAACATTCTGAAAAATCCCTCCTATCGTTCCAGTAGTACCCATTGCGCGTGATGAGTAATCTTTATAACAACCAATATAATTATATGTATTATCATTACTATTTAAAGAATATATTGCATTTGCCCATCCAGTTCCATACATTTTTGCGTCATTTGATTGAATACATTTAGGTTGATATGTACCATATTTTGCATAACTATAATCTTCACTACTTACAGCACATTTTGCCATTCCTGTATTTTCATTATATTGTTGTAAAGCAAAATATTGTTTCCCTAAAAGATATGCGGTATCATTACATGTGTTATAATTATAATCTCCATTTAATATAGTCATTGAAGGCGCATTTGGGTTATCATTATAAGCCCCTTTTTTAGTTGCTTCTTTTCCAGAAAAAACACGATTTACATATATATTTTTAAATGTATTTGATTTACTATTATCCAGATAATTATTTGTATTTCCTAATAATTTATTTGTTGTAATCTCATAATTTGTTAAACTCGTATTATACGTATTTTGTAAACTATCCGTATTTTCGAGAGAGCTATTTAACATATCCTTTGTTTTTTGTATCTCATCCGATGTATTATTTATATAATTCGCGATAAAACTATTAGAAGGTGGCGTATTTGTAGTATTGTCGAATAGAGTATCTGATGATTCGTTTGTTTTATCTAATCTAGGATTATTTTTATCAAGCGCATCATTGAATGCTGACTTAAACCCTTCTTCTAATAATTTAGTATATGACGATTTCTTTTTTTTCGTTTTTTGTTCTCGAGGTATATTCGTAAATATTTCTGAATTGTTTTTAATAACACAGTCTTTAATATCTTGTTGTTTTTTATTAATTTGTTTTCCTTGTTGTTTAAAAATATCATGATATTTTCCCCCTCTTGCTAAGTTTGTCTTATTATTATAATCTGCAAAACTCAACATAATTATTATATGTTGAGATTAAACCTTGAAGAATTAAATTGACTATTATACTTTATTGACTTATTTATTTCGAGAAAATCATTTATAAACTTATATTTTACGTATTATGTATACATATAAAATACTTTTATAGCAAATATTAGTACCCCAATCGCGAGTAAAAACCATAAAATATATGTTAAATTAGTTTGTTTAATAGTTAATTCAGTTATATCATATTCTTTTGTTAATTGATTATTTTGTGATTCTAATTCTTTTAATTGTTTTCGTTCATTTAATAAGTTTTGATATTCTATTGTTAGTCGTTGAGATGTTTCATCTTTAATTAATCTTTCTTCTTCATTTGATGGAATTAAATCATTCACTGCTTGATTAATTTGTTTAAATATATCAGATAAACGATTATTTATTGTTGTTAATAATGTAGTAAATTGAGATAATTCTGTCATAATTGCAAAATTATCTGGGTCTGACGATTTAATTACTGATAATTCTCCTGTTTTTAAACTACATAATTGTGTATTTGAATTATATGTAGCACCTAAACAGGCTGTATTTGAACTACATTCTGCTTGACATAATTCAACGGTATCTGTATTATTATATGCAAGATTTACAGAGTTACCTACCATTTCACTATTTGGAATAATTACATTTATTTTAGTATTTCCATTGGCATTCATTACAAGAGATACATAGTTCTTATATACTTGCTGATATTCAAGCAATAACAATCTATATTCATTTTCTAATGTATCTAATTGTAATAATTTAGATTCATATAATTTTGATGAACTTTTTGCCATTGTTGCCATGTTTATTATATATATATAATATTCCTAAACTTAATAGTGTCATCATATAAAAAATTGTAAAATTATTTTTATATATTTCGACAAAAGATGAAGATGATATGATATCACAATTAATATTCTTATTATCTTCATCAACATCTTTGTTTGATTTAATATGTATTTTTGGTATGATTAAAGATGACGATTGTTTTATTAATGGTGATTTTTTTATTAATGACAAATATTTTTCTGAAGGAACATATTTTATTGACGATGAATCTTTTAGATGTGATAATTGTTTTGTTGAAGATACTTTTATTTGTGGTTGTTGAAAACGAAAACTATTTATTAATCGGTTATAATTGACAAACATGATTTATTATAATATTATTTTTTAAATACTAACATTTTCAATTACTTCAATTTTTTGGATAATAAATAATATAAGTATTTTAATTTAAATAAGAAAAATAAGCAAATATTAAAACATTTTTACTAAACATATAGAAATAATTATGATTCCAATAAACATTATCCAATTAGAAATATACTGCGATTTATAATTTTCAACAGAATTACTTATCATTAAACTTGAACTATTATCTACCGGTATATCATACGATTCTTGTTTTATTAATTTTTGTTGTTTTATTTTTTCATTTTTTATCAATGTTTTTACTCCACTCATATTTTTATTCAGAGTAACCGTATCATTTTGTATTTCATATGATAATGTTTGCATTATTTTTGTCAATGAATCAACTTCTACACGATTATTAATAAAAATATTATATTTATCATATGATGTAGTATCCAAATTATATTGAACATAATTTTTCATGTATTCATTTATAGAACCAGTGAATCGTTGATATAATGTATCTATTTTATCACGATTTTGTTGTAACTTATTCGTAGCATATATTTCAAATGGCATACGTTCTACTTCAGAATATGATTTAAGTTGTCCACTATTATCTATACTTTCATAAGGTATTTCATCCTCTAGTTGTTGCAATTTAGACATATATTATAGAATGATATTCTTCTATAATATACAAATTACTTATATACATACACGATAATATTTAGTAATGATTGAAGTCTTACTCGGTCGCAAAATCTCGCATACTTCATTCGGTTTTATTCCAATTGCAACCGAAACTGGATCAAAACGAGATATTTCCGGAAATTGAACAATATTATCAATATTGTATTTTTTCATTACTTCTTCTGTCTCTAATGTTGTAAGAATACGATGAGAAGAAACTAATGAATGTTGTAATATATTGAACTGAAGTCTTTTAATACTATTGACAATTATATACTTACCTTCTGTCTCCCAAATATGTTTCAACATCTCAACCATTGTTTCATTTGGGTCATCTTTAATAATAAACATTAGAGTATCATTCGTCATTAATTTACTTGGATAATTTCCAATTGTATTATATAAATCTTTAATAGTATTTGCTAAATCATTTGGTGTAATTCGCGGATAATGACCATAACATATATATATTCGTTCTGAACTCGTCGTAAATATATCATTATTTTTTTTTTCTAAAAACATATCCAATTGTTTACTATTCAACATTGAATTGACTTCACTTATACTAAAACTTTCGTATTCTTCTATGTTATATCCTTGTTTCTGCATCAATTCCAAAAGTACTTTTCTTGATTGATAAACTGAATAAATGTAACTGTATGATACTTGTTGAGATGTCATTTTCTGATTATATAATAATTTAATATCATATATTTAATTCAATTTTAATTTTAATTAACTTATTATATTTTGATTGTTTTTGTCTCTCCTTTATCTTTCTCTTTTTCGACAATTTTTTCATTAGATATATCTAATATATTTTCTTCTGATAAATTATCATTTTTATCGTCATCAGATTGTGTTATTGTTTTTTTAATAGTTTCTACTTCTGATTTAATATCATTTAATTCTTGTATTACTTCATTTGTCATAATTGGATTAACTGGAGGATAGTCTGGTGTGCTAGGTGAAAAATATTGTTGTTGAGGAGGAGGATAGTCTGGTGTGCTAGGTGAAAAATATTGTTGTTGAGGAGGAGGATAGTCTGGTGTGCTAGGTGAAAAATATTGTTGTTGAGGAGGAGGATAATCTGGTGTGCTAGGTGAAAAATATTGTTGTTGAGGAGGAGGATAATCTGGTGTTCCTGGTGAAAAATATTGTTGTTGTTGTGATGAAGAAGATATGTTACCAGATTCAATATCCGAGTTTGATAATTCTGATATTTTTACACCATCAATACCTACCTTACTCAACCATAACATCATTTCAGTGTATTTCTTAATAAAACCTGGTTGAATCAAGTCTCTTGATAAGTTTAGAGCATTTGTTGCAATTTGTTTACATATTTCTGAATTACTTTCACACCATTCCATTACAGAGAATAAATCAGACATATCATCGCGAACCGGAATATAATGCGCGTATTGATTATTATTTGTCGAATGAATATCGTATGGATAGATAAGAGGTTCAACCCAACTAGTAAAATTACTCATTACTCGTACAATAAGTGAACCAGTCAAAAACGTATTTAATAGACGATATGCATTAACATTTCCATCAACAAATATAATATATTTATATTTACTCTGTTCTATCATACTAACCCAATCAGAAGATAATATTTCAGTATTCATTAAACCAATATTATATTTTGGATCATTGCGTATAGAGGAAGTATTAATAGATACGTTAGTTGTCTTGTCATTATTTACAATACCAACATCAAATAAGTCAGTAATTGTTTCTGGTATAGTTGGGTCATCTTTTGCATCTTCAATCATTTTGACAAGTTTCAATCGTTGATTTGTAGTTGTTGTATATCCACAACCAGTCGCTCCGCCACGAAAAATAGCACGTTTTATTTTCATTCCCCAATAAATATTATATTTATCATGCTCTATCATATTTTTATTGATAGTTGCCATATAAGATATTTGTCCTGAAATCATAGAAGGAGACAAACTATAACTAGGAATATCATCATAATTTGGAATAGGTATATCGACATATCCTTTACGTCCAGATAAACTAAATATAGGTATAAACTTTGGAATAATACCGTATTTACTTAGTTCTTCTTGTCGAGATAAAATATTCCATGGAAATATAAATTGATTATTGTCATTTTTCTCTAAAATCATTGAATCATTTAAATTAAAAACAAATATTCCTGATGGAAGTCGCAAATCATCAAAGAATCGTTTATATTCTATTGATTCATTATCATTATCATTTTTCAGATTAATACTTTTCACAATACAACCCATTACACGATATGGTTTACTTAGTGTATATTCAATTGTATTTATTTGTCCTTCTGACAATTTCACTTCTGGATTATCTTCTGAATCATTTCTACGTACCTTTCGATTAAACTCGCTATTAAATACTTTACTTATAATAGGAGATGTTGTTTTAGTAGATAATTTATATAACTTATGACCTTTTTCTCCTCCATAAACGCAGAGAAAATAACAAGTATGATGTAAAACATCAAAAATATAACGCATTGTATTTTCTAAATAAGTATCATTCATTTGATATTGATTCGTATTTGTATTATTAGTATACTTATTGAAATAAGGTAAATATTTTGTAGCAAACTCGGCCATATCTGCGTTCTCGAAAGGATCTCTATTAGGAACTGTTTTATTAATATATTGGAGGCATCTTTTTCCAATATCAACTGCTTCTTGAAACGAAGTAATAACGCTCACTCTCAAATCATCATCAATCATATCAGGCAATTTTTTATTTGCATTTTTCGTCATAAATCGAGAAGTTTGTTGGTTAGCGTTAGCATTAGGATTCTTTAATATATTCTTTATTTTTGTACTATAATTTGGTAATAAATGTGTCAATTCTGTATTATCGCGCAATAAAAGTTGTATATTATCAGAATACGACATACTTAACAATTGGTCAATATTATCTTCTGTAACAATTTTCATTTGAATATTCATACCTTGTAATTCTTGAATTAGCAATTTTAATGAATATGGAACACGAACAATACTGAACGAACGACCATATTTACTTATATTCTCGATATTGAGAGAACCATCTAATGATTTTGTGAATTGAATAGGTCCATCTACATAAGGACTCAAAAATATATTCAAATCTTTATTGTATATAGCAATACCACCCGTTTTATTACAAACTGCCAAATAATATTCATCTCCACGAACCATGAAAGAATCATTCAAAAATGCACTAGCTCCGTGAGCTAATACACCGTCTCTTTCCATCTCGCCAATACGAAGACCACCATCATTAGCTCTTCCTTGAACAGGTTGTCTAGTTAAAGCTGTATTTGGACCACGGGCTCTATAGTTGATTTTATCTTTTACCATATGTTTCAACCTCATGTAATACGTCGGACCAATATATATATCTGAAAAGAGTTGTTCTCCAGAATAACCATTATACAGAACTTGATTACCACTGGAATGAAATCCAGCATTTGTCAATAATTTTCCATATAGTTCACTATGATTACCTTTTGTTTCAAATGCAGTACAATCTCCGAAACCACCATATGTTGCACAAACCTTACCCAATATGGATTCTATTAATTGACCGATTGTCATACGACTTGGTATGGCATGTGGATTAATAATAAGGTCAGGGCGTATACCATCAGATGTAAAAGGCATATCTTCTTCTGGAATGATAAGACCTATTGTACCTTTTTGTCCAGCACGACTTGCCATTTTATCGCCGATACCTGGTATACGATTTTCAGTGATTCGTACTTTTGCGATACGAAAACCTTCTTCACCTTCAGTAATAAAAGATTTATCGACAACTCCAAGTTGTCCTTTTTTAGTAAAAACAGAAGAATCTGATAAGTTTTCTCGATTTTCTGCATTATAAGAATATTTACCAATAACTACGATACGATCATTAATTTCAGTATTTTCTTTAACTAGACCAGATTTATCTATATATGTATAATCATATCCTGCTTTCAGACCTTTTATATTCATAGATATTACATCACCGAATACCGCATTTGAATCCCCTTTACCAACTTGTGAACTTTCTTCACGAGATTCATATGTTGTATAATAAGTAGTCGAGAATAGACCTCTTTTAATAGAACCTTCATTTATTAATATAGCATCTTCTACATTATATCCTGTATAAGACATAATTGCTACAATAGTATTGACACCATATGGCATATCTTCATTATTAATATATTTCAAATATTTCGATTTAATAAGAGGTATTTGTCCATTATTTAAGACAACCGCCATTTTATCCATACGCATTTGATAATTTGTATTAAAAACAGATACAGCTTGTTTACTTTGTCCACAAGAAAATGCATTACGAGTTACTGGATTATTAGATGAAAAAATAATCAGATTACCCATTACACCCAAAATGAGAGAAGGTAATATTTCATAATGCGAATAATATTTATTAGTTACTAATTGGTCTATATGATTCGCAATTAATAAACCTTCTTCTTCAGAAGTATCGACATAATCAATAATACCTTTATTTTTATCGAGACTTGCAATCAAATTACTATTTTCACTACTTCTCGAAATATCAGGATATAATTCTTGTATTTCTTGAATATTATATAATTTATTGATTGTATCGATTTTATCTTGTTGTACTTTTGGTAAGAATCCAGAAATAATATTATTCCATGTAATATCAGTTTGATTTTTCATTTTTTTTAAATATTCAAATCCACTGATTTGTTTTTTTGTTTTTGTTTTAGTTTTATCGACATAATAAATTGGACGACTTAATCGTCCACTATCACTAAATATATGTATTTCATTATTCTCATAATCAAAAGATATACTAATATATATAGGTATAACACCATTTCTTCTGTATAATTTGAAATCTTCGACATAATCTATTGGTGATGCGATAATAACTCCTGCCCATAATCCATTTACAAATACTTTTGTCGATTTGGATACAAAATGAGAATCACTATCTTGAATACGATATAGAGTTGGCATATTTGCGCGTAACCATTCGACAACAGATTTACTAGATATATGATTCGTAACATAAGTAGTAATTGATAAATGTTTATGTAATCCAATATTTTCTCCATCTGGTGTATCAATTGGGTCAATATATCCCCACTGAGATGAGTTTAATAGACGCGGACCAACAACTTTAGCACCTGAATCGAGAGGTAAGCTCAATTTTCTCAATTGACTTATAAATGTAAAATAAGATAGTCTATTTAGGTCTTGAACAACGCCTATACGTTTAGTATGTTTATCTGCGCCCCAATTGCCTTTAAATGCTTTTTTTAATCCTGTTTCTACTGTTCTCTCTTTGAAATATTCTAAATAATTACTGTCGATAAGATTCTTAAACTTCTCACCAATATATTCATCTTTATGATAATAATATTTTTTATCAATATTTCGCATAATTTCTTTATTTTGTATCAAATAATATTCTCGAAATATATCATTAAATAAATCACCAGATAGTTCAATTCTCTTAAACTTGTAATTATCTCTATCAGTTGGACTATTTACTCCAGCAACTACTTTTAACATTTTAAATACCATATATCCTAAAAAATATGCCTTTTCAATAAAATTATCTTCTCCTATATGAGTCAATAATAAATCCATTAAAATATACAATGCACTATTAATTGTTTTTTTCTTTGTTAATACAGCAATATATTCTAATGCGGTAATTTGCGTAAATACTTGTCCAGCATCATGAATAGATGGTATGAATAAATCGAGATAATCACTATTTTTTTCTAAATCTAATATACAACATTTTATAATATCTTTATCAGTAATAATACCGAGAGCACGCATTACAATAAAAAGTGGTACTGGTTTCTTTACATTTGGAATGACAACAACAATTTGATTATTCGTATATTTTGTATCAGGAGCAACCATGCGTATAGAAAATGTTCTTATTGGTTTTGATGTATCTTCGCTTACAGAACGTATATCTGCTGAATAATTATATATATTATCAATTGCATTTTTCTTTACATAAATCATATTATTTGCAAACTTTTCTTGTGGAATGATTACTTTTTCTTTACCATCTATAATAAAATAACCACCATAATCATATTTACATTCTCCTAAATTAAATCGAATATCTTCAGGTAATCCTTTTAATACACATAAGTTCGATTGTAACATTATTGGAAAACGTCCTAAATATATTTGTGAAATAATATCTGTTTCATCTATACGTTTCATTGAATCACCATCTTCTATGTAATACGTATAATCGACTTCTATATCATAATGTATTGTCACACTATATGTTAAGTTTCTTAATCTAGCATAATTAGGATACATATATTGCATTTTTCGGTCATCTGTTTCATCATGAATGACTGGTTTACCAATATAAATAAGTTTTCCACTTTTTCCACCTAGATATAATTTAATTTCATTCCGTTCCTTATCTTTCCTTTCTATGAATCGGATTGGATTATTTTCTCTGAAAATATTATTAATACCTTTATCGAAAAAGTCATTATAAGTATCTAAATGATGTGCGACTAAATGATGCGGTTTTTCAGTAAAATATTTATCTAATAATTTCCAAGAAATATTATTTAGTGTTTCATCTAATTTGTCATCTTGTAATGATTCTACTTCTTCATTATCTGGTGATTTAATGCTTTTGCGTTTTTTTTTAATTAATACATTTGTAGGTAAATCTTCTATGTCTGACATTTATATATTAAATTATTATCTATATTTAATATATAATTAACACAAATAAACACAATTAACATAAATCAACTCAATATATTAATAATTTGATGAAATTATCCACATCATAAAAAATACTATAATAAAAGGTAATAATACTAATAACCAAGATACCCATTTATATCCAGCTTTACATATTAAATCTAGAACCCAAGTCCAGAATAGAATACATATTGTTTTAATAGTAAGTATAAGACCAGTATGTGGAACTCGTGAATTATAGTTACCAATAGAAATCATGTTACTATTTCCGACATTTTGGAAAACCACCAGTAATAACGCAATGACTGAAATAATTAAATAAAACCAGGCAGGGGCGCATATTTTATATAATAACTTAGCCATAATATATATATATTCATAAAAAAAGGATGGAATCAATATTATTTTATTTGTTGCTAAATAATATTGAATAAACCTATAATTTTAATGAATTAAATAAAAATCAATTTAATAACCCTTTAAATTGTCCATTATATGGCATAACTGATGGATTTGTTTCTGTTCCTGATAATATTTTTGGAATATTTCCAATAGTATTTATTCCAGATTGTAGATAAAGAGACGCATCACTTGTAATGGGAAATGAACCACCGCCTACATATTGACGATTAGACGATTTTACATGTTTACTATTTTTATTTTTTTTACTGCGTCGTTTTTTATTCCATACATAACCACCTACAAAGCCTTCATATTTAATTGCTAATTCTGGGTCAGTTTTATAGTCATTTAATGAGTAATGATTACCTCCATGGTTCATAACTCCTGGCCAAGTTCTTATATTAGCATAATTCAACGGAACACCAACAAAGGTTTGAACAGAACCACCTTTCATCCTATGTTTTCGTCCTTTACGCATTGTTTTATTTTTTTTGTGTTGTTTTATTTTATTTTTACATTGCGTATTCTTTCTTCGTATTCTCATATATAATAATACACGATAATTATTCAATATCAACGTGAGTTAAGAAATGTCTCCTACAGCACATTCTTGTTATGCCCATTTCATCCATTAATTGTCCTTCAATCGTTTTATCTCTAAACTCAGTTGTCAAATAAAGAACTGTTTGTATATCTGGTTGAGAACTTTTTCTTTTTCTAACCTCTCTTGTATAATACCGATATTTATCGGCAATAACCATACCACAAGTAAAACATTTGATTGGAATTATCATTTATTATCTTTGTTAATATTATTTTATATCATTATTTTTAATTCAATTTATTAATAATTATTTTAATATAATATATGATTTGTTTTATATTCTTCATTTATCATTTTATACCATATTGGAAATAATATTTTTTCATATGTTAAATCCGCTTTAGGTATTATTAAATTATTTGGAATCTGATTCTGTTTTTTTTTAAAAACCATATTGTCTTCTTTTATATTTTTATATATATTTACAGGAAATTGTATATTATTTTTAAATTGTAAATAAAGTTTGAAATTGTTCATAACATCTTCAAAATTAGTTATTAAATTATCATATGTAATAAGACAATAATTTTTGACTAATGTAGGCATTATATCAACCAAATATTTATTTTTAATGTGTCTTAATTCGAATATATTTTTATATCTATTACCTGTTTCTATATTACGGTCTTCCATTATTTCTTTTGTACTATTTTCGTAAAGAGAATATACCTGATTATTTAAATATGAGTTAACATCTTTTGTTAATTCTTTTGGTAAATGATATTTATTTCTGTATAATGAGTTTACCCAATCAGGTAAGTTTCGAATAATTCCTATAAATAAAATATCCTTTGTGTTATAATTATTTAAATCACTATATTTTGGAAAATGTTTCCATCCATATTTATGTTTTATAATTTTAAAATTATAAAAGTTTTCCAATAATAATTTTTCTAAATAGTTAGTTCCACTACATCTTTCTCCATAAATTACTACTTGATTTACAACCATAATAATTATAATATATATGAATATATATTATCATTTTGAATAATAATTATTAAATAATAATTATTTATTAATATATTGTAGATATTTTCACTAAAAAAACGAATAGTATAATTTAATATAATATTGTATTTTTTTTATATTCTTCATTTATCATTTCATACCATTCTGGAAATAATATTTTTTCATATGTTAAATCTGCTTTAGGTATTATTAAATCATCTGGATATTCATTATCTTTTTTTTTAAATATACTTCTTCCAAAATTAGAAGAATATACATTTACTGGAAATTGTATATTATTTTTAACTTGTAAATATTTTTTGAATTGGTTCATTACATCTTCAAAATTAGTTATTAAATTATCATATGTAATAAGACAATAATTTTTGACTAATGTAGGCATTATATCAACTAAATATTTATTTTTAATGTGTCTTAATTCGAATATATTTTTATATCTATAACCTGTTTCCATATTACGGTCTTCCATTATTTCTGTATTACGGTCTTCCATTATTTCTGTATTACGGTCTTCCATTATTTCTGTATTACGGTCTTCCATTATTTCTGTATTATTAACAGAATACATAATGTTTTTTAAATATGAATTAAAACTTGCTTTTAATAATACGCGTGGAAAATGATATTTTGCTCTATATAATGAGTTTATCCAATCAGGTAAGTTTCGAATAATTCCTATAAATAACACATCATTTGTATCTTCATTTTTTAAATCTTTATACCCAAAAAAATGTTTATGTCCATATTTAGAGTTTTTAGACATATCTGTAGGATTTGATAATATAAAATTATTAAAATTATCTAATAATAAGTTTTGTAAATAGTTAGTTCCACTACATCTTTCTCCATAAATTACTACTTTGTTTATTTTCATGATAATATAATAAATAATAAATTATTTACAATTTTAATAATCTAAACCATTATAGAGGAATATAAAACCATAATTTATGTATATTATAAAAATAATAATTATTTATTAATATTGTAGATATTTTATCCAGAAAATATATTATATTATTCAATTCAATTCAAATTACGCTACGTTTTATGACATAAACGATGACAATTTTCGCATACGGATTTTAAGTTTGCCAAATGATTTTTATGAAATATTCTACCATCTGTTTCATGTATAAACCCTTTATTATCCGCCATTTTTTGTGGAATAAGATGATGTACTTCTGTACTCATTTCTTCGCGACATATTTCGCAGATATTACGAACTTTTTGACTATTATATTTTGACGTTTTTAAAGACAATAGTGATGCAGAAATGGGATTATATTTTGTACGAATATTGTCTGCCATTTCAATAAAATCTGATGGCAAATGTAATGAACGACATACTTCTAATCCATACATATTATTTCCGGGTCCATCTCGTATTTTTCGATCATAAATTAATTTTCTGTTTTCTCTATCATAAATAACTGCTAAATGTTTCAATGATAGAGTCTTCGCATCTTTTATTTCAGTATAATCGACAATTTCATGCAAATGCGTTGCAAATACAAATGAACTATGTTGTTTTAATAATGTTTGAATACCAGCAACAAAAATACTTTTAGCTGATATGCTTTCTGTACCTGAACAGAGTTCATCGCCTAAAATCAAACTATTTTTATTACTTAATTGAAGAATTGTCCGTAATTCGGACATTTCTACCGCAAAAGTAGATAGACCTTTGAAAATATTATCATTTCCTAAAATGCGAGTAAATATATATTGATATGGTTTTATTATACAAGATGAACAAGGAACATACATTCCTGCTTGTGCCATAATTACGATAATTCCTATTGCGCGAATAAAACTGGTTTTTCCAACCGCATTTGTTCCATATAATAAGACCCCATCATCACAATCATGTTTGCCTAAATTAATATCATTCGTTACGTATATTTCATTTTTATGTAAATGCTCAATTAATGGATGTCTCATTCCTTTTGCCGAAATATACGATTTTTCTGCGGCATCATCTATTTGCGGACAACAATAATGATATTTTTCAGCAATATGTGCTTTTGTATGAATAACATCGAGATAGGTAATAAATAATATGACTTGCTCCAATTTATCAGAATAATCTTGTGAAAACATGTCTATAACAGAACTCAAATATATAGAATAAATCATATCCTTCATTTGTGTTCTTGCTGTCGAAATATTTTTACATAATTCTTGTATTTGTGGTAAAATTACAAAATCATAATTACTAGATTGATTGATAAATGTTAGAGAATCACAACATAATTTAAATGTATGAGATATACCATTTGAATTGTATGATATTATAGCTTCTTTTGGTAATCCTTTTTTTAAAATAGCACATCGTCGCTTTGTTGCAATTATATTGATAACATTCTTTTCGGTTTCATGTAATTTTACAAAATCAGTAGGTTTTTCTTTATATTCAATTTTGGAAATAGTTTGATTCATATATAGTCGAATAGCCTCTAATTTTTCATTATATTCTGATATATTATCGCATATTTTATCCAATTCAGCATCAACACCTCTTTCGATGAAGTTATTTTCATATTGTGTATAAGAATCGATATTTTCACATAATGGTATATTCATTCGTGTATTTATAAACTCCGTCAATTCATCACAATTTTGTTTTATATCATATATACGGTCAATACAAATCAATTTACAATGTCCATTATTTCGCATTTTATCTAAAATATACTCCATTGTTTTTTCATTAATATTGAATCCTCTAATCGTAATTAAATTAGAATAGAGATAGAAAAATGTTTGTGGTGTGATTTTTTTAATCGCGATTTGGCGTTGTATTTTTGATAAATCTTTTATACTAGATAATTGTTTTCTTATATACTGAATATTTGTATTGGTATTAGTATTAGTATTATCAGAGTTTGTCGATAATATGAATCCAATCATATCATATTCTTTTTGTAATACAGAAGATTTGGTTGTTGGGTTAAGTAATAAATATGAGAAATGACGACGACCCATGGGAGTTATGGATAAGTTTAGAAGCTTTTCGACAGAAGAAAATGTACCATTATAATTATCATCTATAATATTTAGTTGCTTAAGTGAATGGTTTGCTAAAATAAGACGTTCAGAACAATTTTCAATTATGGGTTCAGCAATACGATTTACCAAAGAAGGATTATGTTGATATATGAAATCTAATAAGAAACAGAAACTTTGCATTGCATAAACATTTTCTGTAGAAACAATATCATCTGTACCATAAAATCGTGTAAATAATTCTGTTTGGAATATTTGTTTCTCGCAATTAATTGCTTGTCTCGAATGAATAGAATCGCGGTCATGAGTCAAATTAATTTTGTGGATTGCAAGCGATTTAATGCCAGAATATTGAATAATATCGTCTATATCAATATTTGTAATACCTTCTGCTATAATAATAACTTCACTTGGATGATAAATAGATACAAATCGTTCTAATTCATCAAATGTTGTTGGTGCTTTTAAATAAGCTTCTTTAAACTCAAAAATATATGTTTTACCTGTCAAAATATCTATATTAGATATACCGACGTGAACAATAGCCGTTGTATTTATATCAACGCCAATCATTTTGCGAAATGTTGTAGATGAAGCGGTTATATCTACAACATTTATCCATATACACATAGTATTATTCGTAATATGAATATTTTCATTCGAGAAATATGTTCCTGGACTATATATACAATCTAGATTTCGTGTGATTTTTTGATTTTCATCTTGTGACTGAGTATATACTACAATAGTATATCCAGCATCTTGTAATTTTTTCAAATATTTGTCAATCATATAAAGTGAAAACCCTGCCATCATAACTTGTTGCTTTCCAATAAATGTCTTTTTATCACCAATATTCAAATCACAAACACGGCTAAACTCGCTAATAGATGAACCAACAATAATATCAACATCTTTCAGTCCATATACTTCAAAGAATGCACCAACTTGCATCAATACCAAAGTATTGTCACCATATTGTTCTTTATATTGTTGTGTTAATTCTAAATATTCTTGAACGAGAGACATGTATTATTTATATATATTTATATATATTTCTTTAAACTATTTTGCGTAACAAACAACACTGATTATAAATAATTATTTACATCAACAATAGGTGTTAAGTAAACGATAGTTTTTGATATATTTTCTCCCTTTATTTTATTTAATATTGTATTTTTATATTTATAATATGTTTTTTTAGAAAAAATACCCAAATAATAATAAACCCATTTTAATATTACTAATAAAAATGCAATATAATATGGTAAATTAATCAATTTATCATCTTCTTTTAATATATATTTTTTATATTTATCATTATATATTATAAATTCTATTTTAGTATTATTTAGTTTATAATTAATTTTATAACCATATACTAATTTTTTTGTATATACACAAAAAATCATAATTTTTTTAATATCAGTTTTTTTTAAATGTAGATAATGTTGTAATTTATTATTTAATGTATGAACGTTATCAGTGAATATATTTACATCAATATCACTTTTTCCAGGAAAATAATCTAGTCTTTGAACACTACCAAAAAAATAGATTTTTGTATCGATATATTGTTTCAACTTCTTAAAAAATGTATTTATTTCTGGTGATAATTTATTTCTAGTATACTCCATAATATATATTAGATTATATATTACATTTTAACCATACTTAAAAGTATTTAATTAATCACAAATAGAATGAATGATATAAAAGAAGAGATACAGAAGGAAATGAATGTGATAGAGTTACAATTTATTCGTGATAGTATCGAGAATATGATGAAAATAAATCAAGTAGAAGCCTTACGTATTTTACATAAATATCCTAGTGTGATATTAAATGAAAATAATTATGGTGTTCATGTAAACTTAACTGAATTACCACAATTAGCTATCGATGATCTAAAGAAGCATATTCAATATATTCAAACACAAGAAAATAATCTAGAATATATGGAAACACAAAAAAATAACATGCGTTCTCTCTTTAAAGACAAAGAAGTTAAAGATATGTTACAATATGATAATAAATGAACTTTGCATCACTTCAATCATTATTTTTTACAAAAAAAATAATGGATTCTTATATTGTATCAACAACAAGTTTATTTCCGAAATCTATATCTATTTGTGAAACAGATTCTGAATCTGATGATGATTTTGATTCAAACGAAGTCATCGTTGATTCAAACAAAGTCATCGTTGATTCAGACAAAGTCTCAGACAAAGTCATCGTTGATTCAGAATCTAAAGTAAAATATGATAATAAGCCAAAATTACAATTACAAAAGTGCAAACCGCTTGCTTTTGTTCCTAGAAAGAAGGATAATTTATTCTGGTGTTTTTATGTTATTGTTAATGGTTTCTCGAAATATGAATATCCTGGAAACAATTCTTTTGAAAATGAAAAGACGGAAAAGTTTAGATTGATAGAGTTTCTCAGAAAACAAGAAAATCGCAATATTTTAAAGAAATATAAAATTAAACGAGATGATACTGAGAATGATTTAGCAAATCAAGAGAGAATTAGTCCAAAAACATTTCTCGCTCTTTGTTATACACATAATTTAAACATACTCTTCATTCATAGATATAAATGTTTCAAGATTCATGGTGGACACCCAGAAGATATATATCATGTTATTCATAAATATGACCCACCTCATCAAAATCCACATGGATTATATAAATACGCTTATGACGTAGATGCAACTACAGAAGATAAGGTAAAATATCTCGATTCAAATATATTTTATGAATGGGAAACAATCGACAAATCATTAAAATCAATTTCATCATATAAAGTTGCAGATTTAATGCAAATGTGTCAAATAAATAAGATTGAACAAAAAGGCAAAACAAAACAAGAAATATATGATTTGCTCAATGAGAAAATGTAAATATATAACATATATATTTAAAAACGTATTAGTAATATATCATTAATGTCGAATAAAATTGTGCCTACAAATTATATTGAATGGAAGGATACGATTGAGTTTGTTCCTCCAATTACCGAAGGCGAAGTTATCAAAGTATATGATGGAGATACAATTACTATTGCAACTGTATTGCCATTTACAAATAGTCCATTATATCGTTTTTCTGTAAGATTAGCAGGTATTGATTGTGCCGAAATCAAAACCAAAAATATAAATGAAAAAGAACATGCAAAAATTGCTAGAGATAAATTGTCGGAAATAATATTACATAAGACAGTATCTCTTGAAAATATTTCGTTTGAAAAATATGGGCGCATTTTGGCGGATGTATTTTTAGATGATTTATGTATAAATAAATGGATGGTGTTAGAAGGTTATGCCGTTAAATATGATGGAGGCACAAAACATTCTCCTGCTTCTTGGTCAGAAAATATTTAATTATTTATATTTATATTTATAAATAATATATATTTTAACGATTTTAACAATTTTAAGGTATTTATTATAATTTATGATATTTAAAATTGATTTTAAATATCATATTTAAGGTATTATTATATTTAATAGAAAATGGATATCGACAAATATCATTGCGAAAATGTTATAATTAAAAAAAGAGAAAAAAATACAAAAATAAAATCAAAAAAGCTTGAGATTATTGATGAATATGAAATCATAAATAATATTAAATTGGTTAATCATATAAAACATAGCAAAATTACAATTCCTAAACCAATATTAAAATGGGTTGGTGGGAAAACACAAATATTAGATAGGCTTATTATTGAGTTTCCAACTGAAATAAATAATTATCGTGAAATATTTTTAGGTGGAGGAAGTGTTTTATTAGCACTATTATCGTATGTTAAAAATGGAATTATAAAAATACACGGAAATATATATGCTTATGATTTAAATGAACCTTTAATTTATATATACAAAAATATTCAATCAAATCATAATGAATTATATATTGAAATACACAAATTAATAACCGATTTTCATTCTTGTGGCAATGGCGAAATAAATAGAGCTCCTAAAAATATGATTGAAGCAAAAGTAGCAAAAGAAAATTATTTCTATTGGATTAGAAGTGAGTATAATAAATTAAGTTGTACTGATAAAAAAACTACAATTGGTTCTGCGATGTTTATTTTCTTAAATAAAACTTGTTTTAGAGGTGTTTTTAGAGTTGGACCAAAAGGGTTTAATGTCCCTTATGGACATTATAATAATCCTCAAATCATAAATAAAGAACATTTAGATGAGATACATGAACTAATACAAAATGTTATATTTGAATGTTGCGATTTTAATACATCATTAAATTGTGTTGAACCAAATGATTATATATATATTGACCCTCCATACGCACCTGAAACCGAGACATCTTTTGTTGGATATACTGATAAAGGTTTTAATATTAATAATCATAATAACTTATTTAATTTAATACATAAATTGACTGAAACGAATAAAAAAATAATGTTAAGTAATGCTGACGTAAAATTAGTTCGTGATAATTTTGCAAATAATAAATATAATATTATATGTATTTTATGTAAAAGAGCAATTAATTCTAAAAATCCTGAAGCAAAGGCTAAGGAAGTTATTATAAAGAATTATTAAACCATTTGTCGAATGTTTCAAAATAATTATCATCATCTCCAAATAATACGGAAATATTATTTTCATTAAATATTGTATTTAATATTGCATATTTTTTGTCATTTGATATCATTTTTTTTTTCAAAAAATCACTCACGCAGAAACCATAATGAACTTCAAACTCATTACCTAACATTAATTCATATTCTCTTTTCAATGATGGACCACTCCATAATTTAATTTCAACAGAACCTTCTACATTTTGTTCTTTTTTTTCCAATATTTTTATTACTTTTTTACCTGTATTATATTCAATAATGTATGCTTCATCAGGACATCTAAATAATTGTATATTATATTTATTTTTCATGTAGATTTTTAATCCATTTTGTAATACAAATATGATTGTTTTATCTTCAAATATTTTTGATAAGTAATAATCATATACTTTTATTTGTTTTGTTGGTTTTGTTGGTTTTGTTGGTTTTGTTGGTTTTATTGTAAAACTAGTTTTAATGTATCCATCATCTAATAATCTTGTTTGATTATTTGTTTTTTCTTCAAATAATTTACCATAATAATTTGTATTAGAACCACCAGCACCAGTTCCTTTATTAACTATAGAGTTTAAGTTAGGTTCTCTATTTTTGTCATCTTCATCTTCAATAATTAATATACGTTTTGTTTTACTCATATTTGCGATTCTATTTAATTATTATACTTTATTTAAGTAATTTAATTCAATTTAATTTATTTTAATTTTACTATTATTATTTACAATAATATAATAAATTATATGGTTCTCGATTATAATGATTATTATAAACTATAAAATTGAATAATATTAAATAATATGAAGTATATATATATAACAGAGATGAAAACACAAAAGATACCAACTCATAATCATAAGAAATCTGATTACGCTGGTTCTGATAAATCAATGGACGAACAATTATTCGATTGTGTAGAGTCATATTTGACTGACATAAAAGAAATAAGAGATCATCCAGAGTTTGAAGTTCGTATTGGTGGATATCCTTTTATTACAAAGACAAATTATGATAATGTTATAAAAAAATTATTATCATTAGGATTTCAAACAACAAATATAAAAGGTGTCGATTTATTGAGAATAAATATTACTGACCAATTTGGTTCTCATTATCGTGCAGAGATTAATGATTTTCGCGCGATTCAGGATTATTGTATTCATGAAAATATTCAGAGAATTATGACAGAATATAATGGAGTTGTACGCTTTGAACAGAAGAGACAAAAATCTATGGTTGTAAATTATGACTATAATCTGAAATATTCATATTCTATTGAAAAAACATTTTCATCTACATCAACAGTAGGTATTATTGAGAATTGGGATAAAAGCAGTAAAATGTTTCGTTATATGAATCGTGTATCTTTTAGACATATAGATATGCCTCTTATTGTCGATTTAAGTATAGTTAAACAATCTGGTGGCTCAAAAGGTCAACAATTTTATTCTATGAAAACTGACAATTTATCCTCTCAAAGAGAGAGATATGAAATAGAGTTGGAAATCGACAATAAACTCGCAAAAGATGCATCCGCAAAATATCTCATTGATGAAATGAAACGTTCAATTAAATATATTATGATGGGTATACAAGATACAAATTATCCAATTTCATTTACAGAACAAAAAGCTGTTCTAAATGAATATATGAGATTGACACGTCAATCCACTGATATGAAACGGCGTATCAATTCTCGTAATTTTATTGGACCTTCTTCAAATACTTTACAGATGATTAATGTAATGATTTCCAGTAATCGAAATATACCAAATATAAGATATGATTATGTTGCTACAGAAAAAGCAGATGGAGACAGAGCAATGTTATTTATAATGGGAAATAAGACATATGATGATGACGATGAGTTTGAAAGAAAATCTATAAGACGCAATACAAACTTATATAATGGTAAAGTCTATCTTATTAATACCAATATGAATATTATCTTTACTGGAGTATACGTAGAAGATTCAGATATACATTTGAGTCTGTTAGATGGAGAAAATATATTAAAGGATAAAACTGGGAAAAAAATACATTTATATACTCCATTTGATATATACTTTTATAAAGGTAAAGATACACGTGTAATTCCACTGTTTGAAACAAATCCAGATAAATATTCAAGAGATGACCTATTGACTGAATGTGTCAATATAATGAACGAACATTTGAAATCTAATATTAAAAGTCGAATATTATTACCCATCACCATTAAGCGAAAACAATTTTATGATGTTAATCCAACTATAAATCCAGATTCATTTCCGCCAAATAATATGAAGATATTTACTGCATGTGATTATATTTTAAATGATATTGGCGATTCTTTTATATATAATACAGATGGTTTAATATTTACACCAAAATATTTGGGTGTTGGATTTAGTCCAAATGATAAATCAAAGAAAAAAGCGTGGGATTATTCTTTCAAGTGGAAACCACCCAAGTATAATACAATTGATTTTCTTGTAAGAACAGTAAAAAATGAGAATAATACAGAAGATTTAATTCAAAATTATTTGGGTGATGGTATAGATACGGCGAGTTTAACGCAAATAAAAGAATATAAGACACTTAGATTATGTGTTGGATATGACCCTTTTAATAATATGCATGGATATATTGATCCTTGTAATATGATATATTCTGGTGAGTTTAAAGAAATGAAATTAATCAATCCACAACAATCTGGAAATCGTAGTAATTATAAGCCGATTCAATTTCAGCCGACGGAACCACCTGATGTAAATGCGGGAATATGTAATATAGAATTAAACGCAGGAGGTTTGATGGTTACAGAAGAAGGTGATTCATTTCATGATGATATGATTGTAGAGTTTGCATATGTTGCGAGTAATGAACCGAGATGGAGATGGGTTCCTTTGAGAGTTCGTTATGACAAGACAACACGTTACGAACAAGGAGAAAATGAGTTTGGTAACGCATTTCATGTTGCAAATAGTAATTGGAAATCAATTCATAATCCTATTACAGATTATATGATAACAACCGGATATAATATTCCAACGTCTTCAATGGAGGACCAAGATAAGTATTATAATAGAGAGACTTCTGCGACGTCTACTGCTGGACTACGAGATTTTCATAATAAATATGTGAAAAAATTATTAATAGAAAGTGTATCAAAAAGAGATGATACTTTAATAGATTATGCTTGTGGTAAAGCAGGAGATTTGTCGAAATGGATTGATGCTGGACTAAGTTTTGTATTTGGTATAGATAAAAGTAATGATAATATTGTGAATCGTTTGGACGGTGCATGTGCACGATATTTGAATTATCAATTTTCAAATAATACAAATCGTCGTATACCAGATGCTCTATTTACTCAAGGTGATTCTACTAATAATATTCGCGATGGTTCGGCATTGAGCAATGATACTGGTAAACTTATTATGAGGACAGTATTCGGCGAATGTTCTCGCTCTGAATCGGAAACAATTGGTAAATATGTTGTCGAACAATATGATAAAGGAAAAGATGGTTTTAATATTTCTTCTTGTCAATTTGCTATACATTATTTCTTTGAAAATATGATTACTCTGACAAACTTCTTAATAAATGTTACACAATGCACAAAAGTTGGTGGATATTTTATTGGAACTTGTTATGATGGTAGGTCTATATATAATTTATTAAAAGGTATTGAAAATGGTTCATTCGTGAAAGAAATGGTTAGTGGGAAAAAAATATGGGAAATTATAAAAATGTATTCACAAAAAGATTTTCCAAATGATTCATCTTCAGTAGGTTATGAAATTAGTGTATATCAAGAATCAATTGGAAACTACTTCTCTGAATATTTGGTTAATTTTGATTATTTGAATAAACTAATGGAATTATATGGATTCAGATTGATTTCTGTACAAGAAGCAAATAAGTTAGGATTACCTAATGGTTCAGGATTATTTGAATTATTATATCGACAAATGGAGCAGAAATTGAGAAGAGACCAAGATATGATGGTTGGTGATGCGTTATTCATGTCACCAGAAGAAAAACGAATATCATTCTTAAATAGATATTTTGTATTCCAGAAAATACGAGATGTCGATTTAAAACAGATTATTATTGAAGATAATACATATTTATTACAAAAACCGACAAAAGAACGAGATACTGTTAAAAAAAATACAGCAAAAGAGAATATTAAAAGTAAGATTTCTGAAAAAGATATAATTATGAATAATGAAAGTGGTATCAAAACTCAACTACAAGGGCAAATAATGTTAACTGCTGCTAAACCTAGTAATATTATTGGAAAAAAAGATGCTTCCATAGAAGAAGGTGAAATTATAGATGATTCCGATTCTAGTGTCGAAAAGGTTAAAATTGGCGTTGGAATTGAAGAACCTAAAATAATAAATAAAAATAAATCTGTTGCGAGATTTGTTGATTCTGAAGAAGAAGAAGAAGAAGAAAAAGATGATGAAAATATAAATGTTGACAAACCATTAGAAATGGTTAATACAAAATATATCGATAAGGACGAAGAAGATATTGAATTGATTATTAAACCAAAAAAAATAAGGAAACCTAAAACAATTAAATTAAATGAAGATGGTAGTCCAAAAGAACCAAAGACAAAAACAAAAACAGTTAAAGCTCCAAAGGAACCGAAACCACCAAAGGAACCGAAACCTCCAAAGGAACCGAAACCACCAAAGGAACCGAAACCTCCAAAGGAACCGAAACCACCAAAGGAACCGAAACCACCAAAGGAACCGAAACCGATAAAGGAACCGAAACCGATAAAGGAACCGAAACCGATAAAGGAACCGAAACCACCAAAGGAACCAAAACCAAAAAAGATTCTAAAAGAAGATATAGACAATATATAACAACATCTTTAATGATATAACATTTTATAATTCAAAACACAGTTTGTGTGACTATACCTAATAAATATTACTTAAATAATTATATATAATAACAAACAAATGAGTTATTATATATTGCCAAAAAAACATTGTATGCCTTCTTCATTAAAAAAATGTAATTACAAAAATGATAATAATATTATATCTTCAGAAAAACACAACCCATATATATCACAAAGCGTTTATTATTATATGAATGAAATAAATAATGATTTATTGAATTGTAAAAGTATAGATAAAAATATTATTCGACAATTACAAGAACAAATTAATCCATATTCTTATCTAATCAATTCAGATTTTATTAATAATAATCATTTACATAAATCAACAAATACATTTACATTTTTTATTTTTATTGAATTATTGAAAATCACGAATATAATTTATGATATTATATTAGAAAATCAAGATGATATGAGTCTAACTATTTATTGCGATACAGAATATTCTGACATTATTTCATCAATCAAATTTGTTAATAAATATAATAAATTACATTATATATCTTCATTCAGACAAAATATAGATATTATGACATTTTTAAATAATATCTATATAGGTCATGATATACAATCCTATAAATTAAACTTATTAATTATTATTTCTCATATATTATTATTTCAATCAAATAATGGCAGCTGTGTAATTAAAATTGGAGATATATTCTATAAACCGATAATAGATATATTATATATATTATCAATAATATATAACAAAGTATATATTATAAAACCATTGACATCAAATTGTTTCAGCAATGAACGATATATTGTTTGTAAAAAATTAACTGCAACTTCAATAGAACGAGATAGTTTACATCTTTTTATTCATAATGTTATAAATGAAGACTCATCATCATCATCATCATCATCATATTCTGATATAAGTATAACAGATAATAATCAATCACTTTTCTCGAATAATATTCCTTATCATTTTATTAATAAAATAGACGAGTCAAATCTAGGCATTGCTCATCAACTATTGGAATATAATGACATATTAATAAATATGATATATAATAAATTGTGTAAAGAAAAATTAGAAACTATTAAAAAAAATAATTTAAATAAATCGCAAATGTTGTGTGATAAATACAAAATACCATATAATAAAATAACTGATAATAATATTTTTTTACAACATTCACACAAAGCATATATTGTAATAGAAGAATGATAATTAATTGCTATTATTTAATTGAATGAGTTTGACATATCCGTTTCTGCAACAAATGTCCCATTTACATTTCCACCAATATTTCCCAAAGTATTCAATGCATTAATACGTTGAAACTCAGGAGTATTTTTTATGGAAGAACATCCTTGACGATTTTGATTATAACGCATATATGTTGTATTAGCATTATTACATGTTGTATATTTATTTTTATATATAAATGGGGTTCTACTTGCGGCAGATAATACAGAACTGCCACTTAAACGTCGAATAGAAGCGATATTTGTACTTATTGTATCTGTTGTTAATTTTAATATTCGTGTGCTACTGCTTACACCACCTTCTACTGCAAATTGATAATTACTTGGTTTATATACAACTGTTTTACAACCTAGTGGATTTGATGGACCATTTAGAGGAACACCTATATATGGATTTGTAATATAATTATAAAATATTTTTAAAGCTAGTTCTTTGTTACCTTCAATTGAAGATAGATATTGATTCATTTTAAACAATGAATCAATTCTATCAGATTCATATTTAGTAATATCATTTTCCGTCAAAATAGTCGACTGTGATTTTAATAGTTGATATATACGATTTACAATATTTATTTGAGAATAAGTAATCTCATCTGTATTAGGAAAGCAATTTGCTATATATGTATTAGACAATGCTAATGGACTTCCAGGTTTTGCTTTGTTGTCAATATTAGCGCCTATTCGTGTTTTAAAATTAAATGCTTTTTGTTGATATGTTTGACATCTATTTTGTAAGTATTGGTAATGTGTTGTATAATAATTTTGAGGTAAGTTTGTATTTGCATATATAACCATTTTTTTTGCCTTGTATTCTTGATTACAACATAATGTTGGATTAGTTACACAAGGTTCTGGATTGTCAGTTAAATATCTATTTGGAGCATAACTGGCCACTAATCCTATACCATAACATTTTTGACAATCTTTATTTAATTGAAGGGTTCCATTTTTTTCTGTTTCTGGATTACGTTTCACACTAAATCTTCCAGGTTGGTCCATTGTTTGACCAATTAAACATTGCGTTTTAGATGAATGTGATATTCTACTTGCTTCAATATATTGGTCGGGTTTATCTGGATTTATTACAATAATATTTGGATGCGTTGTTGTGCCCTTTCTATATTGCCATTTCAAAGGTCGCGGTAATCCAAACTTTTGCGGAATATTATTTGTTGGGTCACGATTTGTCAATGGTCTTATGTTACCACTTGTTATTGCGATAGGATAACTATATTTTCCAGAACCTTTTGTAATTACCCCATCTCGTGTGAAAGGTTCTACCAATAAATTATTGTACGTGTCTAATCTTACTCCAAATACGTTATTCGACATATTATATATACTCTATATATAATATGTTAATCAAAATACTAATCTTATTTTTTATGGTATTATTGTTATATCAAATAATTATTGCACATTTTTATACTAGTAAAGAAGGTGTAGATGATACAATGACGATACAAACTCCTGAATATAGTTCATATAATGATAATCCAAGTATTTTAGCTAATAAAAATGCGGCAAATATCGAGAACTTAAAGGCGAGAATGGATAGTTTTGATGAAATAAAACAACATGTTGATGATTTATCTGGTGCAGTAGATATATTAAATACACAGATGGATGAACTTCAGAGTCAAACAGTTAGTAATACAGATGATTTGGTAAATAGTATGCCAGATATAAATGCTACAACAGATACAACAGATACAACAGATACAACTGAACAACCATAAACGTCTAATTATATAATATATAATTTATGAAGTAATATATTAACTATTAATATATGTCTTTTTCTGATATGTCATTAGGAGAAGATTACCCATATTGGAAATATATTCAATCTCCTACAAAAATGGGAATAAGTAGTAGTGGTAAAGCTTTTACAAATGATGTCAAAGCTTTATTAGAATACCCAAAATTACTCATAGAAGGTAATAGTCGTGCATCAGCTACAGGTCATCCATTAGGGAATCAATATTTCTTAAAAACAGGTGGTCAATGTTGCGATTTAGGTATTAAAGACAGTGATTCTGGAAAATGTTCTAATGTAGTTGACCGTTATATATATGTCGATAATATACCAGATGGTAGTATACCATTTATTTCAAATGATACAACATCTAATAATAGTAATAACCCAAAAGGTATATTAATTGGTATATTAGAAGATGTAGGTGTTATTGGTTCAGGAGTTGGTTCATTGTTTACCGCATTTACTTCTGATACTTTACCAACTTGTCGTAAAATAACATTACAGGTTACGAATAATGAAAATGTTATATCTGATGAAACACAATATGTAGCTGATACTGATATTAATGATATTAATTCTTGTAAGTTTACTACAATTAACCCTTATTCAACAGATGCTTCAGGATATAATAATATTAACCCCGTATCATGTTATCCATGTGGTAGTACTAATAAAAATCAAACATGTCTAGCAAACTTAAATGGAGAAGCTTTTTCTAATATATATAATAAATCCTTATCAGATGTTAAATCATTAGATAATTATTATCCATCTGACCCATTTATACAATTGTATTATTTTCTCATATTAATTCTTGGATTATATATATTTTATAAATTGGTATATTTCTCGAAAAAATAATGAAAATAATCAAAATAATCAAAATAATAAATATTTTATTTATGTCTTGTATTATTACGACGTTTATTATTTCGTCTCTTATTACTTTTTTTATATGTTCTGCGACGTTTTTTACCTCCTACGGGGGGGTTATTTTCTAGTTTGAATGGATTTACTTTATTATCTTCATCTTCATCCTTATCTTTATCTTTATCATCACGTTTTTCTTCATCTTTTATAATATTATTTTCTAGTAATTCAGCTTCATTATTATCTATTTTAGCCTCAGTATTGTCTACTTCAGCTTCTTCTAGATTTTTTATAGCATTATCCTCATTTATTTTTGCTGATATAATATCATTTGTTGCTAATTTTTCATCATCATCATCATCATTATCATCTTCTTCTGAAGTATCTGGACTATTAAATATATTATCTTGTGTTATTGAATCATCATTTAGATTTGATTCGACATTACTTGATGAATCATTTATATCAAAACTAAATGATGATGATTGAGAAGGAGGAGGAACTTGTGGAGGTGGAGGTGGAGATGGAGATGAAGGAAATGGATTTAGATTAAAAACTGGTGGAGATGGAGTTGGAGATGGAGGTAGAGGTAAAGGAGTATCATTTACTGATGATGATTCTGTAATTGTTTCTGATTGTGGTTGTGGTTCTGGTGCTGGTTCTGGTTCTGGTTCTTTTTTATTGCCTAATCCAAATATACTTCCAAATCCAAAACCGGATGATTTGGGTTCATTTTTTAATATACCACATGCATCAAGTTGTCCTTTTGCTGCTTCAATTTGTGCAATATCATCTTTTACAGATTCAAAAATATCAATATAATTTTTATATAAAGTTTGTGTTTTTAATAATTGTTCTTCAAACTCTTTTCCTAGCTTATTTACTTTGTCGAGTTTTTCAACACGGTCAGACTTGTTTAAAAAAAAATCCATAAATTTCAAACCACCTTTCATATTGGTTGTTGTATTTAAATTATTATTAACATTATATGATGTAGGTATATTTTTTATAGACATATATTATAATAAGAAATTATAATATATTATCATTTTTTCATCATTTTTTCATCATTTTATATAACCAATATGCAACTAAAGCCCCAGCAATTTCAAAAACAATATAAGGTACAATTTGTTCAGTACTTATCTTATTACATGCCATCAGTGCTAAAGCTACAGCAGGATTATATGCAGCACCTGAAATTGCACCACCAAAATAAGCACCTATAGCTAAAGCAGCACCAATTGCCAACCAATTTCCGGTTGCTAATACTACAAAAGTTAATAATAATGTTCCTAAAAACTCAATAGTATATATTTTCAAGTTGGTATTCATATAATCTATATGAATAAATTAATATCAATATCCTTGTCCGACAATTGCTCCAGAGTTACATATACCTCCTCCAATAGTACAAGTACGATTATATAATGAACCTTTCTTTGGTGGGGCTACACAACCAGCCGATCTGGTTCGTCTAATACAAGTACGGACAAAACTTTTGTCATAACTCTTAAAAGTTAAAAAATCGTCATTTGGCAACCCTTGTTTATATGAACTTTTACCAACAGAGTTTCTTTTCAAAATAGAAGTTCTCATAGAAGATTGTATTGGTGTAATATAATTCATATGACCGGTTTCAACTGGATATTGTTTTTGTGTCGATTTTGAGAAAAAATGATATGGTCTATTTTTTTTTGTTTCTAACTCTCTAGCTAATGCTCGCGCTGTCCATGATATATCACATTGAGCATATTGAAATCTAGAGTTGGAATAGTCTCCACTATTATCAGAAGGATAATACTTTGGAGGATTCGGATGTTTTCCAGGTAAAGCGCCGTAATTATGATAATATATCATACCAGGTGTTTGTGATGTGCTTAATGGTCCAAATGTTTGTGCTTGTACATAATTATTTCCTTGCATAGAAGATGGACTCAATGTATAATAAGATGCATAATTATTCGACATTATAATATAGTCACAGAATAAGTATTATACAATTAGTTTTACTCAAAAATATTATAGTATTTCTAAAATATGAATACTATTAATAATATTAATACTAATATTCATGCTTAATATCTGCGAATAGCTTTCCAAGCTACTTGTGAAGCTTTATAATCATCACCACCATTACTAAGATTATTATATGTTTTCAATATAGCTCTTTGTTTTAAATATGTCGAATAATCAGAACTATCATATACATATTTTACATTACAAGCTGCAGCAGGGACGGCTGTTTTATCACAATGATTTTGTATTGACCCAATTCGATTATTTAATCCATATACGCCTACTATAGATTGAGGTGTCTGACAAGGACCACCACAACTATAATATTTACGACTAAGAATATCACCAGAATTCGTAACTGCTCTAAATGGAGTGATTATACGATGGAGTTTAGATATTGCTAATTGAGTTCGATAAATATTATTCCAAGCATCGACAATTTGTACTCGTTGTTGTTCTACATCTTCATAAGTATGATTATCTGTCTGTAACCATTGTGGAATAAAACCTTTTACTCCTCGTCCTAGATGAGAATAACCTGGCATATCCATCGAAAATCTAGGTGGAGGACCATTTGATGCATTAAAATTAATAGATTGACCAGCCATATATTATATTATAATAAAATATTAATAATATAATATGAAACCTAATAAATCGACAAATATTTTTACTTCTTTAATATTAATATTTTTCTCTTTTATATTATTAGATTTAGTATATTTCTATTTTGTACAATCAAGCATGCAAAAAATGATTACTTCTATTCAAAAAACCCCGATGAATATTAATTGGGTATATTTTATTACTTGTTATTTATTTTTAACATTTGCTGTATATTTTTTTATTATTCGAGAAAATAAATCCGTATCATATGCATTTTTACTTGGAATAACTGTATATGGTGTATATGAAACGACAAATGCTTCTATATTTCAAAAATGGCAAAATTGGATTGTATTCATAGATACTATTTGGGGCGGTATATTATTCGCTCTTGTAACAATGATATACAATTACCTAAATTTCATATAGCTATATAAATTATTAGAATATAAATAACTATATAACGTTATTTATTATATTTATTATATTTATTATATTTATTATATTTATTATGGAAATAGAAAAAACATTAATAGGAAAAGATGGATTTTTATTTTTAAAAAATGATGCAGCAAAAGAATTAGAAGTACATTGTAATAATTTATTAATACCATCTAATGATTTTTATAAAAAATATGAAAAATATTACGATAAAATGTTAATAATTATATTTCCAAATAAATCTTATATTTATAAACAATTTTTACCAGAAGGTTATATACCCATATACCGACCTGCTTTTCACTTATATAATAATTATTTTAAAGAACACTTAATAGATGGATATAAATATTTACAAGATATAGAAGATACATATTATAAAACAGATACTCATATTAATTTTAAAGGAGCATATATTATTTATAAAGTTTTTGTCGAAAGAATAAATACATTATTTAATTTAAATATTATTGAAGAACAATTAGAATTATCTAAAATAGATTGTGAAAGCTTATCATTATTAGGTATAGGTATAGGTGATTTAACATGGGATTATAATTTAGGTAGTCAAAAATTAATAAATACAAAAGATACATATTATTCTTCTTTAAAAATAACTGATATTTATTGTAAGATAAAAATAGGTATAAATAATAATATAAAATTGCTTATATTACAAGATGGCATATTTTTTGATAATACAAATAATGAAGTAGGAAATATTCTTGATTGGAATATTATATCTAAATATTTGTTATATAATAAAAATAATGAAAAAAATTGTATTGATAAAAAAGTATTAATTTTTTATGATAGTTTTTTATTAAGTTCTTTGTCGTTATACATAAAAATATTTAGTGAAATATATTTATGTAAACAAATATTTTCATCTGAAATATGTGATATAATTAACCCAGATTATATATTCGAGTTTAGAGTAGAGCGTTTTTTATTATAATATTTATTATATATAAACGATATTTAATTTTCCGTCATTATTCTTGGTGCTACATTCATACTAATAAGTTCTTGGAATAATAGTTTACAAGAATATGGTAATTCGACATAACTGAAATCAGTTCGGTTATCACAAGTCTTACATTTATGAATATGGACTTCGTCATTATATGCGGCAATAAATCCACATTTTTTACAAACATTTACAGAATACTTATCTGATACATCATATAATCGTTCTTTTGTGAATCTCGCTGCTCCATGTGCATGAGTACAATCTCTCTCCATTTCTCCGAATCGCAGACCACCATCTCTAGAACGTCCTTCTGCTGGTTGACGAGTGAGATTAACCATCGGTCCAATAGAACGACTATGTTGTTTATCAAGAACCATATGTTTTAATCTCTGATAAAATACTGGACCAGTAAATATACTACATTCGTGTTGTTCTCCAGTAAGACCATTATACAGAAGTTCATTACCATTTGCTTCATATTTTGCTTTTAATAATTCTTCACGAATTGTATCCACATCTAAATGACCGAAACTAGTTCCATCTCCAAATAATCCTAAAGATAAAAGAACCTTTGCTAATATGGTTTCTTTTAATTGAGCAATTGTCATTCTAGAAGGAATAGCATGTGGATTCAGTATAATATCAGGGCGAATACCATCTTTAGTAAAAGGCATATCTTCTTCAGGAATAATATTTCCAATTGTACCTTTTTGTCCACTACGACTAGAGAACTTATCACCTATAACAGGTTGTCTCACAGCGCGAACACGCACCTTAGCAAAATTATATCCATCTCCATTGCGGTTGATATAATTTTTATCAATATATAATTCTTCATCTGTACGATATATTCGGCTTTTGTCTTCATATTTAATTATTTTTGTTGGGTCATTTCTATTTTCTTTGACTGGTGTAATTTTAGAGATGATAATATCACGATTTTCTACCAATGTATTTTCTGGAATGACGCCTTTACTATTGACCTTGTTATAATTAGCAAACTTCATACCTTTTGTTTTTGTTGGGTCTGGTTTACACCGTATTTCTTCATCTCCATTTACCTTTTGTTTATCTTCATCTTTCTCTGTATGATATATAGTTGCTTGAAACAGTCCACGATCAATAGAACCTTTATTGAATAGAAGTGAATCTTCTTGATTATAACCAGTATGTGTCATAATCGCAACAACGACATTATAACCAGAAGGAATATCATTAATATGAATCATATCCATAATCCGCGTATCAACCAATGGCCGTGCTGGATAAGTAAGAACATAAGATGTTTTATCCATTCTATTCTCGTAGTTTGTGACATATACTCCAATTGCCTGTTTAGCTTGTGCACATTGATATGTATTTCTGGGTGATTGATTGTGTTCTGGAAATGGTATACATGATGCCAATATACCGAATATTGTGCTTGGATGTATTTCACAATGAGTATATTTGTATATTTCAGTGTTTGATTGAACTCTTACCCATTGTTTTTCCAAATCACTTGGACTCATTGAAATAAGACTATATGATTGTTCTTCTGGGTCAATATATTCAATAACAGATTCAGGAATTACACAATTTGTTAATAGGTCATTCCATTTGATAATACCTCGTCGTATTTGTTGAACTATATTTTTCTTCATAATAATATGATTATTATTAACACGTAATAAAGGACGTGTCAATCTTCCAGCATCATTACAAATGCGAATTTCGGCCGTCTTATAGTCAAATATAATAGATACATATATATTGAGAAATCCTTGTTGTTTCTTCTCTTTAAGCATATTATATAAATATACAGGGTCTTCTACAATACCAACCCAACAACCATTAATAAATACTTTTACTTTACCAAAGGTTTGAAGAGGCTTACAATTTGCTAATTCAATAATATTATCATTAACACATTCATATATGGGTTCAGAGTTTGATGCGATAGTAATATGTGTCATATATGCGAGATTTTTAACAACGCCAACAGATTGTCCTTCTGGAGTCTCAGCAGGACATAAATACCCCCAAGAAGTATTATGTAATTTACGAGGTGGAATTAGTTTGCCGCTTTTATCAGTTGGAGTTGATATTCTACGCATATGACTCAAACTGCTAACATAAGTCAATCTATTCAGAACTTGTGCAACGCCAACTTTATTACTATTTATTTGTTTGATACCAAAATCGCCAGTTGATAGTGCTTTTTTCAATCCATTTTCAATAGTAGTTGATTTGATTATTTTGTATATATTTGTCATGTTGACAATATTCATGTATTGTTCTGTAGATTTCCAAGAACCATTATTAATTTCTTTGATAATTTGTTTTTCCATGTCTTTTACCAATTTATTAAAGTAATTGCGGAAGAGATTATTAAGTAGTGTTCCAGTTAAGTCGATACGTTTATTCAAATAAGAATCACGATCACTTTGTCTTATCCAATCAAACTTTGCCTGTAAAATGCGATTTGTCATATATCCCAAGAAGTATATCTTCTGTTGTTGTGTTGCACAATGAGGGAATAAATCGTTAGCTAAAATGTCATTTGCAAACTCTAATTTCTTACGTTGTCCTGTTTCTCTATCCATATTAATAGGCGTATACATAACATAACTAGTAATATATTTGATAGAATCTTGTTGAGTAAGACACGTATTTGCGTCTATAATTGATGCGACTAGACCTTGTAAAAGTTCTTTATATTCAACATTATCTATATCTAATATAATATATTGACAAATCTCCATATCAGAAATGATGCCGAGAGCACGAAATAGAATAAATAATGGAATTGGTTGTTTGACACGAGGTAATTGGACAACTATAGGAAATCCCAGACCATTATTCTTTGATGATACATAGAGATTCAATTGTTTGGGAGAAATACATTTAAAATCTGGAACAGATTTGATTTCAGCACTCCAAGTATATTTAGTATTATTTTTACCAATATTATAGATATATACTTTATTTTCAGCAGCTCGTTCTTGACCTAACACGGTTTTTTCTGAACCATTTATTATAAAATATCCGCCAGTATCGTATTTACATTCACCTACGCTTTTTAGTTCGACATGTTTATATTGAGATAGAATACATATATTCGATTTTAACATAATAGGCATTTTACCAATATGTATTTTTGGTAGAATTTTATAAAAGTTTTGTACATTTTCAAGTTTTTCACCACTTCTTACAACAAAGTGTATTTTCACATCAATTGTCATAACAGAAGCATATGTGAAATTACGAAGTCTGACTTCTTGAGGAAACATCAGTTTTGTTGCTCCATTATTTTCGTGTATTTGTGGGCGATATAGATTAAAGTTTTCAAAACTGACAAATAACTCTAATCTATATTTACCAGATGCGACATCTAAGTCTTGTTCTGATTTTATATTGATAGGATTAAACATTTCGACAGTTTTCATTAATTGACATTCAATAAAATGATTGTAAGATTCAATTTGATGACGGACTAGTCTCTCTAAATGCTCTCCTTTGAAATAACTCTGTATAATATCCCAAGGAGTCTCGATATATTCCGAAGCAAATATATTTTCATTGATTTTTGATTCTGAATCTGATACGGAATCAGATAATTTAGCATTTGAGATAAAGTCTGTCATCTTTTCTTGTTTTGATATCATAATTTGGTTATTATTTATTTCAATTTATTTTTAAGTCATTTTATTGTTATCTATTCATATTTTATTTCTATAATTGGCGAGTAAATAACTCATTATAATAGTCATTTATTATTATAATGAGTTCCAGTTCCAATAAAAAAACGATACAAATTAATCCCGATTTATTTAAAATACAAGGAGCATCTAAATCACGTACGAGAAATAATCGAGAAAAAAAGAAAAGATATGAAAAACCAATAACTCCTAATCTATTAAAAAAACAATTGATTGAACGAATCAAAAATCATAAAAAAAGTTTAGAACAACATCATGAACAAAATGTCGATTCTACCAAAAATCATATTATTCCAAATATGAATGATATGAAAATAAATGTATCTACTGATAATAATGATGATGATGATGATGAGTTTATTATGTCTATGAATTATCTATCTTCTTTATCCGAAAAAGAAGATATCTTACCAATATCAAATACAAGAACATTGACAAATTATAATACCAATCATTCAAATAACATTAATTCATCTACAACAAAAGATATACAAATGGTTGATATTGGGTTACATAATAATTTGAAACCATCTGAAAATAATTTATTAAACCAACCGATTGAATTAGTTATATCAAATACACATCAACCGTTATCACAACAAAACAATGAAATAGAAGATATTGAAATAAATGTACCTCAATATCAACAAACTGATACAGATATTATATTAAAATACGAGAAACCTTCTGATGTACCATATGGTTGTTTAAAAAATGGTAATAAACCTACATATCGTTCTTGGATTACACAAAAAAATGATATATATAAATCTTCAAAAAACAATCCCAACACCAATCCCAACACCAATTCCAATTCTAGTATTTTACAAGAAAGAGAACAGAAATTAAATGATTTAAAAAGCAGATTCAAACAAGATGATATTATTTCGACAAAAGTAGATAATGAACCAATATATATTAAGAAGACAATTCGACGAAAATATACTCTTGGTAAATCAAAAATGTATAGAACAGTTGGTGTATTAATTAAAAATATACAAACTCGTAAAAAAGTAATAGACTCTCATAAAGAACTAAAGACTCATCATGTAAATGATATTAAAAAGTATTTAAGGAACAAAGGTCTCATTAAAATCGGAAATCATACACCAACTGATTTATTAAGAAAACTTTACGAATCAGCTATTTTAACAGGTGACGTGACAAATATGAATAAAGATACATTATTACATAATTTAATAAATGACCAATCACAAATACCTACATATTAATCATCTTCATCAGAATCTTCTATTCTCGCTATTTTAGATTTAGGTTTATTCGTCATTTCAACATACTCATCACCATAATCTTCTGCATCTTCTTCAGGTTCTTCTATATCATCTTCCTCTTCATCAAAATCATATTCAGGAATTATATCATCTTCAATATTTGCAGTAGTCAGTTTCACTTTTTCGAGAGGATTGATATCGTTATTATCATCTACTTTTTTTTCTATTTTTTTATCAGTTTTTTTTCTTATTTGAGGAAGTTGAATATTTGATATACCTTTTAGATAATCTACATTATTTTCTGTTTCAGCATTATCTTTATTCTCATCTTCTTCAATAATATATGCTTTTTTACTATGATTGTCATATTGTTTTTGCGAAGAATTCATAGACATTTTTTTTTGATATTTCATTGAGCGTTTATAATCATTCGAAACCTCTAGTTTTGCGATAATTGATACAAATCGGTCATTCAATTCAAAACGTTGTCCAATTACAATTGCTACAAATGAATCGCCTTCTTTTATAGTATTAAAATAATCAACATTATAGTGATGGTCTCTCGTAATAAATACAATTGCAGGTGATGGTCTAGTATTAGCAATATCAGCACGAATACCTGCTTTTGTAATATTAATCGCAATACAATTTATCTTCATTCCTTCTACTGGGACACATGTTTCACATTCAAATAGAACTTCAAATATAATATTTCCACCACGAACAATTCCACTTGAATAACTGACTATTTTGGATGAACCAGGTTTAATATATCCTTCTATTACACATTTTCCCTCATAATCATCTTGTATTTTTTGTCGAATTGTTTCATCAAGATTTTGTCCAATTGAAATAATTGATATAGTAATACTTCGTGTAATCATTGATGGTGCATATATAGCAGAATCAGTAATTCCATAACGCTGTTTTCTATATTTGGATTTCATATGTGTTTGAGATTGTTGTTGTTGCTGTTGCATAGTTTTCATTTATATTACTTTATTATTATATTTATTTATATTCAATTTTATTATTATAGTAAATAAAGATATCATTTATTATTATTTTCGAGAAAATATTGACAATATTTTTAGTTATTCACGATATGATAATCTAATCTAATCTAATCTAATCCTAATTATTTACCTTTCTTTTTAGAAGCAACGTTCGTATTTGTGTATTGAAACACAAAACTCATTGTTTGATTTATGGGTTTCATCATCGCAAATTGTATAAAACTTTGTAATTCATAATTTAAAAACCATATTTTATTTTCTCGATTTGATTTCTCATAATACCGAAGAATGAACTCGCATATATGACAAACCTCACTTTCATTCGTATATTTTAAGTTTACATATGTTTCAGTAACTTCTAGATAATTATAGTATTGCGATTGTGGTTTTGTAGTATTACTTATTTGATATACTTTTTTACCAACTAATTCATTCAATGTATCTGTCATTAATGTTTTATTTGTACTTTTATTACAAATACGGCCTGTTGGAGTTCTTTTCACATCAGAATGTTGCTCTGTATTTTTTGTCTTAAAAACCATAATATTATTATCTTTCATGTCAATAAATCCAACAAGAGAATTAAATTGTTTACCTTGTAACTCTTGTAAATCCGCACTTTTTTGTCTCAACATTCGTTGCGAATCACTATAATCTGCTTGATTATAATTTACTTCTGTTTTATGCCATTGAAATGTATCTGCATTTTTATGAAATATATAATACTGTGTTTTACTCTTATAACAAATATATCCAAATCCGAAAGTGCCTTTATCATCCGGTATTCGTATTAGAAGAGTATCACAATATGATTTGAGTAATTTAATAAAATCATCTTTATCATCATATTCTTCGAGATCCAAACTATATTGTAATAATAATAACTTATCATCTGGTAAAAGGTCATCAATTATATGTTCTACTAATATTTCTTGTAATATCTCTCTTGGAACCGTTTTTGTTGCATGATTGATAAAAATACTATATTTATTTAAATTATACATTACAATTCCCAATATAATGTGTTTTTCAACCCATACTTCTTCACCATAATATACTTTGGGTATTTCACGAATATCCTCATCTGATTTATTAAATATTTCCATCGACAAATCATATTTAGAACGCATAGAAGATAGTAATTTACCGTATTTTGTATCTATATTAGTACGTGCAATTTCCCTCGGAGGGGATATACGTTTATTGGGAACCGCATCCGCGGTAAAATCTGTTATCATATCTATCTTTCGTGGCATTGGTCTAATAGGAACACTTCTATCAAAAAGTGATATATTTTTATTATTCAATTCAGATGGTTGAAATAAATAATAATCTCCGATATTTACTAAATGTCCATTTCTATTATATTTATCTTTAATATCATGAATATTATTATCTATGAGATGAGTTAATGCCGCATATATTTGAATAAATGAATATCTATTATGTGGATTGATTCTCTTGAATAAATCTAACTTTTTATAGAAAAATGCTTCTTTAAATAACCCTTTAATACGATTTATAATTGTGTCAACATTTGAATATGCAAAAGCTTCGTCATACGAATAATCATTTATTTCTGTTGGTGCTTTATCATTACATTCATAATTACAATCTGCCATATAATCACAAGTCATACTATATGGACTATCACCAACACGAAATAATATTTCCTCATTTGGTTTTGTCGATAAAATAATATCTAATGTAGTATTAACCTTTTCTTGTGAGAAGTTTGTCTGTCCGTAATTGAGAATACAATCTACTGCTGTTTTCTTTAATATGCGCGTTACTACACCAATTTGTTTCGCTTTATATTCTGCTACACGATATATATATACATCTGCGGTTTCTATATTTTTGTTTGGCAGAACTGTTCCATGTAAAAATATTTGAACATTTCTCTTTTTGAGTGGTAACCATTTATGACTCAGATTACGTACGGCACGACCAATTACTTGTTCTATGCGATTCATATTATACCATGGTTCTAATATATGAACTTGTCGAATTGCTTTGAAATCAATTCCTTCAGAACCTGATTGTGATATTAATACTACTTTGATTTTTTCTCCAGATATATCTAGTTTATTTACTTCATCATATATGTTATCAATACTTGTAATAGATTTGACATCTCCAACATTATTTGGAGATAATTGACTATCTCCTGTAATCATTATATACTTTGCTGGTTGAAAACGCATACCTTTTATTGATTTCATTGTTTTTACATCTACTGGGGGTGTTGGAGGTTCTTTAAATAATGATTTTGAACCATATCTTGTAAAACCCATTTCTTCTAATGCTAATGCCATCGGTATTAAACCACCATATAAGTATTGAGAATAAATAAGTATAATACCTTCTGATACGATATCAGTCTCTTTATTATATATTATATCACATATATTCTTTATTTTTGAACTATAATTACCAATATTATCTGGATGAAAGAAGGATTTATATTCTGTTCTATATTCATAATTTGAGTTCTTATCTGATGTTGTAACATTTGATAATCCTTTGCGACCATATAATTCTGATATTCTAATATTGCTATATTGTTCATCATGTAAAGATTCAGAATCATCATCTTCAATATCAATATCTGATAATAATTCATCATCGTCAGCAGGAGATTTATCTCCATTAGTTGAAGAACCACCACCACCCATTTCATCAGAGTTTGCTGTATTATCTTGAGAACCTTCTTCTTCGGATTCATCTTCGGATTCATCTTCTGATTCTGGATTTTCTCGATTTTCTAGGTTTTCAGAAGAAGATTGTATTGAAGGGATAGAAGATATTGTCGATACGCTTGATTCAGATACAGGTTCGGATATAGGTACTGATTCTGGATTTTCTCGATTTTCTAGGTTTTCAGAAGAAGATTGTATTGAAGGGATAGAAGATATTGTCGATACGCTTGATTCAGATACAGGTTCGGATACAGGTTCGGATACAGGTACTGATTCTGGATTTACTATATTTTCTCGATTTTC